AAAAAGGTGAAGGTATAGTCCAGACCACAAACCGCCGTTCGCGGCGGGCGGCGAAAGCCGTGGTGGTAAGAAAATCCGTTGGCCCTGAGGGCCGTGCGGGTTCGAGTCCCGCCCCCGGTATGAACCCGGTTTCGTATATTGCGCGGATAAAAAACTTGCACGATTGGGGTGGGCTATTTTGTCCACGTCAAGGCTCCGCTCACGAAAAGAGGCGGCCCCATTGGGGCCGCCTCTTTCATCTCTTAACTGACATCTGACGTCTGACAGCTAACACCTGACAGCTAATACTCCGAGGGCAGAAGGATCGTCGTCGTACTCCTGTCATGCTCGGTGATAATCCAGAGCTTCACGCCGGCGCGTGTGTGGTATGCGCTCAGAAGCCGGAAGCCGTTCTCGAGCGAGAAGTCGTTCTGCCGCTTGTCCTCGTCGCAGAGGTCGCCCCAGTCGCCGGTGACGTGTCGCCCAAGGAAGGAGAGCGGGTCTTCGCCGGACTTGGCTATCGCGTCGCGCGCGCCGGGCGTGATGGATATGCGGCCCGGCGAGAATTGCTCAGGGAAAACGCGAGCCTGATTCATCGCTTCAACCCCCTTCCCGCCTCGGCGTTGCGCTTGAGCGCCGAAGACGCGTCCGGCTGGCGTGTTATCTCTTCACCGCCCTTAGTCGCGCGCCTGCCTTTGGCCGCCTTGTGTTTGGTGTTGAACTTGACGGCCTTCTTCGAGGCGCGCGGCTTCCGAGGTTTAACCTCTTCGCCGTCCGGCGCCTTCCGCTCGCGCGGCCAAAGCGACTCTATGACGGAGTACTTCAACTCGCCCTCAATGATCACAACGCACATCTTCGAGCCGTCGGCGCGGAAGCATTGAGGGCCGCCGCCGCCCCGCTGCACGGCGACGAATCCTTCGAGGCCGTTCAGGTGTTCGTGGTAGCCGCGCCGCCCCTTGAAGGTCACGCGGTGAATGTCCGCGTCTTCGAGAGCGGCCCGACCGAGCGCAAGCATGACGCGGTCGAAGGGGGTGATTTCGCGCAAGCCTGTGCCGGTGTCGGCGAAGTTGCGCTCGATGGCCGCGGCCTCCTGCGCCGTGTACTTCCTGACAGAGCCGGGGCCGAAGTGTGGTCGGCCAGTCGCGCGGTCGTAATAGACGAACTCGGTCGTCAGTGCGACGTTGTTTCGCGTTCGTGTCTTCACGGTCATGCGACCTCCTTCCCGCCCGACGCGCCGGCTTTCAGGATAGAGTCGGCGGCGCGAAAAATTTTCTGCGCGCTCTTCTCCGGTATCACGTCGCCTTTGAGCCAGTTCTGGATGTAGCCGCGCGCGTACTCCGCGCCCTCGAGGCCGAGGCTCTCGCAGCAGAGCAGCGCGACCGCCTCGGCCTCCGCCTCCATCAGGTTGTGCGGCGTGTGCTCGGAGTCGGCGAAGGACGCGTCGCCCGTGTGCCCGAGGAGGACGTGAGCCAGTTCGTGAAAGGTCGTCTTGTGGGGAAGCGCCGCGATGGGCGAGACGGAGATCTGCCGCTTGCGCGCGTAGCCCTGAATGTTGCCGTTCGTCTCGTCGAAAGGAATCTCCTCGACGCCGAGCGACCGGAGGGCGCGTGCCCTGTCCCACCGGGGCGTCTCCGCCGGCGGAAGCTCCTCGCCGTCGGTCTGGCAGAGCACGAACCAGTTGGGGCGGTAGATGAAATTGATAACGACGCGGGCGTCGTCGGCGCCTTCAGCCACGCCTTCGGCGCCTACCTTGCGTGTGACCGGCATGCAGAGCACTATCGCGCGCTCGCCCTTTCGCACCTGCCGCGTGAGGCTCTGCCAGCCCTGATATGTCGAGACCGGGCCGGGCCTGAGTCCGCGCAGCGCGCACTGGTGGAGCGCGAGGAGCTGGTTGCCGAGGCTGTAGTTGTGGAAGTAGCTGTAAGCCTCGAGGATGCGGCCCGGCTTCTCGACCGCCTCCTTGAGGAGGTCGGCCCAAGCAGGTTGCGCGGCTGTTGTCGCGTTACTCTTCTTCTGGTAATGTTTCCTCATTGTGGTTACTTTCCGGCTAACCCATTAGCCTGAAACTCGAAGGCCGAATCGCTCCAACGATTCGGCCTGAGTGCTATCTTGCCCCTTTCGGGGGGAGTGTTGCAGAGCGCATGGCTATTCGGTGCGTTTAACCATCGCCTGCGCCCACTGCGTGGACTCCCCCGTCCCTTCCTCGTGAATCTCGCTGATGGCGACGCCGCCCTGCGGCTGCCACCTGAGTCCTTTGTCATCGCGCCCCTGAGCGATGAGTTTGTTGACCTGGCTGCTCAGGCTCGACGGGTCGGTCGCCAGCAGCACCACGTAATCCTCAACTTCCAAGATTCACCTCCACGGTTGAGATAACGCGGCGCGGCGCGCAACAAAAGAGGGCGCCGCGCCGCCGGCGGCCACTCACGCGAAGTAGCCGATTCCCTGCTCGAACTTGTCCCGCCGGATGAGGCCGTGCGCGAAGAGCCGGCGCGCGAGGTGGCGCTCGTGGTCGTTGAGTTCCTTCGCCGCGAAGACCGGCTTCTGGCGCGTCCCCTTCTGGAGCTTCTTGAGGACGGCCTGCGCGCGCTCGCCCTCGACCGACTGCTCCGCCCAGCCCTTGCGCGGCGAGGCGTCCTGCTTGGCCTTGCGCGCGCGCTTCTCAGGCGCGGACTGCCGCGCGGCCTCGGGAAACTCGACCTTGTAGATCGGCTCCGGCAGCTTCTGGCCGTCGCGCCGGACGACCTTCTTCACCGTCGCGCCTTCGGGCAGGTTTTCGGGGCGCGTCAGGTATTCGTTCTCGGCGAGGGTGACTCCCATCTCCGCCGCGCGCGCGACCTCGGCCTCGCGCGACTCAACCTGCGCGGCCTGCCCTTCCCCGGCGGCCTCCGCGCCGTCATTCGCGCCCGTCAGCGCCCTGACCTGCTCGGCGGCCTCGCGCGCCGCCTTTGATTTGCGCGCCGGTTTGCCCGAGTTGCGCGCCTCGCGCGCGGCCTTCTCCGCCGCCGCCGTCGTCTTGTTCGCTTTCGCCGTCTTTTTCATCGTGTAGCTCCTTGTTTGTTTTGCATAACCAACTGACAATGCGAAGTATAACGCACGCGAGAAACTTTGTGCAACCTCTAATTTCGCGCATGCGAGAAACTTTTTATTGACAAAACATTCCTGACTGGTTAGCATTCACTCCCATGAAGCTACATTCGACTTCGGAAGTTGCCGCGCGCCTTAACGTGGACGTTTCGACCGTGAGGCTGTGGTGCAGGCAGGGGCGTTTCCCTAACGCCCAGCAGGTCGGACGAGACTGGGTTATTCCAGAATCAGACCTGAAAACGTTTAAGCCGCCTCAGATGGGAAGGCCGCGCAAGAGCACGAAGAAGGGCAGGAAGTGAAGCTCTCCCCGCCTTCCAAGAAAGCGGCGGGGCTTCTCAGAAGGCGGGCGAGGCTTGAACGATAACTTGAATCATTCGACGCTTGGGAGGTCTTCCATTTGAGCACGTTGTTCGCGAACATATTTCTTGAGCACTTCGATAGGCGCGCCGCCGACCGTGACGGCGTACTTCGATGGACTCCACAGATGCCCGCCCCAAAGTCTTCTGCGGAGGTGTGGAAATTCCTGAAAGAGTCTGCGCGCCGAACCGCCCTTGAAGCGATGGAATACGCTCGACAGTGTGTGCGTCGGCTTGAGTCTCACGACCACATGGACGTGGTCTGTGTCCGTTTCAATCTCGATAATCTCAGCATCAATTTCTTGCGCTATCTCGGAGATTATCTCTTTCGCCCTATCGCCAATCTCGCGGGTCAGGAGCGTGTGGCGATACTTCACGCACCAGACGAGATGGTACGCCAGAGCGTGGACACTATGTGCGCCGCTTTTTGGTTTGAGTCCCATTCTGCCGTGCCTCCAACGCCTGTAATGCCAAGTCGAGCATTGCCGGTTTCTCGATTGGAAGCGTCTCAAGCTCCCATCTGGAAAATCGTGTTCTGCGTCGTCCCTAATTTTGGCTATTTCAAAAATAGTGTTGAAGGGCAGCTAAAAGCGCCCTTCCTCAAGTTCGGTGGTCAGTGTTGATATGTCGGTCCCGAAGTTGAGCGTATGAGGAGGAAGCATCTCAAGCGAGGTACTAGAGGGCCAGCCGTCGCGCTGGTAGCGTGGCTTGCGCGTCTTGTGCAGGCGGCGCGTGTGGAGGGCCTTGGCGCGGATCACGTCGAAGGAGTAGCCGCGACCGAGTTTGTTCGTCAGTTTAATGAGTCCGTTCAGGCACTCGGTAAAGGCGTTGGTAACTCCACCCGTGCCGAAGTAGTTGGGCTATTTCAAAATCCCTGTTGACCATCCTCTAAATTCCGCTTTGTACAGTCATAAGAAAAATTCAAAATAAGTGTTGACACGCTCCGGGAAATCTGTATAATTAGTCCATCGCAATTAAGCGAGGCCGGGCGACGGCGATCCGAAGGGGCGACAGGGGCTATGGCCCCACAGAAGGAGCGGAGACAATGACCACATACTATTGCAACGACGGCAACGCCGAACTGGAGATCGAGGCCGAGAGCGCGCAGGACGCGGCGCAGGAATACGTTGACGGCGGCGACTGGGGCGAGGGCGAGAAGACGACGTGGGTCAGCGTATGCGTGACTCCGCGTTGCGTCATGTGTGAGGGCAGCGGCGAAGACGAAAACGCCGCTGACGACGCGACGGATGAGGAAAAGGAGTGCGTCTCGTGCGACGGCACCGGCAGGATTGAGGCCGACCGCGAGTACATCACCATCACGATTGAGCCGGACGAGCCGTCCTGCACCGACTCCCGCGGCGATGACCATGACTGGCAGTCGCCGATTGAGCTGGTCGGCGGCATCAAGGAGAACCCCGGCGTGTTCGGGCACGGCGGCGGCGTCCGTATCCACGAGGTCTGCATCTACTGCGGCACCGAGCGCGTCACCGACACGTGGGCGCAGAACCCCGCCAACGGCGAGCAGGGGCTCAACTCGGTGGAGTACGAGGAGGGCAAGTACGCCGACGAGGTGGCACCGGAGTACCGCTACGAAGTGACGGAGAGCGTCAATGCGGGGCACGCGCTCATCACGGTGGACGCCTACGTGCTCGGAGAGAAGGTCGCCGGGGCGATGTTCGACGTGGACTCCGAAGGCGAACTTGAGTGCGACACCCAAAGCGACGGCTGCGAGAGTAATCCCTTTGACGACGACGGCTGGCCCGCGCCCGACCCGTCTCTTATTGACGAGGCCGTTGAGCTGGCCTCCGCCGGTCAGGGGGTGTAAGCTTCTTATGCGCCTTGTCCTCCTGTGGCTCCGCCCGACCCGCAAGGGTCGTATGAGCGTCTGACGTGCGACGCCGGTCGCGTAAGCGGTCGTTACTTTCCACGGGAGGGCGGGCGCGCCCAACCTTAATCTCATGTACGCACAACAGACTTGGATGGAAGCGTGGAAGTGCCGCCGCGAATGGTGGAGATATTTCCTTTCCGTGCTGCGCGCCGGCGCGAGTCCGCCCCCGCCGCACATGCTGGCGAATATGCGCCTCAGCTTCGTCCTCTCCGTAGAGCGCCGAGCCGAGAAGGATGGCCGCAACGACCTGCGTGAGATAGCTCGGCGTCTGCGCGCCGATTGGCAGATGGAGGATGAATGACCATCTACCAAACTATCGTTGAGAGCGCGCCGCGGCTGGAGCACGAACTGTGGCGGCTCTATTACCCGCGCATGTACCGCCGCGCCGAAGCGTGGGGCTCCCCCAAAGTGGCCGCCGCGGCGCTCACAAGCGCGGCCATGATGGTGCGCGAGCGGGGCTACCGCAGCTCGGCGGCGACGGCGCGAGACATCGCCATCGCGGGGTGCGTCTTGGCGCGCTACCAGACGCCGGCGCTCTTCCTCGCGCCGGAGCTGCTCGCGGCTCTCGCACAGTCGGAGCCGCCGCCAGAGACGCGCTGGCAGGACATCCATTTGCCCTTCGAGGCGGCCCTCCTCATGTTCCCGCGCGGCTTCATGCGCCACCCCACGGACGGCGAGATTGCCTTCGCCGGGTACGCCCGCGTCAGGGCGGGCGAGCGCCTCTCGGTTCCCGGCGGCGGGCAGGTCGCGCTCGACGGGGACGTGTTCATCGTCTTCACGGCCTGCCACGAGGCCGAGACGATGCCGATGCTCGACCGCGTGCTTAACGCCGCGACCGCGCCTTACGTCGCCACGGACGAGTTGCTCCTGGGCACACACACGCGCAGCGGGGTCTTCGACCTGCCGCTCGCCGCCTCCGAGGGCGAGTTCCTGCGCGACCTGAGCGGAGTTGTGTTCCGCGTGTTGCTAGGGCTTGAGGCGAGGCCGGCACTGCTCGCGCGCGGGGCGCGCGACGGCACGCACAAGAAGAGCGGCGTCGAGTTGTGGACGCCCAACGTCGTCGGGCGCGACTACCGCATCGCGCGCGCCGAAGCCACCGCGCAGGGCGGCACGCACGCCAGCCCGCGGCCCCATTGGCGGCGCGGGCACTTCCGCCGGCAGGCCGTGGGCGCGGGCCGAACGCGGCATAAGACGATCTGGATAGAGCCGATGCTGATAGGACTCAAGCATGACTGACATCCTCAACCTTCCGGGCTGGACTGTCACCCCACCCGTCGAGCAGAATGAACACGACTACAAGGTGACGGCGCAGGCCAACGAGCCTGCCTTCGTCATCTGTCCTCATTGCTCCAACTACACCGAGAATCGCAAGTTCGGCACCTACGACCAGATCATCATGGACCTGCCGGCGCACGGGAAGCGCGTCGGCATCCACACCAAGCGTCAAAGGTATCAGTGCAAGAAGTGTCAGAAGACCTTCTCGCCTGAGTTGCCCGGAGTCTCGAAGCTTCACTCCGCGACCGACCGACTCGTCGAGTACATCGGGCGAGAGGCCCGAGACCGCACCTTCGTTGACGTTGCGCGCGAGACCGGCTACAGCTACCAGACGATAATCAACCTCTTCGCCGAGCACGTCGCCGAACTCGACAAGAGCGTGAAGTTCGAGACGCCAGAAATCTTGGGCCTCGACGAGTTGACGCTGCTGAGGCGACCGTGCGCCGTCCTCGCCAACGTCGCAGAGCGCACCATCCTCGACCTCCTGCCCGACCGCAACAAGGCGACGGTCAAGAACAGGCTGCTGAGGATGGACGACTACGAGCGAGTGCGCTACGTGGCGATAGACATGTGGCCCGGCTACCGCGACGCCGCGCGCGAAGCCCTGCCCCGTGCCGTCATCGTGATAGACAAGTTCCACGTCGTCCGCTACGCCAACTATGCCTTCGACGGCGTGAGGAAGAGAGTCGGTAAGGCACTGCCAGACCGCCAGCGCCGGCGTCTCACCGGCTCGCGCAGGCTCTTCGAGAAGCGAGAGAAAGACCTGACGGCTGAGCAACTCATCAAGGTTGACGCGCTCGTCAAGAGCTATCCCGTCTTGGGAGTCGCGCACAGGCTCAAGGAGGACTTCTACGCGATCTACGACGCGGAGACCTCTGACGAGGCGAGGCGCATCTACCGCGAGTGGTCTGAGCGTATCCCGGCAGAGTTGCGCGACGACTTCGCGGAGCTGCGGAGGGCGGTCAAAAACTGGGAGCAGTACATCTTCAACTACTTCGGCACCGGCGGCGTTACCAATGCTTTCACCGAGTGCCTGAACGGACTCATTAAACTGACGAACAAACTCGGTCGCGGCTACTCCTTCGACGTGATCCGCGCCAAGGCCCTCCACACGCGCCGCCTGCACAAGACGCGCAAGCCACGCTACCAGCGCGACGGCTGGCCCTCTAGTACCTCGCTTGAGATGCTTCCTCCTCATACGCTCAACTTCGGGACCGACATATCAACACTGACCACCGAACTTGAGGAAGGGCGCTTTTAGCTGCCCTTCAACACTATTTTTGAAATAGCCGAATTATTTTCACGGCCTTTGATTCTCTGAATATATTTCTATGTTTTGTCACGCCTGACTGAATGTCCTTCAGTTTGCCTCAAGAGTTTGCATTTCACGCGCGTAAGATTTCCGCACAAAGGCCGCCTCCATCGGCCTGATTGCATCCCCGCCCTCTAAAGTCTCATCTCAAGTCCGCATAATTTACCGACCGTTTTGCATAGTTTATTGACAGCCGACTATTAATCCTTCATCTTAATTAGGGGGGATGTTCCCCTCGCTCCCAGCCGCCCGAACCCTCCCGCGATGACCGAGGCGGCGCTGAGATACCCGTTCTTGCCCGTGGTTTCGACCGATGACTGAAGACAAGTTCGCCCCGTTATGCCCAGGAACACTCAGGTATTGAACGCCCTCAGTTTGGCGCTGGAGGCGAAAGACCAGTCGGTGCGCGCGCACTCCCACCGCGTCGCGGTGATGGCCGTGGGACTGGGTAGGCAGGTGGACAGCCTGACGCTTCGCGACCGCCGGTATTTAGCGCAAGCGGCGACGCTGCACGACATCGGCAAGGTGCGTGTGAGCGAATACGTCCTGAACAAGCCCGACCGCCTGACGCCGGAAGAGTTCCGTGAGATGCAGGCGCACGCCGCGAACGGCGGCGAGCTGGCGCGGGCCGCCGGCTTCAGTGAAAAGGTCTGGAAGGCCGTGCGAGCGCACCACGAGCGCTGGGACGGCGGCGGGTACCCGGACGGGCTGAACGGGCTGAGGATACCGCTCCTCGCCCGGATCATCTCGATAGCCGACTGCTATGACGCGCTCGCCAACGACCGGCCATACCGCGGGGCGATGTCGGCGCAGGAGACGCTCGAGATCATCGTGCAGGGCAGCGGCTCCTTCTACGACCCCGACCTGGTGCGGAAGTTCGTGCGCTACCACTCCGCGCTCGTCGAGGAGGTCAACGACACGCCGGTGCCGACGCTGGGGCTTGGAGAACTCATCAAGGAGGCCGCCACGGACGCCGAGCCGCAGGCGGGCTTCTTTCCGCGAAGGGCAGGTAGTGAGCAGCCGGTGGCCGCCTGAGGAAGAGTGAATGGGCGAACAGCTACAACTCGCCGGCGTGAACCGGCGCGAGCCTCAGGGCAACCGCGGGCGCATCTGGCAGGACATCCTCGACCGGACTCACGCGTGGTACGAGTCGCGGCGCTGGGGCAAGGTCTATTCCGTCCGCAACGAGTGGGCGTTCGCCGACCGATGGCTGTGGGAGAAGCAGACGCCCGAATGCCGCGCGCGCACCGCCGAGGGCGGACTGCTGATGAGGCGGAAGAGCGCGCCCGACTACGTCGGCTCGGTCGGCTGCTGGGCCGTGCAGTTCGACGCCAAGGAGTTCGCCGGGGCTTCGATCTCTTACGAGAATTTCAAACCGAAGCAGATCGAAGACCTTTATTCGTCTTTCGCCGGCGGCAACCCTTACAGCGGCTTCATGGTGCTGGAGAAGCGCACGATGAACGTGTATTGGGTGCAGGCCGACTGGGCCTACATCTGGCACACGAACGTCAAGCGCGCAATGCCAGGCGTGGTGAAGTCGATCAACTTCTCGAAGGTCGTGGACGGGCGTATTCGAGTACTCGGCAGGTGCGACGGCTATCGGTTTCATTACGCGCCCGCGCTGATCGGCGGGTTCGCCGGCTTCATAGATCGAAAGGCAGCCTGAGGAGGACAGAGACGATGGGGGCAGAAGAACAGGGCAATCTAAGCATTGGCTCGGCGCGAACAACCGTGGACGCGCCGAAGACATTTTCCTTCGCGCTCTTCGACGGCCTCGACTGGCAGCCGCCGGGGCCACACTCGCCGGAAGTAGGCGACGCGATCAAATACCGTGACGGCACGGTAGCCGTCGTCGGGACGAGTTCGCTCGTCTCTTACGGCCCGCGCTCTGAGATGGTCGCGGTCGCGCAGCTCATTAAGCGCGAGGAGGCGAAGGCGACGAAAGATCCTGCGCCTGAGGCGACCGCGCCGGCGGCGCAGGTGTTGGCTTCAGGTAAGGCGGCGGAAGGCGAGGAAGCTCAAGCGACCGAAGAGCCGGAAGCTAAATAAAGGAGAGCGATTGCCATGAGTGATGAGAATAAACCGACGCTCAGCGCCGAGTTGAGCGAGGCCATCAACAAACATCTGCCGGGGATGCTTTCGGGCGAGTTGCGGATGTACCTTCGCCGCGCCGACGAGGCGTTAGTCCAGATCAAAGAACTGTACCAAGGCAACGCGTCGCTCGCCAAAGAGAATGAACGCCTGCGTTCGGAGAACGCGCAACTCGTCGAGCGCGACAAGCGCATGACCGAGAGAGAGGCGAAGTGCGCCGAGCGCGAGCGCGCCATCTCTTTGCGCGAGTCCGACGCGCGCTTTCTGGAGCTGCAACGGACGTGCGCCGAGGAGAAACTCGCGCTCGCCGTCGAGTTGTTCAAAATCCCCTTCGGCAACCGCATCCTGCGCGAGCATTTACTCATCAACGAAACCGGCCAAGCCCCGGCCGGCGTCGCGCCGCCCTCGCCGTACAATTCTTCGCCGACGACGATGACGGGTTATACAAGCAACACGCGCGAAGAGAAACACGAGAGCGAGGAGCTATAAGCAGATGGGCGAACAGAAGCGACCGGAAGATAGCGACGTGATCATGCGCGAGCGCGACGGCATCGCGTTTCGCGTACCGAAGGGCACAGAACCTCCGCGCGGCTACTCGCGTGTTGTTGACGCGCACGACCCTAACGGCGCGCTCAAGCCCGAGTTTCTGACGCTGACCTTTTGGGATGCGCAGAACAGACCGGCGCGCGGCGAAGATGTGGTGCACGCACTCACCGAGGCCGAGGACGGCGACGTGCTTGTGTTCAGAGACGGCCAGACGAAGGCGGTCGCGATGATGGACGCGCACGGCGGCATTACTGCCGGCGCGGGCGATGTTCAATGTGACGGCGGGGGGATGGTGTTCAGAGATGTTGGCGTGTTCGTGCCCGCGCCTGAATTCGCCGAGGACGCCGGCTGCGGCCTCATCTCCTGCCAGCACTACCGCTCGCGTCACACCGGCGAAGAGACGGCACGCGGGCGTGCCTGCACCGCGCCCGGCTGCAAGTGCTCCGGCTTCGTTGTCATCGGCCAGTGCGCCAACGGCCATAACCTTGAGGAGTGCGTCTGCGACGGGCATCACGGCGACCTCTATCCCGGCCTTAGAGACGGGTCTTTCACCGTCAATTTCGGCTATGGGGACGAAGCGAAGGCGATGACCGAAGCCGAGCGCGTCGCCGCCATCAAGGCCAAGCTGCGCGACGCGATGGATGCCGACTCTCTCTCCCGCGTTGACGAGATCGCCGAGGCCGTCGAACGCCAGCAACGCATGGTCGCGATAATCGAAGAGGCCGAGAAGTCTGCGCTCGTCGCGCGCGACAGATTAGTGGCTATTGACCCGACAGACCCGAAAGTGCGCGATGATCTATCGCTCGCACTCTCTCGTTTCAACGCGATGATGGATGAGGCGGTGGCGACCGGCGATCTGAGCGCGATTCTCGAAGTCTCAAAGGCCGAGGCGCGCGCGCTGGGGCTTGAGGGCGAAGGGTTAGCCGAGTCGCCCGAATGGTTCAAGGTTCTGCCGCGACGCAACGCATATCTCGACATGACCGGCTTTCTGTCCGGTCAGCGCCCCGCAATTTTCTACGTCACGACCTGTGGCAAGCCGTCCGACGAATACAGCGCCGAGTTGGTCGCCCGCTGCGAGAATTGCCGTTTGCAGAGGGAGCAGACTGTGTGGTGTGTTGACGGGCGCATCCCCGATCTCGCCTGCTTCTATTGCAACACACCCGCGTCAATCATCTCTTGTGCCGGCATCACGCGACACGGCAACCCCGACCAGACGCCTCGCCCCGGCCTGCGCTGTCAGATGCACGGCGACTTCGAGGGCATCTATTGCCCGGTGTGTTATCCGTCGGGGCTTCCAAGGCAGGACGGGCGACCTTTCACGGTCGTCAGCGGCGAACACTTCGCCAAACTCATAGACCTCGCGCGCCTCGAATCCTTCACCCGCAGCGGCGCGACCTTCAACTCCGGCATGTTTCGAGAGAAGGTGGCCGCGCTCTTCTCCGAGATGACGTTGCCGAGTCCCGGCCTTATCTCGCCCGGCATGTTCGTCGAAGCCTTTTTCGAGAGGTTGGTGCCGGAGATTGCCGAACACGGGTTCAGCGAGTCAAACGTGCGTGCGATGCTCGCCGACCTCTACACCGAGCACGTCGTCATGCGTCTCGCCGGGCGCGGCGGCTTCGTTGATGCTAACGAGCTACATCAACAGCTCAAGAAGACACAGGATGAGGTCAAGTACCTGCGGCAGTGCAACGAAGATCTGGAAAAGAAGCTCACGGCTTCGAAGCAGGTGGTATCTTCCCCACGCCTCGTTCTCAGCATGAAGGACAAGTGTGATGAGCAGCCAGCATACCGCGGCATGGCATACGCCCTCGTCGAGGACTTCAAGCTGTCCGAAGATAGACCGGCGCTCTCTAGCGCCGCGACCCCGATCTCGCCCGAAGAGTTCGCCGACCGCGTGCAGAGCTGCTACGACGCCGCGAGCCGTTGGGTTGAAGCGCCCTCCGTCTCGCCGCGGCAAGGTTATTGGCAGTTCGACGCGCCGCTTTTTCGCTCGAAGGTCGCCGCCTCTTATCGCGACGCGATTGCGGCGACGCACATTTACGCGTCAGGCGGCTACGTCAACAACTCGGCTGGCGCGACGCAGCCGGGGCCGAACCAAGCGGCGGATTGCTACGACCTCCAAGAGACGATTACTTTCAACTGGCCGACGCCCATCGGCTACTGCGCGAGCGTCCTCGTCGGGGCGACGCTCAGAGTCGTACAGACTCCCAACGTCAACCTGCACGCAATCTGCCATCTATCGGTCGGGTTCGACTGCGATACGACGGTAATACCCATCTCGAAAGCTTGCCCGCACTCGCCGCAACGGACAGCGCAGACCGACACGCGCGAGTTTACGCGCCAGAGCATGATCGACTTGAAGGTCGAGGCGTCGAACGTCGTCGCCGAGGTCGAAAAGAAATTCCTCACGGGCAGGCTTCGCACTCACGAGAACAACAACATCGCCAAGCTTTTCGAGGCGTCGCGGCGGCGAATACTTGCGCTCGACCACGACGAGTTCGCGCACAAAAACGGCGCTTGAATTTCAAGTTAACTTTTCGCCTGGCGGCGGAGTGATTGAGCGGCGAGGGCATGAGAAGGAAGACCGGCTACATCGGCGGATACATCACCGAAGAGCTGAAGCGGCGGCTCAAGGCTGAGGCCGTGCAGGATCACCGCACTCTCATGCAGCAGGTCGAGATGATCCTGACGCGCCACCTCGAGCGCAGGCCGTCGCGCCAGCACACGCTGGTCATCATCGGCCACATGGGCGTGAAGCGCGCCTACCTCGACGTGGAGCCGGCTGAGGCGAAGAGGCGCTACGTCGAGTCGGAAGGTATGTCGGAGGAGGAGGCGAAAGATTTGCGCGTCAGCTTCTTCGCCTTCGAGGATGAGTTCGGCGTCTATGACGCCTACCCTTCCGCCGACGAGCCGGTGGTCGAACTCGTCGAGGCTCCTTGAGAGGTATTTGAGTTTGGCCGCCGCGAGACCTGCATCGAGGTCCGAGCCTGGGGCTACTCTTCGCGGCGGCAACCGGGCTGGCGACGCTCGTGGCATCCCGAGAACAACGGCTCGCCGGTCAGGCGTCAGGGCCAGGGCGGCTCCCGAAGGCCAAGGGTGGCCGCGCGATGCAACTCCCTGGCGGGCGTCCGCGGGAATTCCCGCGCGCGCCGCAGCGGGCTATATGCCGATGCGAGGGCTGCACCCGCGAGTCCCGACCTTTGACAACTGGGCCCCTGGTGTCGCTGAACACATAGGTGGCACCCGACCGCCGCCCCTCCCCGTTAAAGAGGTTCGCGGCTTCCAGGCAGGATAGCGACTGCGGGGGCTTCTATTTTCGAGCCGTGCGAAGGGAGAGGTCATGGTCGGAGGAACCGTCATCGAAGTCGTCGAGGTAGGCGAGAGGATTTGGCTCAACATCCGCGATAAGACTTACCCGAAGGACACCTGCACGATCTACGTCGAGCGCAACGCAGACTCCGAATTGATCAGGCCCGGCGACTCGATTTGGTGGCAGTCCTGCTTCGCCTACTGGACGCCGGCGGCGAGAGATCGCGCCGACGTGAAGATTCTACGCACGGGCTTTTCGGGCGTCGCACGTCCTGATGGTCATGACGTATTCGACCATGAAGAGATCGTGCTTTAACCATTCCAGGGAGCAAATGATGAGCGATAGAAAACTCCACGTCCTGCTCTCGCAGGCGGACGCCAACCGCTTCGGCCTCCCCGACGCCGGTCACACGACGCTGCCCGTCACGGAGGCCGTGCAATCGGGCGTCCTCGCGACTCTGTTCGGCAACGGATTCACCGCCGTCGAAGTGCCCGCGGACTTCAAGGGCGGCGAGGCCGAGATACCCGCCGGTCGCGTGCTGCGTTGCGAAGAGGACGCGCGCGCCGCCGAGTCGGTCTTCATGTTTCGCACGCTCGTCGGCGGTTAATCGTCGCAGTGGCCGTCCGCGCCTACAACATGAGAGAAATCAGCCGGCCCGCTGATCTCGACCCCGACATCCCGGCGCTGCCGATGGTGAGTTCCGTCGAGGTCAGGGGGCGGCGCGGCGCGATTCACGACGTGAGCGTCTTCGACGCCCGCGCGTGGCGCGAGCCGTCGGCGTATGTCGAGCCAGACCCGCCGCCGCACGCGCCCATTCTCACCGATCTGGAGACGCGCGCCGAGCCTTATGCATACGGCCCTTATACGGTGACGGCGCGGCTCGACTGCGGCGACCGCGCCGAGCAATGGGAGTTCACCGAAGAATTCACGATGCTCGCCCGACAGCAGATTCATTCCGCTGACGCGGCGCGTCACAGTTTCGAGGTCATGGCGGGACTCGTGCTTACCATCACGCAACGTCTGCGCGCCGAGATGTCGAGCGCGCTCGAAAAGTTCGCGGCGCAGGCCGTCGAGGCGTCGCGCGTGATGACTGCGCTTCGCCGGCCCGACGCTCCCTTCGGTCGAGGAGCGCGCGTCCAGATGCCGCGCGTCGAAGATCTGCGCCTGCCACAAATCACAATCGAGGGTGGGACGTTGCGCTCTGCGGCGCAGTACGCCGCCTTCGTCGAGATGGGCCGTCGCCAGCCCGGCCAGCCGCACGTCGGGATACCGCGAGCGCAACATGATGACCCGACCGACGCGCTGAATTACGCCGCGCGCCCGGCCATCGATCGTCACGACTTGCGTACACGCGGCGGCTTCACGCACCGAATGAATCCTGAGACGGAGAGGCATCTTCATGCTCTCGTCGGCATGGACTTCGGTCGTGAGAAGACATCGGCTATCACGCCCGCGATGGAAGAACGCGCCGACGCCCTCCTTCGATCCCTTCTTACCGAAGAGCAGCGCGAATCACTCGACCGCCACGGGCATTTCACAATCACCGGGCAGTCGGGTTATCGCTATCAACTATCTGCGCGCGCGCGGTCATATAACGTCACGATGATGGGCAAAGGTCTCAAACGCCCGGTGCGACTCTGCGCGTTGCCGCCGAACGCCTACGCCCTCCCGATGGCCGACCAGCTCATCGCGCAGATGCTCATGCTCAAATCCGACGAGCAACTTTTTCTCTCTACCGCCAATTGGGATTGATAAGAGGCGCAGGCGTGTCTTCGTCTGTGAGGACTGCATGAAGATTCTCGACGCCGGGACAATGACCGAGGTTTGACGATGATCGAACTGAAATTTTCAACCAGCGAGCTGACCGTCCAGGAGGCCTTCTGGATAGAACTAGCCGGTCAGGGCCTGGCGGTCGGCGCTCGCACCGACTTCATCGTTGCGCGCGCTGAAAACGTGGCAGACCGAAACGCCCTCATACAACAACTCCTGTCGTCTCCCTACCACGAGCTGGTGCGGCTCTTTAACGACGCGATGGCCTCGGCGCTTCCGGCGACGAGGGCGGCGCTCGACGTGGTTAATCAGGAATTCGAGCGGCGACGGGAAGCGTCTTCCGACGAGGACATCGGGAAGATGTTCGCCGACGACCTGATCGGCTGAAATCATGCAAAATCATAGAATCATATGATTTTATGATCGCCCGCCTTTCGCCCTCATTCGGGCGGGAAAATCAGGCAATCCCCTCTCAGACCGTACCTCCGAAAAAAAGCCAGTTGCGCGCACCCACGCCGCTCTGCTATGTTGTTTAACGTGTTAGTCACATCGCATAATGCGGTGTGCGACGGCGCTCCTTTCAATTTCGCGCGCGACCGCGCGTCTTACCATCGCTAAAGAGCGACCCGCCAAACCCGTCACCTTCCGAACCTTGAAGACTCCGAGATTTCTTCGAGCCTGCCGAAGTTCACTGACGATTCGTGCGGCGCGCGCGACCGGTCATTTTCTCAAGGTAAAGGTCATGCGAAGAGAGTAAACACCCGATGGACATTCAGCTTACTGACGAACAGTTCCGCCTCATAGCCCCGACCGTCGGCCCGGCGAAGCGCGCCCAACTCCTGCCGGCCCTGAACGCGGCGATGCTCCGCTTCGGGATCACTACGCGCGTGCGCGTCGCCGCCTTCGTCGCCAACCTGCTCAAGGAGTCGGAAGGGTTCCGCTACGCCCGCGAGATCTGGGGCCCGACGCCGACGCAGGAGCGCTACGAAGGGCGCAAAGACCTCGGCAACACGCAGCCGGGCGACGGCGAAAAGTTCATGGGGCGCGGCTACATCCAGACCACGGGCCGCGCCAACTACGCGCGCGTGGGAAAGGCCCTCGGCCTCGACCTGCTCGACCACCCGGAGCTACTCGAACAGACCGACAACGCCTGCCTCTCCGCGGCCTTCTTCTGGAGCGACAAGCACCTGAATGAGCTGGCCGACTGCCTGCGCGGGGTGCGCGACGCGGCGGAGCAGCGCACGCTCACCTCGATCTGCCGGCGCATTAACGGCGGCACGAACGGGCTAGCGGAGCGCGTCCAGAACTACTGGCGCTGCCTGGCCGTCCTCGACCGCGCGCCATCCGCGGTGACGGCCTCTCAGGTTCTCGCCCACCGGATCGCCGCCTCGCCCGTCATCCCGACCCCGGAGACGCACGACCCCATCGAGCTGAAGATCGCCGACAAGTCGCCGGAGGTGCAGGCCCAGGCAGAGGCCGCGCACGTCGCCGAGCAGTCGAAGGCGGCGAGCTACATCGACCTCGCCGAGGCGACGCCGTCTTCGGCCATCGCCGAGCAGTCGAAATCGCTCTGGGCGAAGTCGGGCTCGCGCGTCGTCGAGGCGGGGGCGTGGCTCGGCTCGGCGCTCAAGGCCGGAGAGCTTTCGGCCTACCTGCTCGTGGCCGTCCTCGCGCTCTTCCTCCTGTACGTCGCCTGGCGCAACCGCGCCGACCTGCGCCGCTGGGCGGTCGTCGCCCTGAGCGCGGCCAAGGAGGGCGCACTTGCAAGCTGAAGACGTGAAGTCGGACGCCTCGAAGGTCGTCCGCGTCGTGCACAGCCTCAACCCGACCGAGTGGAAAGCGGTCGGCGTGACGCTCGTTGTTCTCGTGCTCGTCGCGCTCTTCCTCTTCGGGGCCGCGCGCGCCGTCTTCCAGGGCAACGCGTCGGAGAGGCGCGACTCTCAGCACAACGCGAACGTCTCAGCCGACCTCGGCGCGGCGGACAAGGCCGCCGGAGACGCCGCGAACGCGGAGGCCGACCGGCGCGAGGCGGAAGGCCGCTACCAGGAACAGGAGCGCGCCGTCACGCGCGCCCGCAGCCGCGCGGTAGACGCGCGCATAAAGGACGAGGAGGCCACGCGCCGCTATGTTGAAGCGAGCCGCCGCTCTACTTCTGACGAGCCTGCTATTACTGACGACGACGTTTGCACAGAACTCAAGTCAGTCAACGTCCGTCCTGTCGGGTGCCGAGAAAAATAAGGTAATCAAAGTCCTCGCCGAGCGCGTGCGTGCCGACGAGGATTTGATCGCCGTCAAGACTGCGCGCATCTCAGCGCTCGACGAGCAGGTCGCCGCGATGGAGCGCTCCGGCCAGACTCTCTCCGAGGCGTACAAGGACGTTCTGCTCGAACTGGGCGGCCTGAAGGCGGAGGTAAAGAGCCTCAACGATGCCGTCGCGGAGTTGAAGCAGCAGCTCGGGGAAGTGACGTCGGAGCGCGACCAGGCACGGGCGCAGGTGAAGAAGTTGCGGAAGCAGAAGCTCCTCCTCGAAGCCGGATACGCCGCGCTCATCCTCCTCAAGATTTACGGCCTCTGACCGGAGGCCGCCGCACGACCCCTCAAGAAAGGCCCTCGACCTCATGGAAAGCACTCACCTGACCGGCAGCCACACAGCCGCCTCACACCTCAAGCTGGCCCACATTGTGATCACCCTGCTGATCGCCGTCGTGGGCACACTCGTCACCATCGGCGCCACTTACGGCACGCTTTATTCGCGCCTCGGCACGGCGGAACACAACATCGAGCAGAACCGGCTCGACCGCGTCCGGGAGCGCGAGGAGTTGAAGCGCGAGATCGTCCCGCGCGGTGAGCAGGAGGCGCACTGGCAGTCCGAAGAAGACCAGCTCAAGTCCATCCAGGCGGACGTGCGCGAGGTGAGAAAGGCGCTCCTCGACGGGCGCGCCAAGACGCGATGAAGAGAAGCGGCGAAGAAAAAGAATACGTGAGCGCTCGCGTAGAAGATTCGGCCCCGGTCGAGACGCCGGCGGTCGACTTCGGGGTGCTCGTCTATCCGCCGTACCACGGCGAGCCGACGCACCCGGACCCGCGCCGGCTGATCGCGCCGCTCTCCGCCTTCACGCGCGACCCGCAGAATGCGAGGCTTCACCAGGACAAAAACCTCCGCCACATCAGGGCCTCGCTGCGGCGCGGCGCGCGCGGCCAGCAGTCGCCGATCATCGTCGACCGCGCGGGGAAGATTCTGAAGGGCAACGGCACGCACGAGTCCGCCGAACTCGAAGGCTGGTCGCACATCTGGTACGAGGTCTCGAACCTCGAAGGCGCGGAGGCGACAGCCTACGCCGTGGCCGACAACGCCACGGGTCTCTCCTCTCAGTGGGACTACAGGCAGCTCGCCGAAAACATCCAGTCTTCCAAGGACGAGTTCGACGGCGGCGATCTCGAATTCTCGGGCGAAGAGTTCGGCTTCGACGATCACGAGCTGAAGCCGCTCCTCAACGCCGAGTGGAAGCCCGCCGAAGTGTTGGAGGGCCAGCGCGCGCCGAAGCAACGCGGCTCCGAAGACCCCCATACTGATTTGGAAGAGGGCGACCGCGCCGACCGCTGCGCTCCGATCATAGTGACCCCAAACATGAGAACTGTGATCGACCAAGCCGTCGAGCGCGTCCGGCTCGTCAGCGGCGATATGAGTTTGAGCGAAGGGCGCTGCGTGGAATTGTTCGCCGCGGATTATCTGAGCGGCGCACCGTCGCGCGACGAGGCGCTCGCCGAGTTCGAGCGCGTGCGCGGGACACTGCCGGAGTCGGAAGAAGAAGACACGCCCGGCTGCGAATGATTATGCGAATTCGACTCGCATATTTGCATAAGAGCCACAGGCGACGAGTGACGAGTGATGAGTGACGAGTTACAAGCCCCGACAGTACGCCTCGCCTTCGGCGGCGCGAACCAGGTCCTCAAGTCGGGACTCTGCGCGCGGCCAGCGGGCGAACCCGTCCCGGCGCTCCTCGTCTCCTACGTCTATCTCCACCAGTTCGAGCTGGCCCGCCCCGACATCACCTTCCGCGACTACGTGCTCGACTCCGGGGCCTTCTCCGCCTACAACAGCGGCACGGAGATCAAGCTCCAGGACTACATCGACCTCGCCAAAAAACTGCTCGCGGAAGACAAACAACTCACCGGCGTCTTCGCGCTCGACGTGATCGGCGACTGGAAAGCCTCACTCCGCAACACAGAGGAGATGTGGCGCCAGGGCGTCCCCGCAATCCCCTGCTTCCACGCCGGCGAGCCGTGGGAGGCACTCGAGCAGATGGCGCGCGACTACCCGCGCATCGCCCTCGGAGGCGTCGCCTACGCCAACGCCGCCTCGAAGCTCCAGTGGGCCGAGCAGTGCTTCGCACGCGTCTGGCCCAAAAAGATTCACGGCTTCGGCTTCGGCAGCGAGCGCCAGTTGATGGCGCTCCCCTGGCACTCGGTGGACGCGACGACGTGGCTCGTGGGGCCGTCGAAGTTCGGGCGCTGGCTCTCATACGGCGGGAGGATGAGCGTGCGCGGGAGCGAGAACACGAACTTGCGCGCGGAAGTCGACTGGTACCTGGAACTTGAGCGCCGCGCGCGCTTCCGTTGGCGCAGGGAGATGGCCGTCCTCGGAGGCCTGGACTGAAATTGAGATCACCGCGCCCCGCACACGCTGCACGAGGCCGTACCGGGGCGACCGTGACGCCGATAGTCGGAGAAGACTCGGCATCCCTTTCACTCTCATGTACACGATCATAAAAAAATTGGGCCCCTTCGCCGCCTCGCACCAGCTCGTCGGTATGCCCGACGGCCACCAGTGCGGGCGCAAGCATGGGCATAATTACGAGGTCGAGGTCGAGATCTCGTCCGACGAGCTTAACGAGCACGGCTTCGTCGTCGACTACGGCGGCCTCAATCCGCTCGCCGAATACCTCACGTCGCGCATGGATCACCGCGACCTGAACGAGCAGTTCTCCTTCAACCCGACCGCCGAGAACCTCGCGCGCCACATCTTCGAGTGGGTCGCGGGGACGCAGGCGTGGCCGGTCGTCGCCGTGCGCGTCAGCGAGACGCCGGGGAAGACCGTGAGCGAATTCAGGGCCGACCTCCCGTCCCGAATCGTCGTCTGCGAGGAGCACTCTCGCACAGTCGTCCAGTTCCGCGGCGCGAGGTCGGACGACTTCATCTTCAGCCTTCAGGAACTTCTCTCCGACTCCATCCTTTAACCGCCGCCCGCTGTAATCGCGCCCCGACTTTCCTCCGCCCGCCTTCAAGGGACAGCAAGTGAAGATTCTTTTCATCATCAAAGAGCACCGGCGCATGGCCGGCTCCGGCAACTCATGGGGCCTCTTGAACTCGGCGCGGCTCGCCGCCTTCGCGCTCAACTGCGAAGGGCACCTCGCTTTGGTGCGCGAAGTCGTCGACAACAACTCCATCGACGGCCTCGTCGCGCGGGAGCGCCCCGACGTGGTCGTCGTCGATGCGCTGTGGGTCGTCCCCGAAAAGATGGCCGTGCTCGTCCGGCTGCACCCGCGCGTCCGCTGGGTCGTGCGCGTGCACAGCAAGACGCCGTTCCTCGCCGAGGAGGGGATCGCGCTCGACTGGCTCCGCCGCTACGACCGGAAAGTCGCCGTCGCCGCGAACGCCGCGGACACGGCGCGCGAACTCTCCCTCGTCCTCTCGCGCGAGGTCACGTACCTGCCGAACCGCTACCCCGCGCCCGCCGGTAGACTCCCGCGCCGCTTCACTGATTCCCGCGCCCTCGATGTCGGCTGCTTCGGCGCGATCCGCCCGCTGAAGAACCAGCTCAACCAGGCGGTAGCGGCCATCCACTTCGCCGAGGAGGAAGGTAAAACCCTCCGCTTCCACGTCAACGCGGCGAGGGTCGAGCAGCGCGGCGCCGAGGCGCTGAAGAACCTGCGCGCGCTCTTCGCCGCGGGGCCCCACCGTCTCGTCGAGCACGAGTGGTACCCGCACGAACAGTTCCTCTCCGTGCTCGCGGAGATGGACGTGCTGATGCAGGTCAGCTACACGGAGACCTTCAACATCGTCACGGCTGACGCCGTCGCCGCGGGCACGCCCGTCGTCGTCAGCCCGGCGATCTCCTGGGTGCCGTGGCTGTTCCAGGCCGACCCGAACGACGTCGGCGACCAGGTCGCCGCGCTGCGGACGGCCCTCTCCTTCGGGCGCTTCGGAGCGTGGCTCAACCGGCGCGCGCTCCGCGCTTACGACCGCGCCTCGGCGAAGGCGTGGGCCCGATTCCTCGGCTGAACCCGATGCCCGCCGTAGCCACCCGACTGCCGACCCTCGTCCCCTGCCGCCGCTTCATCGTCGGCCCCGACGGCGTTTTGCGAGATCGTGACCGTTTATTGCGGCCTGAACGAATGACCACTTACAGCATCGAGACTTTCGACAAGCGCACGGGCGCTTACCAGGCTGTCGCGACCGTGAAGTCGCGCGAGGAGATGGTCGAGTTCTGCACCGCCGAATGGAGGCGCGAGAGCGTCCACGTCGTCCAGGCCATACCCGACTACGGGGTCGGCCTCCCCATCGTCGCCGTCTTCATCAACGGCCTCTGCGTCTCGCCGCTCTTTAACAGCTTCCACAAATGAGAAGACATGCCGCGAATCTGGGCCCCGCCCGCGTCGTGCTCGCGGCTGCAATCATCCTCGCCGCCTCGTGGCTGATCGACTTCGCCCTCTGGCGGCTCCAGCACCCGTCAGCGCCGGCATGGACTTTCCTTTTCCGATGAAACTCGGCGCGATTCATAAATTGGTCGGCAGGCCGCCGCGCACGGCCTGCGGCATTGACGACCGCCGGCGCTGGCGGCGCTGGTCATCAATGCAGATCACCGGCACGAGGGAAGAAAGGCTCGTCACGTGCAAGCGGTGCCTCAAGAAGTGAGAGACACGATTTTAATCTCCGAGATTTTCGGCCCGACTCTGAGCGGCGAAGGCGCCCAGGCCGGGCGCATGACGGTCTTCGTCCGCACGGGCGGCTGCAACGACCGCTGCGCCTGGTGCGACTCGATGCACGCCGTCGACCCCGCTCACAAAGGCGACTGGAAGCCGATGACGGCTGACGAGGTCATGCTCGAAGTCTGCCGCCTTTCCGGGGGCGTCCCGTGCCTGGTCACGCTCTCGGGCGGCAATCCCGCGCTCCAGCCTCTGCACGCTCTCTTAGACGTCGGGCGCGAACTCGGCTACGCCTTCTCGATGGAGACTCAGGGGAACGTCGCGAAGCCCTGGTTCAACCGGCTCGACCACATCGTCCTCAGCCCGAAGCCGCCCAGCTCAGGCGTCCTCTTCAGGCCGTGGCGCCTGCGCGACTGCGTCAACGCGGCGCGCATCCGCATAGTCGGCGCGGAGCCGCGTCACACGCACCTGTCGCTGAAGGTGGTCGTGATGAGCGAGGAGGATTACGAGTTCGCGCGCGCCGTCTGCGAGCACTTCGCGCGCCCGCTCTCGATCCCCTTCTTCGTCACGCCGGGCAACCATACGCCGCCAGCCGGCGCGCGGTGGAACAGGGACGGCGAACACGAGTTCGACACGGAGGGCGTGCTCGAGCGCGCCCGCTGGGTCGTGGAGCGCGCGGCGAAAGACCGCTGGCATGACGTCTCGATAATCCCGCAGTTGCACACGTTGCTGTGGAAGAACGAGCAAGGCAGGTAAGTTACTTTGGGAAACCAAAACGATAGCGAGCGCGGGTGGATCGGCGTCGACCTCGACGGCACTCTGGCCTTTTCGCACGAGGTCGCGCGACCCGACGAACTGTCGGAGACAGCCGCTTTCTGGCGCGACCTCCTCTCCGAAAACAACCGATGACGCGCGGCGAAGAAGTAAAGGGCTCAGAATGAGAAAAACTTCAATCAACGCATTGGAGCCGGAAGCGCAGAGTGCTGCCGCCTCACAACTGCGCAAACTTGCCGACGACATCGAGAGCGGCGCGGCGCAGGTCACCGACATCTACGTGAGCTTAAACCTGCTCGACACGACGCCCTTCGGAGCTGAGGCCGTCGAGTGCGAAATAGATCAGACGAGCTATTTGCTCATGCTCCGCTTCGAGCGGCGCGAGGTCGAGAAAAGGAAACGGGCCGAGCCGGAAGAGGTCGAGATCGCCGACTGCCCGCGCCTCGTCGAAGCGCTCGCGGCGAGTGACAACCCCAGCACCGCCAGATCGTCGAGGAGGCGCCCCGACAAAGACCTTCATGCGCGGGCGCGCATGAAGGTCTTTGTCGGGGCGCACGGCAAGGATACGCGCGTTTTCGTCGGCGAGACCGAGATCACAAATTTCCTCCGCCGCGTGACCGTTGACGTCAACGCCCGCGAACTCCCCGTGATCTCCCTCGAGGCCGTCGCCGACGTCGAGATTGACGCCGAAGGCGAAGTGATCATCCGCCGCTAAGGAGCACTCCTCCGATGGACAAGACGCTCGAAAAGTATCTTAAAGACGCCCTGGCGCGCGGCGTCATCGACCACACGCTGCGCGCCGGCATTGACGAGCGCGGGCGCGTCAGCTTCTACATCCACCCCGCGAACACGGACGGCGAAACCCGCGACTACGAAGTCCGCAACAACCTCCTCCGGCCCGACCCGCGCGTTACAAGACAAGACTGACTCACCCACACCGCGCCACACCCCATTCACGGACTGATGGACAAGCAGAAAAGAAACGAGATCAACGTCGAGCACCTTGCCTCTTTGTTCACGGGGCGAATCGACGAGGCCCGCGACACCGGCGAAATCGAAGACGGCTACGACGACTATGCCAAAGAGTCCGGCCAGGTTGACACGACGACCATCGAGATCGCCGTCCGCATGATCCTCGAAGCGACCGGCCAGGATCTCTCGCGCGAAGACCTGCGCGACACGCCACGCCGCGTCGCCCGCTTCTACAAGGAATTCCTCGGCTGGGACCCGGGCACTGTAGATACCTCGTTCGCCGAGGAGAAAGTCACCGGCCAGATGGTCACGGTCTCCGACATGAGGATGTGGTCTATCTGCGCGCACCACATGCTCCCCTTCTACACCGACATCTCGGTCGGCTACATCGCGCAGGGGCGCGTGCTCGGCCTCTCGAAGTTCGCGCGCATCGCCCACCAGGTCTGCCACCGGCTCCAGACTCAGGAGTCAATCGCCGAGCAGATCGCCGACGAGGTCATGGCGGTCACGCGGATGCGCGACGTCGCGGTGCTTTGCGAGAACGGCATGCACACCTGCATGACGATGCGCGGCATCCGCACGCCCGGCTCGATGAACAACGCCGTGCTGCGCGGCCAGTTCCTGCTCCGCCCGTCGGCGCGCGCCGAGTTCTACAACCTCATCCAGAGGAGCAGGAGCCGCCGCTAGATTCACTCCGCCCCGACCTTCCCTTCAGCAAGACCAACAGAGGAGCAACCCCGCCCGATGAAGCTCAAACAACTCTTCTCCAAATTCAAGCACGCCGTCTCGTCGCTCTACGGCCAGGCCGCCTCTGACGGGCGCACGAAGGCCGCGCGCGAGAGCCTCGACGCGGAGGTGAGCGCGCGGCCCGGCACCTTCGAGGGCGCGATCGCCGCCCGCTTCGTCCGCGACATCCGCAACGCCGAACTCGGCGGCGCGCGCAAGAACACGCGCGGGCTGCCCAAAGGGTACGGCGCCCACCAGGCGAAGCGCGCGCGCCTTCTCGCCCGGTCGAAGAAGCACCGCGACCGCGCGACCCTGACGGAGCTGTACGCCGCGCAAACCTTCATCGACGACGAGAAGCGTTGCAACCGGATGCGCGCCGCAGCGCGCGCACGGCTTACGCCCGACCCCGTTGAAGACGGGCTGCTCGCCGGGCGCGCCTCGCGCTCCTTCCTCAAGCGGGTCTGCCCGGCCTTCCGCTCGAAGTCGCTGCGCCTCCTCCAGGCGATCATCCGCCGCAAGAGGCTGATCGCGTCGCAGTCAGACCGCGTCCCGTACCGCAAACCCGTGGAAACACAGCGCGACATACACGGGTGGAAGGGCGCGACCGTCACGCGTCTGCCGGGAGACGGGATAGAGGTCAGGCCGCTGCCTTCGGCGGCATAGCTCTCACCGCGCGCACTTCTCACGCCGTCCCCGACGGGACTGCTCCCTCACCGCCGGTTTGCCTCAGGAGTTTGCTTCGGTGAACGGAATTTCAGAAATCACGTCGTCAGCCGGCAACCCGTTCCTTTCGGGCGGCCTCATCATGATGGCCGTCGGCGCGCTGATGGCGCTCTTCCGCCGCGCGCCTAACGACCTCTGGAACTGGCTCAAGCTGCGGTTCACCGTCTCCGTCGACGTGATGAACTCCGACCCGGCCTTCGAGTGGCTGACCGCGTGGCTCGACGCTCACCCCTATTCGCGGCGCGCGACGCGCCTCTCGCTGACCACTTCGCGCGGCAAAGAAGGTCAGAAGCCGGTCGTGGTGCTGACGCCGGCCCCCGGCAATCACTTCTTCGTCTACCGCGGGCGGCTCGTCTGGTTCCACCGTGACCGCGAACAGTCGGGCGGCGGCGCTGGGCCCGCCCACGAGGAGGGCGCGTTCGCCGCACTTCGGCGGCGCGAGACTTATAACATCCGTGTCATAGGTCGTTCGCAGTCGGTGGCGAGGCAGATCATCGAGGACGCGCGCGAGTCCTTCCTGTCGGCGGCGAAGGCCGAGCCGGAACTGTTCGCGTCGAACTGGGGCTGCTGGGAGCGGACGGGGCCCGTGCCGCCGCGACCGCTCGACTCCGTCATCCTGCCCGGCGGCACGACCGAAATGCTCGTCGCCGACGTGCACGAGTTCCTCGTTTCGCGCGAGTGGTACACGCGCCGCGGCATCCCCTACCGGCGCGGCTACCTCTTCCACGGCGTGCCCGGCTCCGGCAAGAGTTCGGTCATCGCCGCCGTCGCCTCACACCTGGGCCTCCACCTCTACGCGCTCTCGCTCGCCGGCGTGCCCTCGGACGAGTCGCTCGCGCAACTCTTCTCGACGGCCAGGGAGGGCGCCGTCATCCTCCTCGAAGACGTGGACGCGGCGGCGCGTCGCGAGCTGAAGGAGGGTAAGGACTCGGAGCGCGGGATCACCTTCTCGGGGCTGCTGAACGCGCTCGACGGCGTCGCGGCGCGCGAGGGCCTCATCGTCGTCATGAAGACCAACCACAAGGAGCGCCTCGACCCGGCTCTCATCCGGCCCGGCAGGGTGGACGTCGAGGTGGAATTCGGCAACGCGACGCGCGAGCAGGCCGCGCGCCTCTTCTCACACTTCTTCCCCGGCCACGCGCCCGGGCTGGCTACCGCCTTCTCCGAGAGGGCGGAGGCAGCCGTCTCGGTGGCTTCGCTCCAGCAGCACCTCCTCCGCCACAAGAATGACCCACACGCGGCAGCGCAAGTCGCCTGAAACACCTCATGGCCGAGACCAAACGCGAAAAATGGGAGGTCGAGCGCGACCGCGAGGAGATCGCACAACTCCTCGTGCGCCACCGCTCCATCACCCACCAGCGCGTCGCCGACATCCTCAACCAGCGGCGGAAGGACGAATACCAGAAGGCGCTGGCCTCACTCGCCGAACTAGAAGCCGACGAGGCCATCCCGGCGGTGCGTGAGCCGTACGCGCTCACGCGCCAGATGATCGACTACGACGTCAGGGCGATCCTGAAGGAACTGCGGGAGCGCTCGCTCGACGCGATGGAGACCGTGCGCGCCAGACAGCTCGCGCGCTACGAAGACCTCTACGAGACGGCGCGCAACGACTACGAGCGCTCGAAGGGCGAGGTCAGCGAAATCCAGGAGGACAAGGAGACCGTCGGCCTCCAGACGACCGTCGGCCAGTTGGCCGAGGAAATAGACGGCCCGCTCTCGGAACTCCTCTCGACGCGCGAGCGCTCGCGCCGCGTCGAGATCTCCGGCGCGACCAAGGTCAAGCTCAGGCGGAAGAAGGCGCAGCTCGTCGGCGACCCCCGCTTCCTCCAGGCCGCCGCCAAACCACTGGAGCGCATCGACGCGCTCTACAACCTCGGCTCCATAAACGTCAACGTCAACTCCCGGAACGCGCTCGCGGCGCTGCTGGGCATTTCCCCCGATGACCTTCCTGACCCCCCTGCTGATGGCTCTTCTAAGTAGGGAAGACGTTATCAACCGGATAAAACGGCTGCCGCCCCAGTTCCGCGAGGCGGCGGCTCAACACGCGTTGAAGGTGTACGGGCCGGGCGACCAGTCGCGCCGCTTCGAGGCGACGCGCTACGACCCGCGCGCCTACATCAAGCGACACCTCGGCTGGGAGCCGTGGCGCGGCGACGCAGAACACCCGGGCCAGCAGGAAGTCCTCGACGCTTACGTCCTCTGCCTGCGGCAGCAGCACGAGCGCGCCGCCTTCGAGGCCGGCCAAATCGACATCGCAAATTTGCGATACTGGCAGCCCGGCCAGACCATCAAGAACCGCATCCGCGTCGAGGCCGGCCATACCGTCGGCAAGACCAAGCTCGCGTCCGGCATCGTCAACCACTTCTTCGACCACTTCTCCCCGGTCACGGGCTACTGCCTCGCGCCCGGCTACGCGCAGATCCACGACCTGCTGTTTAAGGAGGTCAAGGCCGACCGGCGCGATAAGGGACTGCCCGGCAGAATACTCGACCTCGAACTCCACCTCGCGGACAACCACTTCATCAAGGGGCGCGCCACCAACAACGCCGGCGGCCAGGGCACGGAGCGCATCCACGGCCAGCACGAGCGGTACCAGATCTTCGTCCTCGACGAGGCGGAGGGCATTGACGACTACGTCTTCAACGCCGTCGACTCGATGACATCGGGCGGCATCTCGGTCGTCGTCATGCTGGCGAACCCGCGCACGCGCTCCTCGCGCTTCCACAAGCTCAAGGGCGCGACGAACGTTAAGTCCTTCCGCATCTCCTGCCTCCACCACCCGAACGTCGTCGAGGGCCGCGAGGAGGTGCCGGGCGCGGTGCGCCGCCAGTACGTCGAGGAGATGATCGAGAAGCACTGCGAGGTCGCCGCCGCGCACTCGGACGACGACCTCACCTTCGCGCTCGGGTACCCGGTCACCCTCAAGGGCGAGACGCACGCGCCGGGAACCGTCTTCAAGCCGGACGCGGAATTCATGTTCCGCGTGCTCGGCGTCGCCCCCGCCAACATCTCCGACAACACCCTCATCACCGTCGGTCGTTTCGAGTCAGCCTGCAAGCGCCCGGCCCCGTCAGAAGACCCGGCGCGCGCGCGCATGGGCGTAGACGTGGCGCGCTTCGGGCGTGATTACGGGACGCTGTTCGTCCGCCACCGCGGCTCCGTCTGGCGCGCGGCGCAGTTCCGGAAGCAGGACACGAACGAGTACGCGCGCGTGATTCGAGAACACGCGCTCGCGCTCGCCCGCCTCGGCGTCCGCAGCCTCCACGTCCGCGTCGACGGCGGCGGCGGCTTCGGCGGCGGCGTCATCGACAAGGTGAAGGCGGACGCCGAGCTGCTGCGCGCCTTCACGGACTTCCGCGTCCTCGAAGTCCACTTCAACGCCGCGGCGCACGACGAGCAGTCCTTCGCCGACCTCGTCACCGAGATGCACGCGCAGGCCGCGGAGACCCTGAAAGCCGTCCGCGTCGAGAACCCGCCTGAGACACTCGAGGCCGACCTGTGCGAGCGCCAGTACGGCTGGGTCAACCACAAGGGCGTGGACGTCAAGAAGCTCGAATCGAAAGTCGATTTCCGCAAGCCGAAGCGCCTGGGCCGCAGCCCCGACGACGGGGACGGGTTCGTCCTCTGCGTCGCCCCGGATTTCATCTTCCCCAACCAGGATTGGGGAGTATCCCAGTTCAGGATTTAACGACCATGACAGAAGAGATTAAACAGCCTTACGACAAGCCCGATTACCAGTCGCCCGCCTACGCGCAGATGCAGCCCGCATGGCAGATCTGCTCGGACGTCGCGGCAGGCACGCTCCACATGCGCTCGAAGCGGGAGAAATACCTCCCCAAATTCCCCGCCGAGCACAAGGACGATTACGAAGACCGGCTGAAGACGGCCACTTTCTTCAACGCCTACAACCGCACCGTCGGCGGCCTCGTCGGCATGGCATGTAAGAAGGGGCCAGTCCTCGGGGAGGACGTGCCGGCGGCGATCAGGGGCGACGAGGAGGCCGGCGTCGAGGGTCAAGTCGAGAACATCGACCTCGCCGGCACCCACCTCGACGTCTTCATGAAGCGCGTTCTGACCGACGCCTTCGAGGGGCACGCCTTCATTCTCGTCGACATGCAGCAGGGCGAGGCGGCGAACGCCGAGGCCGAGCAGAAGATGGGACTCCGACCCTACTGGACGAAATACAAGGCAAACCAGGCGGTCAATTTCATTCCCGTCATTATCAACGGCGAGCTGGAGATCGGTCAGATCACCTTCGAGGAGCAGGTGAGCGAGCGGCAGGGCCGCTACGGCTCCGCGCCTGCCTACCAGTATCGGACGTTCTTTCTCGAAGAATACAAAGACTCGGTGACTGGCGGGCAGAAGTACCGCGCGCGCTGGGAGCTGAAGAGGAAGGTCGTCGACCCTAAGTCGGGCCAAGTCACGTTCGCCGACGCCGGTGAAGGCGTCTGCATGCGCGGCAGCAAGACGGGCGGTCCTCGCGTGCCGTTCGAGCGCATCCCCGTCGCCGTCGTGTACGGGCAGCAGACGGGCTTCCTCACGAGCCAGCCGGTCTTACTCGACCTCGCGCTCATCAACATCAAGTATTACCAGAAGCGCTCGGACTATGACGCGTCGCTCCACAAGGCCGGGTTCCCGATCCCGGTCTTCATCGGGCGCAACACGCAGTCGCCGCAGCAGGCGGTCGGCTCGGGCTTCGGACTCGACATCCCGATGGGCGGCGAAGCGAAGTACATGGAGCCGCAGGGCAAGTCGCTCGAGGTGGCGCGCACCGACCTCCAGGACGTGCGCGCCGAGATGGCCGCGCTCGGCCTCTCGGTCTTAAGTTCGCGCCCCGAGGCCGCGGCGACGGCCACCGAAACGGTCATCGACTTCTCGCAGGAGTCCTCGCAGTTAGAGACCATCGTGCGTTCGGGCCGGGACGCGCTCGAGGCGTGTCTTTCGTTCCACGCCGCCTACCTCGGCGAGAAGTCGGGCGGGACGGCCACCTGGGGCGGACACCTCCGCAGCCTCCTGCTCACGCCGCAGCAGGTACAGGCCTACAGCCAGATGGTCATGGAATCGCAGCTCTCGCTGGAAACCCTCTGGTCGATCATGCAGAACGCGGACGCGCTACCGGCAGACTTCGACCCCGTGGAGGAGATGGAGCGCCTATTCGGCGCGGGCGCGTCGGCGAAGCCTGCCGTCGTGCGGAAGGCGCAGGCCGAGAACGGCGACCCGCCCGGGCCGACCGAGCAGGAGGAAGAGGACGGCGTGCCAGCGTCGTGAACTTTTTTTTCAACGTCTCGATTCCGCATTCCGCAAATAGCCCTCGGACATGAAGAAAGAACCTGAGTCGCCGGCGCGTCCGGGCAAGGGCGAGCAGTGGACTCCCGCACAGATCGAACGGCTCGCGCGCGAGGACGCCGAAAAACTGTCGCGCGACCCGTCGGAGGCGCGCGCTTACGTGCGCCGCGCCAGCCCCTTCCTCGCGGCCCTTCTCGAAGCCGAACCTGAAAACTGATGACTTGTATCGCAGCATTCGTCGAAGGCGGCAAAGCTTACGTGGGGGGCGACGCCGCGGCCACTTACAACAACGACCTCATCGTGCGCCGCCAGCCGAAGGTCTTCTTCAACCGCGGCTACGTCTTCGGCTGCGCCGGCAGCTACCGCCAGATGCAGGTGCTGCGCCACCTCTTCCAGCCGCCGCCCCTACCGCGCGGCCTGAAGACCGATTCGGAGTTCGAGGCTTTTCTCGTCGGCAAGTTCATCCCGGCCCTGCGGTTCGTGCTGAAGGAGGAGGGCGTCGCCGAGATCGTGCAGGTCGGCTCCGAACGGAGCAACCAGCAGTCGGAGATGGTCGTCGCCTGCGGCGCGCGCCTCTTCACCCTCGAGAGCGATTACAACGTCGGCCTTAACGCCGGCGAGATAGCGACCGCTGGGTCGGGCGGCCCGGAAGCGCGGGGCGCACTTCTCGCGCTCCTCCCATTCAAGGAGATCCCGGCCCGGCGCAAGCTCGAGATCGCGCTCGAATGCTCCGAGGCTTGCAACGCGTCGGTGCGCTCGCCCTTCACCGTCCTCCACACCTGACACAGTCTCCGATGCTTAATCCGCGCTACGCCTGGGACAGACTCTCGCTGCGCTACCGCGACACTTCGACGGGCCGGTACGTGCCGCGCCCGGACGTGATGCGCGCGCTCGACTCCGTGAACCGCCGCGCGGCCTCGCGGATGCGCGCGCTCGCCGCCGACCTCCAGCGTGGCGCGATCACCACGAAAGAGTTTCAGCAGGGGATGCGCGCCGAACTCCGCTCGCTCCACGCCGTGAGCGCGGCGGCTGCCGCCGGCGGCTTCAGTCAGATGACGAAGGCGGACTGGGGCCGGGTCGGCGCAAGACTGAAGAAGGAGTACACGCACCTCGAATCATTCGCCCGCGACCTCAGCTCCGGTCGCCTGAGGATCACTTCGGGGCTGGTGCGGTCGCGCGCCGCCTCCTACGCGGCGAACGCCCGCGTCGCCTTCTGGCGGACGATGGCCGGGCGCATGGCTGACACGGAGCAGTTGGTAGAGGCGCGGCGGCAGACGGGCGCGGTCGCGACCGAGCACTGCGACGGGTGTGTGGAGCAGGAGGCGCTTTCGTGGGTGCCGCTCGACGAGCTGGAAGAGATCGGCTCGCAGGAGTGTATGCAGTTTTGCCGGTGCGAGGTCGAATTCCGCTCCGTCAACATAGGCGCGATTGCCGAGAAGGTGGTCACGCTTCACGAGTCGAAAGGCGGCGCGACCGTCAACCCGTTCAGAGGCGACATGCGAGGGCTACCGCTTTTCGCCGTCTCCCCTTTCCCGAACGGCGAGATCACCCGGCAATATCCCGGTCGCGCCCTCCCGACAGGGAAAGTCAAATCCTTCATCGTCGACAACCTGGAGCTTTTGAAGGACTCACGCTATTCGGTCGGGAGCTGGTTCAACCCGACTGAAGAGTTGACCTACCTCGACCTGGTCGCCACGGTCGAAAAAACAGTCGCCGAGGACCTCGCGCGCCGTTATAATCAGATAGCCATTTACGATCTATTGCGGGGGGTGAATGTCCAAACCGGAGGCACCGGAGTAGCCCCTCCAGATTTGCCGCCTCTTAATCGACGGCTGCCGCCGAGGGGGAAGCGATGAGCGAAACGCGGGCCACAAGCCGAGGAAGGATCACGGCCATCAAGGCCGCGGAGGGCGACCGCCCCGCGCGCGTCGTTTACATCGTCACGGGCCGTGACGTTGAAGGCCAGACCAGGCACGCCACGCTCTCCGCCATCATCCCCGCGGAAGACTTCGACCGCCTGTACCGCGCCCTCAAGGTCGGCGACACGGCGGAATTCACCACGCTGACGGACTGGGATAAGAAAGGCCTCCCCGTGACGCTCCTCTCCTTCTCCAAGGCCGCAGACCTCGAACCGCAGGCCGCCGCCTGAAGGCGGCCCGACTCCCCTCCTTCCAAAAATTCTTTCCCAAGTTAAGGGCCTCACGGAAAGAGACTTCCCGCGCCCGCCATGCACAACGAGCAATGCGATTTGAATAATTTGCTTGACGGATCGGACGCCGACTATGCTAAGGTCATTAAGGCGCTCGAACGCCTCCGCCGCACGAGCCTCGCGCAGGCCGGCGCGGCGGCAGAGCTGACGAGAGCGCTCCAGCACAGACGGGCCGACCGGAAAACCGCTCCGCCCGCGATTAACCAAGCCGCCCAAGAGTCGGGATGACTCACGGGGCAGTTTCGTTAATGGCGGGCGGTTTTTCTTTAGCCCGCAAGACGACCCACCAATTACCCACCACAAAGCGACCGGGCGGCGCCCGTCGCGACCCCGCGCAAAGGAGCGGTGCTCACAATGCCGAAAATCACACTCAAGTCAGTAGTCGACAGCCTGAACGACGTGCCGGAGGCATATCGCGGCAGGTACACCGAAGGAGAAGACAAGAAGTTCCACCTCGACGAGATCGAGATCGACGACGGCGCGGAGCTGCGCACGGCGCTGGAGCGCGAGCGCGAGGCCCGCCGGACGGCGAATAAAGAGATCGAGCGGCTCAAGGGCGATTACGAGCGCTACAAGGACATCGACCCCGACAAAGCGCGCGAGGCCTTGCAGGCGCTCGCCGACGCCGAGGAGAAGAAGCTCAAGGACAAGGGCAAGTTCGAAGAGCTGCTCGCCGCCGAGCGCGATAAGGCGCAGAAGGCCCTCGACGCCAAGATCAAGGAGATCGAGGCGCGCGACGCGACGATCGCCGAGCGCGACCGCGCGCTCCGCAAGTTTCAACTCGACGACAAGGTGCGGGCCGCCGCGCTCCACGCGGGCGTGCTCGCCGACGACATCGAGGACGTGATGACCCTCACCGCCTCGCGCTTCGACCTCTCGCAGGAGGGCCAGGTCGTCGTCCTCGGCGCGGACGGCAAAGACTCCGGCTCTTCGCTCGAAGACTTCTTCGGCAAGCAGTTCAAGGAGCAGAAGCCCAAGTTCTACGCGCCGACCGGCGGCTCCGGCTCCGGCTCGCCGGCGGGCGGCGCGGCGGGCGGCTCCTCGAAGAAGTCTGTCAAGCGGCAGGAGTTCGAGCAGATGGGCGCGCAGGAGCGCATGACCTTCTTCAAGGAAGGCGGCAAGGTCGAAGACTAAAACAAGAACGCCCGCGGCCTTCCATAGACCGCGGCCCACGAGTTCGTGAAAGCGGGGCGCGTCCGCATAGCGCGCGCGCCCCCCACGACACCAACCGACCTCAACCCACCAAAAAGGAAACCTCAACATGGCCAACAGTTTGTCGAATATGTTTCCGGACCTTTACGAGGCCCTGGACATTGTGAGTCGTGAATTAGTCGGCTTCATACCGGCTGTCACGCTCGACGCATCCGCCGAGCGCGCCGCGCTCAACCAGACGATCCGCGTGCCCGTCACGCCGGCCTCGACGGGCGAGAACACCACGCCCGGAAGCTTACCGCCCGACACCGGCGACCAGACCGTGGGCAACACGACGCTCTCGATCACCAAGTCGCGCACCTTCCCCTTCCGCTGGCAGGGTGAGGAGCAGAAGGGAATGAACACCGGCGTCGGCTACCGCTCGATCAAGGTGCAGCAGATCGCGCAGGCAATGCGCGCCGCCTGCAACGAGGTCGAGTCTGACCTGGCCGGCCTCTTCAACCGCGCCTCCCGCGCCTACGGCACCGCCGGCACGACCCCGTTCGCCACGGGCGTCGGCGACGCCGCGCAGGTCCTCAAGATCCTCAAGGACAACGGCGCGCCCGAGGGCGACGTGCACCTCATCATCGACACGAACGCCGGCGCCAACATGCGCTCGAACACGCAGTTGACGAAGGCGAACGAGGCGGGCGGCGACGAGCTGCTCCGCCAGGGCGTCCTCCTGAACCTCTTCGGCATGCAGATCCGCGAGTCCGCGCAGATCAAGCAGGTCACGAAGGGCAACGGCGCTTCTTACGTCCTCTCCGCCAACCAGGCCGTGAAGGACACGTCCATCGCGCTCATCACCGGCACCGGCAACGTCAACGCCGGCGACATCGTGACCATCGCGGGCGACGCGAACAAGTACGTGGTCGGCACGGGCATCAACGCGCCCGGCTCAATCGTGCTGAACTCGCCGGGCCTGCGCCTGGCGCACTCGGCGTCGGACGCCCTGACCGTGGGCAACTCCTACACGGCGAACATGGCCTTCCACCGCAGCGCCGTGATCCTCGTCGCCAGGCCGCCCGCACTCCCCGAGGAGGGCGACATGGCGACCGACCGCGAGATCATTACCGATCCGCGTTCCGGCCTCTCATTTGAGGTGGCGGTTTATCCGCAATATAGAAGGGTGCGTTACGAGCTGAGCCTTGCTTGGGGGGTCGCCCTCATCAAGCCCGACCACGCCGCCATCCTTCTGGGTTAACAGCCTCCGGCGAATAGGTTAAGGCAATCGTCTTCCGGGGGTTCTTTGTATTCTCATTAACCCCACGGTGATATGAGAAAACGTAAGCGATTCCCGGAAGACGCTGGGCCTTAACTTCCGCGCAGGAATTTCACCCACTCGACTCAACAAGGGAGAGACGTGACGACCATGAAGGTTCCGACAGTAAGGATCGCGCACGAAGGCGCGCCGAGCGGCTTCGCCACGATCAACGAGAGCGACTTCGACGCCTCGACGCACAAGCTCTTCGAGGACGCCGAGCGCGAGCGCGCCGAGGCTGAAGCGAAAGCTAAGGCGGAGGCTGAAGAGGCTGCCAAGGCCGCGGCTGAGGCGGAGGCCAAAGCGAAGCGCGAGGCGCAGGCCAAGGCGAAGGCGGAAGCCAAAGCTAAGGCAGACGCCGAGGCGAAGGCCAGGAAGGAATCCGAGGCGAAGGCCGAGGCCGAAACGCCCGCGGCTAAGTAAACCTCTCCGGCGCTGGCTGCGCGCGCGCCACACACCGCGCGCGCTCCCCCACCAGGTCGGCGCCGCCGGGGCGCGGGTTCCTCTCCTTGACGCGCCCCGCTTCCTCTCATCCGGGTACCGGCAGATGGCATTCCTCTTTGACGCGACCGAAGGCGGGACGACTTCCAACAGCTACTGCACCGTGGAGTTCGCCGACGACTACTTCGGCGGCGAACTCTACGCGGCGGAGTGGAACGCGCTCGTCAACACGAACCCGCCCGACCTCCTGAAGAAGGAGCAGGCTTTGTGCAAGGCGACGCGCAGGCTCGAACGCCTCCAGTGGGTTTCGCTCCCGACTCACGTCACGCAGGCCCTGAAGCACCCGCGCTTCTGGCTCGAAGACGACCACGGCTACTTCTACCCGCAGGAGAACGTCATCCCGCCGGTGAAGTTCGCCTGCTGCGAGCTGGCGCTCTTCTACCTCAGGCAGGACCCGACGCTCGTCGTCGACCAGGCCCTCAGGCAGTTCAAGTCGCTCCACGTCGCGAACGTCCTGGAATTCGAGATGAGGGAGCAACTCCCCAACGAGGACGACCTGCCGCCGCGGGTGCTGAACTTCATCGCGCCGTGGCTGACCGCCGGGCCGGGCGGCGTGCGCATCGTGAGGGCGTAAAGGGAAATGTCGCTCGCACTCGGAAAACTCCTCGACCGCCTCGCCCCGACCGTCGCGGCGCTGGCCGCCGCCGAAGGCACCGACTCCTTCTACGTGCTTCGCTCGGCGGCCCCGGTCTCCGACGGTCGCGGCGGCACGATCAAACGCTACACGGCGACGACTCAGACCCCCTTCTCCGCCCTCGCCGTCTCGACGATGGAGCGGCGCGGGCTGGAACTCGAGCAGATCGCCGCCAAGCGAAGAGTTCCCGTCATCTTCCGCCGCGTGCTGTGCGCGGCCTCCGTCGACTGCACGACCCTCGACAAGCTGACCATCCTCGCCCGCGGCGAGCAGCCCGCCGTCACGGAGGTCGAGGTCGTGCGCTCCGTCATCCTCAACGGCGTGGTGCGCGAGATCGTCACGGTCGAGGAGCAGAACAGCGCGGCGCGCTGAGGGCGCGGGGCGATGTTTGAAAAAGCCGTGGTGACGAGGGATGCCCTTCATCCAGTACAAGGTCACGCAGCGCAACCGCGTCGCGGAGTTGCGTCAGCAGCTGAGGCCGCGCGCGGGCCGATGCATCAACGCGTGGGCCAGAAACGTCCTCGCCATCTCGCAGCAGTTAGTCAACGTCGGCGACCGCCAATACGTTGACGCGCAGGGGAACCCTCACCCCGACTTCCTCAAGAAGTCCGGGCAGATCATTGACTACGCCAGCACCGTCGGCGACGGGCGGCAGTCCGGCGTCGCCAAGTCGGTCGCCTATACCGCGCCTTACGCGCTGTGGGTACATAACGGCAACGGCCACTACGCCGGCAACCCCTTCCTCCTGGCCGCCTTCGAGGCGTGCCGCGACTCTCTCAACCGCGACCTCGCCCAAATCTTCGCCCTCAACTAAATGGCCGACGACGCGACAGACCCGATCAACGAAGCGCTCTACGCGGCGCTCGCCGGCGACCTGCAACTCGGCGCGTTCTACGTCTCGCTGTTCGGGCAGCAGGGCGCGCCGCAGGGCGGAGTCTGGAACGTGCAGGCCGACGACGGGACTCCGCTCCCGTTCGTCACCTTCCGCGCGCTCACGCCCGGATACGGCTACACGTTCGGCGGCCCGGCCGAGGAGCGATACCCCTACGAGTTCACGGCCTGGGCCGAAGACCGCGACGGCGTGATGACGGGCGAGCAGATCTGCTCGACTCTGGTCGGCCACGTCCGGCGCGTCCTCACCGACGCGCAGCTTTCCATCGCCGGGTACGAACTCCTCAACTGCCGCCCCTACACGGGAGTCCCGCCCGCGGCGAGCCAGGGGCCGAACGCGCGCGACCAGGTGAGCCAGGGCGTTCGCTTCGAGATCCTGGTGGACAGGCCGTAAGCAGCTCGAAACCGCCAACCCTCAACAGGAGAACCTCAAAGATGGGCAGCGCAATTCACTCACGGAAGACGAAAGTCCTCGTCGACGGCTACGACCTCTCGAACTTCTTCAACAAAGTCGACACGGAGGGCAGCGCGGCGGCGCTCGACTCGACCTGCTTCGACGAGCCGACAAACGACAAGTCGTTCGCGCCCGCCGTGCCCGACGGCAAGGCGTCGCTCTCCGGCCTCTTCTCCGCGAACGCCGGCGACGCCAACCCGCTCAACCGGGACCTGGTCGACGACGTCCTCTCGCAGATCATCGGCGTCGCCACGCAAGCCTACGCCGTGACCGTCGCCCACGAGGGGATGGCGGCGGACGGCGTCTCGGCGACGCTCTTCTCGACGAAGCTCACGCGTTACAGCGTGCAGGCGCCGGCGGACAACCTCATCTCCTGCATGGCCGACATGCAGGCGGACGGCGGCCTTCGCTACGGCTACACGCTCGCGCGACTGCTCGCCCGCACGACGAACGCCTCGTCCGCCGTCCTCGACCTTGGGGCGGCCTCCCAGGTCGGCTTTCGCGCCAACCTGCACGCGACCGTCGTCGGCTCGGCCACCACGCTCGCCGTCCAGATCGAGGACTCGGCGGACGGGCTGACGGGCTGGGCGACCGTCGGCACTTTCAACGCCGTGACCGCCCTTGGCGGCCAGCCGATCTCGGTCGCCGGAAACGTGCGCCGCTACGTCCGCGCGACCTGGACCTTCACCGGCACGAACGGCGCGACCTTCGCCGTCTCCTTCGCGCTCAACCCGTTCTAAGGGGCGCACGAACCCCAGCCGCCAGCATCCGGCGCTCGCCCACGCCGACGAGCGCCGCCCCGTTCAACCCTCAACCCTCAACAGGAGAACCTCAACATGGGCAGCGCTGTTCACTCACGCAAATACGTCGTCAAGATCGGCACGCAAGGCGCGCCGTCTGTGGTTACCGACCGCAGCAACAACTTCAAGACGCTCGACTTCGACGAGGCGGTGGACATGGCGGAATCGACCGCCTTCCAGGACACCGACAAGACCTTCGAGGTCGGCTTCAAGGACAACAAGTTCTCGGGCGGCGGCAACTGGACAGCCGCGCTCGACGGCCACCTCGGCGCGCTCCTCGGCTTCGCCACACCGGTCGCGTTCGAGCTGGGGCCGCAGGGGAGCGCCACGGGCAACGTCAAATACACGGGCAACTGCTACTGCACGTCGTTCAAGAAGTCGGGCGCGCAGAACGCGCTCGTCTCCTTCACGGCGGACTTTCAGATTTCGGGCGCGGTCACGCGCGCGACTTACTAAAGCCCGCACCCCATAGCGCGGCCCGGCGCGCCGGCGGCGCATGACTTCCTCGTCCTCGCCGCCGGCGCGGCCCCGTCGCTTCACCCGACCACTCACCACAACCAAGGAGAAACGGATAGTGGACTTAGCAAACCTTTTGAAGAGCACCGCCGAGGCGCGCTCGACCTACAAAAATCTGACCTTCGTGATGCAGGTCTTCACCGAGAAGCTCACGCCCGCTTACAAGGCGAAGGCCATCCTGCTCGCTTCGAAGGCGCAGGCCGAGGCCGAGCAGGGCGCGGAGGCCGGCACCGACCACGAGCCGGAGGTCAAGGACGAGTCGGCGCAGCTTCTGGCCGACCTCATCGAGTCGTGGAAGGACGGCGACGGCGAAGAGGTCACGCTCCACGACGCGCCCTTCCCGCCCACGTATGAAAACCTCGCGCAGCTCTCCTACCCGCTGCTGATCACGCTCCTCAAGGACGTGACGACGTTTTTGGGCGCGCAGGCAAACCCTCCGAGCGCGCAGAGCTAGCGAATTACCTCGGCACCGGCGGGGACGTGGGGAGCGTCCCCGACTGGTACCCGCTGGTTCGCGCGTGCCGTTACTACAAGGGCGCCTATACGGTCGAGGAGCTGGCCGGCGCGCCCGCCTACATCACCCAGTGGGCGCTCGCCGCCGACTGGGCGGAGGCCGAGGGCGAGAGGATCGCCCTCGAGCTGGAGAAGCAGCGGGCCGACCTCGAAAGCGAAGACGCCGGAGAGTGAGGCCCGCGCCTCATTTCCGACTCGTCACCCGTCACTCATCACTCATCACCCGTCACCCATCACTCATTACCCATCACTCATCACTCATCACCCATCACTCATTACCCATCACTCATGACCGCCTCAATAAGGGAGCGCCGTGGACTTAGCCGGTAACGAAATAGGTTCGATCCTCGTCACCGCCGACGCCGACATCACGCCGGTCGAGGCCAAGCTCGCGCGCATGGAGCGCAGCCTCGGCGACGCGGCGGCCAGAATTGACCGCACCTACTCGCGCGTCGGCTCGCAGGCGTTCACCGGACTCGACCAGGCGACGGCGCGCATACTCCAGCGCGTGCCCTTAGTCGGCGGCGTGCTCGCGCAGGTCGAGCGGCGCGCCTCATCCCTGCGACAGAGCTTCTTCACGGCGGGGCAGGCCAGCGAGACGGCGATTGTGTCGGCGCGCAAGCAGGTCGAGCAGTTGGGTATGTCGATAGTCGGCCTCGAATCGAAACTCGCCTCGCTGCGCGCCAAGGCGTCGCTCATCACGTCGGACTTCGCCGGCGGCACGCAGCGGCTGGTCGACGACCTCCAGCGCCGCACGGGGCAGAGCTTCTCCTCCGATTTTCTCCGCAACTACAACAACACGGCGGGCGCGAAAGAACGTGACGCGCTCATTCTCGGCGCGACGGGCGGCATCTCGCAGGAGTTGGCGAACGAGGTCGACCGCGCCGCCGCCAAGTTCGGGAACATGGAGCGCAGCGCGACGCGCGCGCTCGGCAACACGAAAGTTCAGATCGCCGACACGGAGAAGGAACTGGCGTCTCTGAAGGGCGCGGCCTCGACGGCAGAGCAGGGGCTGGCCGGGCTGGCCTCCGCCGGCGGCGGCCTCGTCGCCATGCTGGGCGAAGTCTCCGGGCCGCTACTCCTCGTCGTCGCGGCACTCGCGGCGGTCGCCGCCGCGTCTGTCGGCGTCGTGTACGGCGCTTATCAGCTCGCCAGTTCAGCCGCCGAGGTCGGGGCGAAATACAAAGACCTCTCGATGGAGACGGGCTACACGGCGCACGAACTGAACGCGCTCGACGTGGCCGCCTCACAGGTCGGCGTCTCGTTCAATCAGATCGGCGCAGGCCTCGGCATCTTCGAGAAGAAGTTAGAGGCCGGCGCCGAGAAGTCGTCGAAACTGTCGCGCGTTTTGAAGGACGCGAACGTGGACGTGCGCGACAACCAGAAGGCGCTCGAAGGGATGTTCACCGTCCTGTCGAAGCTGCCTGACGGCACGACGAAGACGGCACTGGCGATGGAGGCGTTCGGGCGCGGCGGCAAGGCGATGCTGGCGATCATCGCGCAGGCGCACGGCGACCTGCCGACGTTCATCAAGCACCTCGAAGACCTCGGCGCGGTGCTGTCGGACAAGGACGCGGCGGCGGCGCAGGAGTTCGAGGCCAAGCAGAAGTTGCTCGCCGCGCAGTTCGACGTGATGAAAGTCAAGGTGGGCGAGGAGGTCATGCCCATCTTCGAGGCGCTCTTCGACAACCTCTCGAAGTGGCTCTCTCAGAACGGCGACGATTTCAGGACGTGGGGGCAGATCGTCGGCGGCGTCGCGCTGGCCGTCATCGAGAAGGCGCACGAGGTGGCCGTCGCGTGGCGCGCGGCACTCTCGGTCATTCAGGCGGTCAGCGGTTACGCGTCGGGCGACGGGCGCACGTCGGAAGAGCGCGCCGCTTCGGGCGGCAAATTCACCGCGCCATACGCGATGCGCGAGAGGGCGGCGCAGGACTATTACGCGCGCGGCAACGCGGGCGTCGGCTCGGCGCTCGCGCGGGGCCTGGCGCAGCCGCCGTCGCCTTTCATGCTCGGGCTGATGCAGGCCGATGCCGCTGTCAAAGCCGCGACGAAGAAGGCGCAAGATGATTATGCGAAACACGTCTCCGGGCTGATGGGCGAGAAGTCGGGCGGCGGCCGCAAGGGGCGCAAGGCCGGCAACGAGATGGCCGACGCCGCGCTGGAATCAGCGCAGATAGACTTGCGCGAGGCAGAGTCGGTCTATCAGCAGGGCAACCAGATCGCCAAGCGCTTCCTCGACCAGAACCTCACCGATTACGAGTCCTACGTCTCGACGCTCAAACAACTCGAAGACGAGCGCTACAAGGCCGTGCGGGCCGGCTTCAAGGCGGAAGAGGCGGCCGCCGCCGGACTCGACGGCGCGAAGCGCGACGTTAAGCTCAAAGACATCCGCCAGCGCGAGCAGGCCGCCGAGCGCGAGCACCAGGACAAACTCTCGCAGTACACCGCCGAGGGCGAACAACACCGCTATGACATACAGCAGAAGTTCGCGCAATCGGCGGTCTCTTTACTCGAAGAGGCGCAGCGCGCGCAGGACGCGGAACTCCAGCTCCAGATCGAGGCGGGAACGACGACGCACGTCGCCGCGATGCGCGCGCGCTTCACGGCCTTAGGCGCCGTCGCCGAGGCGCAGGGCAAAGTCCTCGAAGGCGCGCTCACGCACGCGATGGGCGGGGCGGGCGAGGTGTCGGCGCTCTCGGGCCCCGACCTCGACCTCGCGGAGATGATCTCGCAGGCGGTCAACGACGCGGTGAACGCGACGAACAGCGAGGGGATGCAGGACGCGTTCAAGACCATCCTCGCCAACGCGTCGAACCCGGAGGCCGCGCAGGAGGCCATCGACCAGATCAAGGCGTTCTTCCTGCAACGCAAGCAGGCGTTCGCCCAATTCAACAAGGACGAGCAGACGGCGGTCGCCGACGACCTCTCGACGTTGCAGAACTACAGGAAGTCTCTCGCCGAGATCACCGACGCGACCGCCGAAGACCAGCGCTCGGCGCAGGAAGCGCTGTTGAAGGTGATGGAGGCGTCGGGTAAGAACAAGCAGGCGCTCTGGCAGAAGCAGTACCAGTTCGACCTCGAAGGCGAGCAGTTGCAGCAGGAGAGAAAGTTACGCGAGCTACAACTTGAGCGCGAGACGACTGAGGCGACCGAACAGGACGGAGTTAAAAAACTCGAAAAGTTGAAGGCCCTTGATGACGAGATGGAGGCGGTGCGCCAATCCTCTAACGTCCGTCAGTTGGCATTGTTGGACGATTTAATCGCCAAGCAGAACGACCGGCTCAAGCAGATGGCCGACAAGGCCATCTCCTTGATCGACGGCGCGCTCCAGACCCTTCGGACGAAGGGCTGGAAGGCGATGTTCCAGCAGATCGGGCAGGACTTCCTCAACATGATTATCAAGATGGAAGAGAACCTGCTCGAATCGAAGCTGATGACGTTGCTCCGACAGTTGACGAACACGCCGCTGCCCGGCTCGGCGACGGGCACGACGCAACAGCCGAGACAGCAGAGCGGCGTTCAGAGCGCGCTGGGGCCTTTCGGCCTGTTCGGCGCGATGATCAGCCGACTCTTCAACCTCGGCGGCAACAACAACTCTCAGAAGGCCGACGCCTCAGCGGTCTCAAGCGCGGGGCACGCCGCCACGACGGCCATCAACGACGGGTGGAAGAATTCGGTCGCGCAGATCGGCAAGACCGGCGAGGCGCAGTCGAAGACGCTGATGAGCGTCGGGCAGTCAATCGTCTCGACGATGCTCTCGATCGCGGCTGTTCTCGCGGCGGGCGCGGCGCAAGGGTCGTTCTGGAAAGGCTTGCTCGCCGCCGCCGGCATCGGCTTCATTTCGGGACTCACCAACGGACTCTTCAAGCCGCACGACTCGTCGGGCGGCACGATGGCCGACGACCCGACGGGCATCAATCCCGACACGTCGTCGGGCTACGCCGCGTCGGGCGGCATCTTCGGCGCGCGACCGGGCGGGCGCTTCATCCGCGTGGCCGAGGGCGGCTACGACGAGGTCGTCTTGACGACCGACCCGGCGCAGCGCGGTCGCATGAGGCAACTGCTCGCGGCTTATCTCGGCATGACGGGCCTCAGCGGCGGGTCGTTCGCCGCGGGCGGTTTCGCCTCCGGCTACACGCCGCCGTCTTACGCGTCGCGCTCTTCCTTCGGCGGCGGCGTCTCGGTCGGGGCCGTGCAGGTCTTCGTCCGCGCCGACGAGGACACGTCAGCCGGGCGCGGGCGCGCGCGCAAGACGGGCCGCCAGATCGGGCGCGCCGCCCGCGCGCAGCTCCTCCAATTCCAACCCGCTTAATGCATACAAACGCATGAAGGTGATTTGAGATGGCTGTGGATCCCGTTGTCTTCCCCTTAAACAACGTGCAGAAGATCGGCGGCGGCGTGCAGTTCTCGACCGACATCCAGGAGGGCACGTCGGGCGTCGAGGTACGCACCCCGCTGTGGCAGGACTCGCGCCACACGTTCGACTGCACGCCGGGCATCCGCACGCTCGACCACGTGCGCCTGGTGCGCGCCTTCTTCTACGCCTGCAACGGGCCGGAGATCTCTTTCCTGCTGACCGACTGGTCGGACTATTCGGTCATTCACACGCAGGACGTGATACCGAATTCGGGCGGCTGCTTCGAGCAGGGCGTCGCGGAGAGCTACGGCGGCTCGACGACCGTCTTCCAACTGCAAAAGCTCTACTCGAATTCCTACCGCACGCACGCGCGCAAGATCACTCGCCCTCAATCGGGCACGGTACTCATCTACGACTCCAACGCGCTCGTCACCTCCGGCTACTCGATTGATTACACGACGGGGCTGGTGACGTTCACCTCGCCGCCGGCGGCAGCTCCGACGTGGGACGGGAATTTCTACGTGCCCGTCCGCTTCAAGGACGACGAGGTCGATTGGGAGTTGTTTAAGCTCGCCGTCTCGACCAAAAAGGCGCTCGGCGAGCAGCCCGAACTTCTGCTGATAGAAGACCGGGAATGAGTATCAACCAATGTTGATAAAGCTCTCTTGATAAACCTTGGTTGATACCAGTTTGATACCAGTTTGATGCCGGTTTGATACCACCCGCCGTTCCCTCATGCCCGCGACCATAGACATCACGCAGCTCTCCCGGTACACGACGCTCTGGCGCCTGATCGCCTTGGACGGTTCGGGCGTGGACGTGACGAGCGCGACGCGCCCGGTCACCTACGCGGGAGTCACATACGCGGTCGCCGACCTGCGCCCCTCGCAGGAGCAGCAGGTCGAAAACCTCGAACCCGGAAACATGGAGATCGGGCTTTCGATGAGCGCAGCCGGGGTGACGAAGGAAGACCTGTTGGGCGGCAAGTGGGACGGCGCGCGCGTCGAGATCAGGAAGTACCGCTGGGACACGGGGACGGTCGAGGAGACGTGGCGCGGGGTGCTCAACTCGGTCGTCTATGACGCCGGCGCGATGAAGTGCGAAATCCTCGACGTGGCGCTCCTCTTCAACCAGCCGGTCGGGGACACCTACCAGGACACGTGCCGCACGGGTTTCGGCTCGACACAGTGCGGCGCGACGCCCAACAAGGCGACGGCGACCGTGACCGGCTTCACCGCGCGCGACGTCGTGACGTTTACGCTCACCGAGCCGGAAGACAACTACTACCAGCGCGGCAAGATCACCTTCACGTCCGGCGCGAACAACGGCCTGTCGGGTCAGATCAGCAACAGTTCTCAGTCGGGCGGGACGCTCACCGTGCAGCTCGTCGAGAACATGAGGCACGCCGTCGCCATAGGCGACACGGTCGTCCTCTCCGAAGGCTGCGCGCACACCTTCCCCGCCTGCATCAAGAAGGGGCGGGCAGAATTCTTCCGCGGCGAGCCGGCCATCCCCGGCAGAAACAAACTCTACTCGTGGCCGAAATAACCCTCACACCTAACCCGACGGCGGACGAGCTGCGCGCGGCCTTCGTCGCCGCGGCGCGCTCCCTCGTCGGCTCGCCGTATGCCTACCGGGGTCGCTCGCGCGATGTCGGCTTTGATTGTTTGGGCGTATTGCTGGCGGCGGCAGACATCTGCGGTTTCGAGCTACACGATTATGAATACCATATCGTTCCCGAAGGCGACTTGTTAGATACGAAACTCGCCGAGCACATGGTGAGGCTGCAACATTGGCGGGACGCAAGGCCCGGCGATGTAGTGACCCGTTGCTATAGGTTGAATGAACCGGCAAAGCATTGTGGAGTCGTGACGCTTAACGAGGTGGACAATCTGCGCTGCGTTCACGCCTACCGTTATCGCGCCACGCGGTGTGTGACGGAAGGCCGCTGGACTGATCCGATTTTTAATGTTTCGGCGTTCCGAGTCCGCGAAATAGCCGCGCTAGAAGACGTGTGAAGTTTTGGTGGTAAGGTTGTGCTGGCATTTTCTTATCACCGGAGGGGCGCGGGTTCGCCATAGCCAACGCGCCCCGATCACTTCAAAATAGAAAGGGCGGAGTTCATCCGCCCTTTCTCCTTGCCACGCCTTACCGAGCCACGCCTTGCCGAACCTAACCTACCCTAGCCGAACACTGCCATGCCCCGTGAAATTCAATCTTCCCATACCTGACTGCGCCAGCCGGCATCAATAATACCATCTCGGAGGGCAGCGGCAACTAGCCCCCTGTGCCGCTTATCTGCTCTCAAGACGTGATGCATCCGGCAGAGAGTTCGGAGGTTGCTATCGGCGTTCGTTGCTCGCTTCCCGCTCTGGATGTGGTCGCAATGTGATTCCTCAAATGCGACAGGATGCTTGCCAGACGGGTATTGACATAAGCCCCCGTCTCGCTCGTAGATTCTGCGCTTCGTCTTAAGCCAGATTTCGCGCGGCTGTCGCTTCTTGGGCATTCGTTCCTCGCCTAGCCAAGCCCAAACCTGCCATCGCCTTGCCCTACCGAGCCGAAGCCTGCCATGACCAGCCAAGCCGCAGCCAAGCCGAGTGGAACTTTATGAATCTATGAACTCGAAGCCCTCGACCGTGGAGCGACCGAAGCAGATTTCAGTATGTGACCTTGCCTCGCCAAGCCCGGCCACCGCCAAGCCCCGCCATACCGAACCCTGCCCCGCCTCACCGCGTTAAGACTCTAAGAAGTCGAAAGCTTCAACGGAAAACCTGCCAAACCCAACGCTTCTGCCGTCGGCAATACCGACGAGAGTGCCGGCGTCATTAAGGACAGCTTGCATCTGGTTACGGTCAACGACTGTCTTGTCGAACATGATCGTAAACGAACACGACCAGCCGGAGGATGCGGCCACCCTGTACCTGACGTTGCGGGCTTTGGTGGTCGGATTCCTCACAGACTGCACGTCGAGGTAAACCGGAAGCTCCCTGTCGAGCGAAGGCGGCTCGACCTTCTGGATGTCGAAGGCATGTCCGTTCGGGAAGCCCGGAAAAAACCTATCAATCAAAATCCTGTCGTCCAGCACTTGAAGGGTGGCGGCGACGGCGGTTTGGAGTGAGCCTCTCCCCTTTTTCGTGTACTTCGCCGCGTCGCGGATTGTGGCAAAGGCGTAGGTCGGCTCAAGGTAAAGCTGGCCGTCTTTAGTGACCATCGCCGTCTTCCGCCACTCGTTGGGCGAGTTCCCCGCCACGCCGTCTTTCTCCTGCTTTTCCAAAGGCAACGCGTCCGGCCCGAAATGATGTTGTAAGAGCGGACGCATACCCCTGATCGTGATTTTCGCCTTGACGATGTTTGACATTCTCATGCTCCTTTTGCGTTTGAACCATGCCTTGCCAGGCCATACTGCGCCGGGCCAAACCGTTCCATGCGTTGCCCTACCTCACCGAGCCATGCCCGCCCAAGAAAACTCGTTTTAGAATCAGGCGTGACTCTTACCGCCCTTCATTGAATTACACCGCCTGTGGGCGATGCGTAAGTTGATAGTCGTATGCTCCCCGCCCCTGACGAGAGGCACAACGTGGTCGTGAGTCCTATCGTCCACGTCTGTTTCTAAGCCGCAAAGGTGGCAGCGCGTTCCGTCGCGCTCGATGATCTCGTCGAGGGTCACATGTTCGGCCCTTACGCCGTATGACGCGGCCCGGCGTAGCATCCGCCGGGCCGTAGCCATACGACGCCTTTGGAAGAGCCGTCGCAACTTTTCCGCCTGAGTCAATCTTCGCCTCATTGCTTCGGCCCGCAATGGAAAAATTGGTTCAAAGCTTCGTCGTGGGCCTCCGAGAAAAAGAACGCCTCGCGGATAGCGCTCATCGCAAGCCGTTCGCGCTCGACGTGATCCTCCTCGTAGGCGATCCCGACGATTAGCTCGATGAGGGCGTGAATCTGCCCGTCGCCGCCGCCGAAGTCGCCCGTCAGGAGCCGCGACGCCAACTCCTTCGCCTGCTCGAAGGTGATCGGGCGGTTGAACCTCTCTTTGAAGGTGTCCTGCTCCTCGGAGACGATTGACTGAATCAGGTAAGAGACGCGCCCGACCGTCAGCACCTCGAATTTCCGCCTGACGAGCGCGGCCCGCTCCGAGCAGTCGAAACGCCTCTTGAGTAATGAATACATATCGTCCGTGCTTTCCCGTTGTGCCATGAATCCCTCTCCCTTCCTGAGGAATGTTCGTTTACTCCGACTGGGGCTTAACCATCGCCTGCGCCCACTGCGTCGCTGCCGCCGTCCCTTCCTCGTGAACTTCGCTCGCGGCGACGCCGCCCTGAGGCTGCCACCCGCGCTTGATAAGGTCGTTTACCTGAGAGGCGAGCGAGCTTGGGTCGCGGGCCAATAGAATCACGTAATCCATAAGTAACTCCTTTCTGAGAGCCTCGACTTCTTCGAGGACGAAAGAGAAGCGTTTCCCTTGGCGCACCTTCGCCAGGTGCGCCGCGACTCCCGAACGCCTGAAGAGTTCCGCGCGGTCAACGCCGAGAAGCGTGGCCGCCTGTAAAGGGGTGATGAGCGTAATGGGACGAAATTTCCTTAACATAGAACCGTCGTCTCCATCTGGCCGCAGTAGCCGTAGAACCACTCGAACATCCGCCGGTTAAGCTCCTGCCGCTCGGCCCGCTCCTCCGGCGTCTCCTGCTTCTGCTCTTTCTTGTCTTCCATGTTCGCCCGCCTTTCCTTTTGTCTAGCGACAAAAGGATTATAAATAACCTTTTGTCGGAAGGCAAGAGATTTATTGCCAAGCCGCATATTTAATTTGCATAACATATTGTCATCCGGCAAAAGGTATGTATAATAGGTATATGGTGAAAATAGACCCCGAAGAACTCCTTACAATCACGCAGGCCGCGGAAGAGCGCGGCACTACCAAACAGGCGATTAGCCATCTAGTAAGACAAGGTAAACTCCCATTCATTGAAATCGCGGGAAAGAAATTCATCTCACGCCGCGACCTTCAAGAGTTCACGCCTGATAAGGGCGGGCGGCCATCAACAAAGAAAGGCGGGAAGAAGTGAGCGGGGGGTTTTACTACACGGGCAGGCCGGAGTTGGAGGACGCTTTACTCCTCGTCATAGACGAGTTCGAGTTTACGCGGGGTGACGTGCTCTCGGCGGCGGCGATCTTGAATGACACGACGCGGGGCACGCCGGAGCAGATCATCGCCAGGCTCAGGGGCTACGCCGCACAAGCCAAAGCGGACGGCTACACTTGCCTTGAGAGATACGTCCACGAGCGCGAGCCTAAATTGTAATTACCGCAATGTCACCTTCTCATGGTTCTTAACATCACCTTCACTTATGGGCTTCAATCGCTTTACCTCATACTTACCCTGCTCAGGCTCGACGGTCGCCACCCTGAAAGGTGGCTTGCGGAATAATTTAATCCGGGTCAAATTCATTTCGATTCTCACATAATAGACCTCGCCAGCCTTCAATTCTTTCTCGATGCCGCTCTGCTTATCTGTTGACCTGAACGTGTGAATGCCGGGTTCGAGCATGGCGGCGAAATATCTCTCGTTCCCTATCTCCGCCAGCTTTTCATCGTCGCAGTAAACACTCGTCTTGGTCTTGATGTAGGGCCCCGACTCCTTGAGCCTGTAAAAATAGACCGTGGCCTTACCTGCTGGCCTGTCGGCGACTTGCGGAGCGCCATGCGCCAGGGCGAAGGCTGAGAAAAGTAGGGCCATCGCAAAAATTCGCGTCATTTTTCGCCTCCTTTACCATTCGTGAGAAACAAATTGACAAGTGGCGCGGCTATAATGCATGGTATTAACAGCGCGCGCAACGCGCGTCACTCCTGATCGGGCCGCGACGGCGAACCGCGACCTATAATCAAGGAAAAAACGGAACCTCGAAAATGCCAGCGGGGGCAGACCTCTACGTCTGCCCACTGGCATTTTTCTTTTTCTCACAAAATGGCCGATCCGATCTCAGGAAGTATACTCCTCGTTGCTGCGGTCGCAGCCGCAACCTCAGCGGCGGAGTTCACATTAAATTATTTATTAACGCCGAAGCCGAAAGCCCAGGAGCGCGGCCAACTCTCCGGCTCTGTTCAGATACAGGATAGCGAATACGGCTCGATGATCCCGCTGGTTTATGGGGGCGTGCAGCCCGACGGGAGCGCGCACGGGTTTCGCATCGCCGGAAACGTCGTCTATTTAAGCGACATCAGGAAATTCCAGACGACGACGACCGAGACGCAAGGGTCGGGCAAGGGCGCGCGCTCGACCCAAATCATCAACGACAATTACGAGGCCGACATCGGCATCATGTTCGCCGACACCGAGTGCGAACTGCTCGCGCTCTACGCCGACGCCGACCTCATCTACGACATCCGCCCGCAACTGGGCATCCCCGAAGCCTTCGGCTCATACGAGGCCGAATACGTGGGGAACACCCCGGCGGGCGGCGCGACCACGATCACGGACGCCGCGGCGTCGGGCGGCAAGGCCGTCTCGATGGGGCTGAACGCGTCGCTGCAATTCAACGGCGTCGTCGGCAACGGCGCTGCTTACCGCCTCAACTTTTTCTACTCGGCGGCGGCGGCGGTCTCGGTCAGGTTCGACTGGTCGGGCGCGGCCGGCACTTCGACCTTCACGACGACGTTGAACTCGACGGGCGGCGTCTATGCGCTCGGCTACTTCTCCGCGCCGTTCGCGCTCGCCTCCGGCGCGCTCAACACGATTAAGGTCACAAATCTCTCCTCGACGACGCTGCTCCTCGACAAGCTGACGGTGAGCGTGCCCGGCGTGACGGGCGCGGTCAACCCGACGCCCGTCACGCCGCCCACGATCAACCACCTCGCGCCGCCCTCGCCGCTCGACCCGGTTTACCGTGACAACCCGGCGGCCAACTTCTCGATCGTCCCCGCGCCCGACACGACGGGCATGGTCTCGGCCACGGTCGTCGGCGGCGCGTTCTCCGCACTCCGCTTCTACCCCGGCAACGAGGCGCAACTCCCCGACCCCATAATTGACGCCTACTGGCAGACACAGTTCCCCGTCGAATACGGCTCCGGGCTTCCGGTCGCGCCCGCGTACAAGGGGCGCTGCTACCTCGTGTTGGAGCGCTTCAACCTCACGAACTATCAGAGGGTGCCGAACTTCACCGCCGTCCTGCGCTCGAAATCAATCATCACGGCGCAGGCCGTCCTCGACGACCTCGCCGTGCGCTCGGGCGCGCTCACCGCCGACTACGACTTTTCGGCTCTCTCCTCTCTCTACGTGCGCGGCATGGCCGTCACGCAGCCCGCCTCGCTGAAACAGATCGCCGCGCAGACGCTCCAGATTCGGTGGGGCTTCGACTTCGCGCACATAGGCGGCGCGGTGACTGCCGTGCTTCGCGGGGGCGCGGCCAGCTACCACGTGCCGCCCGACCACCTCGGCTTCGGCGCGCAGAAGGCGGGCGGCGACTCGCAGTCGAACGACGCGCCGAAGCTGGTTCGAACGAGCGTCAAGCTCAACGACGTGGAGCTGCCGCGCCGCATAGACCTCACGGCCTACGACCCGAACGCGGAATTTATGAACGTCACGCGCTCGTGGATGCGCGACGAGACGACCTCGCAGACGCCGCAGCAGGCGACGACGCTGATGGCGCTCTCGCCCGACGAGGTCGCGGCGGTCGCCCGGCGCCTCGGCGAGACCGCGTGGACGGAGGGGCGCTACGCCGTCGAATTCGACCTGCCGCACCAGTACCTCGTCGCGACCGCCGCGACCGTTCTCGAATTAGACGACGGCGACACGACCTACACGGTGAGAGTCTCCGAGCGGACGGGGCCCGTGCCCGGCTCGCTCGCCTTCAAGGGCGTCTTCGTCGCCGGCGCGCAGTACCACGAACCCGTGAACCTGTTGCCCCCGACGTGGACGCCGCCCGCCGTCTTCTTCCCGCCGACTCTCGTCGGGCAGTTCGCCGAGACCGACTACCTCACGGCGGAAGACGCGGCGACGGGCAAGGAGGGCTACTACGTAGGCGTCGCCTCTTACGAGCAGGCCCCGTTCCGCGGCTGCGCGGTCAATGTCGACCGCGGCGCGGGTTACAGGAAGGAGTGCGACCTGACGCGCTACGCGTGCGTCGGCGTCTGCGCCACGACGTTGGCGGCGACGAACACCGGGAGCGAGACAATAGACGCCGACATCTACGGGACGGTGCAGCCGACGGCCAGCTTCACTGACGCGGACATCGCGGCCGGTTTGGGCCGCCTGATGGTCGGGTCGGAGCGCCTGCAATACAAGACGGCGACGCAACTGGGCGGCTACGCGAACCGCTGGCGCTTCTCGAACCTCGTCAACCGCGCGCAAGACCAGACGGCGATGAGCGGGCACTCGTCGAGCGAGCGGCTGCTCGTCCTGGACGACGCGCTCAAGTTCCTGCCGGTGGACGCGTCGGAGGCGCTCGTCGCGCGCGACCATAAGTTCGTCGCCGCCGGCGCGGACATCGCGACCGTGCCCGCGACCTCGTACACGTTCCAGGCCGACGCCTTCCTGCCGCAGCCGTCGAACCTCAAGCTCACGCGACTCGACGCGTCGAACGGCTCGCCTCTGACGGCCTCCTGGGATAAGGGCCGGCGCGGCTCGCTCGGCCCGGGCGGCGTCGCCGAGGTCTATCGCGTCCGCGTCTTCAACGGCGCGACCCTGATTCGCACGCACTACGTCGAGACGGGCTACTCCGAACCGCTCGCGTGGCAGTACCTCTTCGGCACGTCCTCAATCGCCTCGGTCGCGGAAGACGGCACGCTCTCGACCGCGGGCGACGCGACGCACACGTGCGACTTCCAGGCCGGCCAGATCATCTACGGCGACTCGTTAGTCCACTTCACGCTCGGCACGCACTACCCGCCGCTCCAGTTCCGCCTTGTGGGCGCGACCGTGGCGTGCGGGCGCGACACGGCGACGAATGAGATCGTCGCGCCCGATCATTACTGGCAGAACGGCGACCAGGTGGTCTTCAACTCCGCCTCACCCCTGAGCGGCGCTTACTACGTCGTGAACGCCACGGAGGGGCGCTTTCAGATCGCGCTCATCCCGAACGGCACGCCTGTCTCTCTCTCGGGCACACCCGCGAGCTTCACGATGAGCTACCCCGCTCTCGTCCCCTCGCCGGCCTTCTGCTCTCTCGACGCCGTGGTCGCGTCGGGCGTGCTCTACCTGCGCCCCTGCTCAGTCGCCTTCGACTCATCGAAGCGCATCGCCGTGGCAGGTACCCCGTGCGCGATTGAGGTCGCCAGCGGCGTCATCCGCTTCTACGTCGGAGACCTCTCGAAGCCGATCTTCGTCGCCAACGTCTCGCCCGTGCGCTGGCCCTACCAGGCGCAGGCCACCGTCGGTCAGCTTTCGGGCGAGGCGCAGGACGCTCTCCAGGCGCGCGTGGATCATACGCAGGCGCGCTCCTTCACCTACACGCGCGCCATGCAGCAGCAGGACTTCAACACGGGGGGCGGCGGCACGATCCCCTCCGCATTGACCGTCGAGGTCTGCGAGATGTTCGACGGCTCGCCGGGTCTCGCCTCGACCGCCACCGGGTAACAAGCACATGCCTCTCTCATCCGACGGCTACGTTTACACGTGGGACGCCTCGAACAACTGCGGCGTCTGGAAGGCCCCTTCCGGCGTGCTGACCGACGTCTCCTTCGGCACGCCTTCCGTCGCCGTCGGGCTGACCGCCGACCCGGGCACGGCGGGCACGGCGCTGAGGTCGGACGCGCGCCTCGCGCTCGACCAGGGCATCTCGCCGACGTGGACGGCGCCGCACACTTTCAACTCGGCGGCCACTTTCGGCGTCTCGCCGGTGCTCGCCTCCGGCACGGCCTCGCGCGTGGTCGTCACGGACGGCTCGAAGAACGTCACGTCCTCGCCGGTGACGACGACCGCTCTGGGCTACGTCGCCAACCTCACTTCGGACGCGCAGGCGCAGTTGAACGCCTGCCTGCAATCTTCACAGTTGGATGACGACGTGACGCTCTCGGCCAACTCCTCGACGCGCGCCGCGTCGCAGCACGCGACGAAGACCTACGTCGACAATTCAATCGTCGGGTTGAAGTGGAAGCAGGACGTGGTTGCCGCCTCGACGGCGAACGTCACCCTCTCCTCCGCGCCGTCGTCTCTCGACGGCGTGACGCTCAACAGCGGCGACCGCGTGCTGTTGAAGAACCAGGCGACGGCGAGCGAGAACGGCGTCTATGTCTTTGGCGGCGCGGGCTCGGCTTTGACGCGCGCGGCGGACGGCCAGACGGGCGCGGAGTTGGTCTCGGCGACGTTCCCCGTGCGCGCGGGCACAGTCAATCAAGACACGTGGTGGACTTGCACGAACGACACGATCACGGTCGGCACGACCGCGCTTCAGTTCACGCAGACGGGCGGCGCGGGCACCTACGTCGCCGGCGCGGGGCTGTCGCTGACGGGCAACTCTTTTTCGATCTCGACGGGCGGCGTGACGAACGCGATGCTCGCCGGCTCAATCTCGGCGAGCAAGCTCGTCGGCACTGACATCGCCACGGTCGGCACCATCACGACCGGCACGTGGCAGGCGACGCCCGTCTCCGTCGCCTACGGCGGCACGGGTCAGGCCACGGCGCTCGCCGCCTTCAACGCGCTCTCTCCATTGACGGCGCGCGGCGATCTACTCACGCGCAACGCCACGGACAACGCGCGGCTCGGTGTCGGTGCGGCGAATACTCTGCTCACGAGCAACGGCACAGACCCTGCGTGGGGCACAGTCAATCTTCTGTCGGCCTACCACGGAGACACGACCGCCGCGTCCGTGGTGCGCGGCGACATCATCACGGGTCAGGGCGCGACGCCGAAGTGGTCGCGCCTGGCTATCAGCGTCCCGGCGGCGAACGTCCTCAACGTGCTGGGCGTGGCGAACGGAGACACCGAGCCTGCGTGGAAGACCGTTCTGGACGCGTCCGACCCCGCGACTCTCTCCACGGGCGCGGCGTCGCCGGGCACGTCTTTAGTCTTCGCGCACCGCGACCACGTCCACGCGGTCACGACGACGAGCGCGGGCGCGGCCTCGACAATTCTGGCGACCAACGCGAGCAGCCAGACGACGCTGGCCGACCTTCTCGCCCTGAACGCAACATTCAACCTCATCAATACGACCGCGACCACGGTGAACTTCGCGGGCGCGGCCACGTCGCTCTCGATGGGCGCGGGCGCTTCGACGACCGTCTCCATCAACGCATCTACAATCCAGACCAACCAGGCGACGCTCGCGCTCTACAACACGGCGACGACGACCCTGAACTTCGGCGGGGCTGCGACCGCCATCAACGTCGGCGCGTCTTCGGGCACGTTCACTGTCAACAACCCGACCATCAACCTCAACGCCTCGACCATTCAGAGCAACTCGGCGTCGCTCAACCTCTATAACACCGTGACGACGACGCTGAACTTCGCGGGCGCGGCGACGACGTTGAACATAGGAGCCGCGACCGGAACGGCGACGCTCAACAACGCGACCGTTTCTCTCGCGGGCACACGGTTAGGCGTTGTCACGGCCTACAACACCGACCTCGGCCAACTCTCAAAGAAGTTCAAATCAATCTACGCCGCCGAACTCGTCGTGCAGAATCTCGTCACCCTGGACAGCCAAGTGACGACGGACGGAGCATTCTTAATCGCCCCTTCCGCACAACTCATCGCGGCGGTCGCCACCTCCGACACGACCGTCAACGTCAAGCGCAACAATTTGCAGAGCGGCGACATCCTTCGCTTCGAGGAGTCCGGCAGCCTTGAGTTCATGCGGGTCACCTCCGGCCCCTCGACTGTCACCGGGGGGTATCAGTATTCAGTCGCGCGCAACCTGGACGGCACAGGCGCGAACGCGTGGAACGCGGGCGACGCCGCTTTGGACACGGGCCAGGCCGGTAACGGCTACTGGGACATTTTCTCCCTTCATTCGACCGTCAGCGTCGCGCCCGACTTCATCTACAACGCCACGGCAGCGCCCGCGTTCTCGTCAAACTACGCAGCCTCCGCCAACTGGTCGCCCTTCGGCGATTCGGCGAACGTCCTCAACGGCGCTATCTATTTCGGCGTCCAGAATACGAGTTGGAACAACTTGTATTTCAACGTCACGACCGCCGCGAGTTACAGCGCGACTCTCGTGTGGGAGTACTGGAACGGTTCGGCCTGGACGAGCTTTACCCCTACCTTCGTCGGCAACACGAACGGAGATTGGAAGGCGACCGGCTGGCAAGGGTTCGAGTGGACGGCTTCGAGTCTCACAAGCTGGGCGAGCAGCACGGTCAACTCTCAATCCGCGTTTTGGGTCAGGGTCAGAATCTCCGCCTTCACCTCATGGGCTACGACGCCTCAACAATCCGCGCGGCGCGTCTATTACAACAAGGGGCAGGTCGGGCCAACTCAAGTTCTCTGGAAGAGAAATTCTTCTACGTGGAATGACATCACGGAGCACGCCGCGTTCGGCGAATTGGTGGGCTTCTACGGTTACACGGCTTCAACCGTCGGCATCGCGCTGGGCGAATACGCCGCGGGCAAGACTCACGTCACGATTGACAGCACGAACGGCTACCGCACTATCAACGGACTCTCTACTGTCGTCCAGCAGATAGACGCCGCCGGCAACATCACGGTCGGGCAGGTCGCGGCGGGGCAGAGCAACGTCCGCATCTCGTCGGGCGAGGTTGACATTCGCCTCAACACGACCAACCGCATCCAGCTCACGTCCGCCGGCGTGCTGAACATCAACGACTCTGCGGGCAACAACATGATTCAGTTGGATGCCTCGCAGGGGATGTTCCTCGTCGGCAAGATGCAGGTGTCCGGTTCGGGCGCGGCCTTCACATTAGGCACGACGCCGCCCACTGATGCGACACACGGCACGGGCATCTGGGTTGACCGCACGGGCATCTTCGGACTCAACGCGGGAACTCAGAATTTCATCCTTGACGCGACGAGCGGGCAGATCACGGCCACGGGCGCGACCGTCTCCGGCGCGATCACCGCCACGTCAGGCTCGATCACCGGGCCGCTCACGATCAGTTCGTCAAGCGGCTCAATCTCTATCGGGTCGCTCCCGCCCACCGACTCCCTCCACGGCACCGGCCTGTGGCTCGACAGGACGGGTCTGTACGCGCTGAACGGCGGCCTCCGAATCTTCAGGATTGACGCGACCAGCGGAAACGTCATAGCCAGCGGCGGTTCGATAGCCGGGTGGACGTTGAGCAGTAGCCGCATCTCGTCAACGCACGTCTATGTGGACAACACTGGCGAGTACATTTCGATGGGCGCGACTCCACCCACCTCTTACGGCGCGAACGCGGGCGTTTATCTTGAGGGCGCGAATTCGGGCCGTCTGTCTCTTTATAAAGACGCTAACAATTATCTGCAATGGGACTCGTCTAAGGTACTCATCAAGGCGGCGAACTTCACGCTGGATTCGTCGGGCAATCTGACGGCGACAAGCGCGACCATCTCCGGCGCGATCACAGCCACGTCCGGCAGCTTCACCGGCGCGGTCACGATCAGTTCGTCAAGCGGCTCGTTCGCCCTCGGCACGACGCCGCCGACTTCCGCAAGCGCCGGGACGGGCGTCTGGATGGATCGCACGGGTCTCTATGGTCTCTCATCGGGCAACCAGCTTCTCAAGATTGACGCGACGAGCGGAAATCTCGTCGTGGGTCGTACGGACTCGGCGAGTGGCGCGCTGATCGTTAACGTCCCGACGAATAGCGGCTTTGGCTCCGCTTATTGGCAAAACTCAGGCGGAGCGAACATACTCGCCATTCAGGCAAAAGACGACTCGACCAACGTAATTTCTCAGGCCAGTATCACCGCCGCCGGCAGCAGCACCAACACGACGGGCGCGCTCGTCCTGAAGGCGTGGAATTACGCGGGCACGCAATCCGCTCTGCTCAAGTTGAGCGGCGGCACTTCGTCTGACGCACGGGTGTACGCTGACGCGGGTTCCCTATCGGGATTAACGGTAGGGAGTAACGCCGCGCCCATCGCCATGCTCGACGTGCGCGGCGACGGCGCTTTCAGCGCCTCTTCCGGCACGGCATACGTCCAAATCTATACGACCGACACGGCGAGCTTTCAGTATTTCCAGCTGGGCGACGGCACGACCTCACGTGGCAGTGGGCTGTTTGAGGTCATCAACAGCACCAGCGCTCTCTCCACGCGGCGGGGCAACCTGGAGATTTTCAACCAGTCGCAAGTCAGCGGCGGCAATAACGCCATCGCGTTCTTCTGCGACAACAACTCCAGGGGTCACGCCGACCTGACCATCGCGCAGGACGGCGGGGTGTTCCTGGGTACGGCGACGGGGAGCAGCAAGGGCGCGGGGACCGTCAACGTGTCGGGGGACATGTACAAAAACGGCGCGAGTTATACGAACCCCGACTACGTGTTGGAGCACTGGGCCACGGGGAAGGTGGAGAGGTTTATTGATCATGACGGGGCGAGAGAGTACGCCGGATTGAGGCCGCTCGAAGCGGTCGAAGAGTTCGCGCGCACTTGGTGGCACCTGCCGCGTTTCGGGCAGACCGCCGGACACGGACTCTTCAGTGGCGGCGACGCGCTACTGGCCTCGGTCGAAGAGGCATACCTATATCTCTTCGACCACGAAAGTAGGGTAGCGAAGTTGGAGCGTCAGGTCCGGGAACTCAGACGCTGCACCTCCGGGACATTAACGGCGGCGGACTTGCCGCCCGCATAGCTCCGTGTGCTATTTTGAATAACGTGCTGCGCGCCGGCGCGGCCATCTTATTTCTGAGGAGGCGGACGTGGGCGACAAACTGCAGGAGGCGATCAACCGGAAGGCGGGCACAGACACGCTGAAGATGAAGGAGCTGGTGGGCGCGAGGAACTGGCTGAACACCCTCGCCAACACCCAACCCAAGCAGGCCGCCACTTCGATCCGCCTCGCGCGCCTCGCGCGCGGCGCGACGGTCGAACTCGAGTCTTACGACGAGCAGAAGATCAAGCTCGCGCGCTCCCTGGGCGAGACCGACGACGGCCAGAACTTCCGCTTCCCCGACCGCGCGAAGCGCGAGGAGTGGGAGGCGCAGATCGAAGCGCTCGGCGACGAGGAGGTGACGCTGCCGGCGGTCAGACTCAAGGCCGAAGATTTCGACCCCGCGCCGCTGCCGGCCTGCATGGCGGCACTCTATTGGCTCTTCCCCGAACTCTCCGGAGAGGGCGACGCCGAAGCAACCGCCGAAGCGGCCCCGCAGTCCTGAACCCTTCCCGGCTCCGACAATTCCGCCCGCGCGCCTGAAGGCGTGCGCCGTCCGTCCGCGCCTAGCCGAAAGGAGAAATATCCCCTTGACGAACCTTTTCAAGCGCCCGGCCTTACTGGCCGCGCTCTTCCTGCTGGCGGTCACGTCAGCTTCCGCTCAGTGTGCCTCGCCCTCCGACCCCGCCGGCATCGCCTGCACTCCGGCTGGCGGATTCACGTTCGCCGCCGCCAAGTCACACGAGCACTCCGCGCCCGTGACACTTACCGGCTTCTACTGCGGCAGGTGGCTCCTCGACGACGCGACGAACAACCCGGGCAACATTTTCTACGGCAACACGGTATGCGTCGCTGTGGGGGGCGAGCGGCGTTGGTTCTGGTACGACTGGAGCCGCGACCCTCTTGCCGGCGAGAAGATCGCCGCCTGGTCTATCGGCGCGGAGCGCTGGGTGACGATTTCTTACGACCCGGATTGTATGCTCGCGCTCGAAGCTTCAGACGGGCAGGCCCCGGCACCTGCCGTCGAGAGCGAGCCGCCACAGACGCCTTCAGACGCTCCTCCCGCCAGGCGTAAACTCCCCCGCGCCTCCGCTGGCGAGAAGCCCAAAGTGAAACGCGTGCGTAAATCTTCCGCGCGGCCGGATTGAGGCGGCGCGGCTGATGAAAGAAAGAGGGGCGACGCCGTGTCCGACGGCGTCGCCCCTCTTTCGCGTGTGGAAGCCTTTAGCCCCGCGCGGCTACTTCTTGTTGCCGCCGGTGCCTTTCATCTTGCCGCCGGTGCCTTTGCCCGTCTTCGGCTGCGTGCCCTGGGCCTGGGGCTTCTTCGCGCCCTGACCGCCGGTCTTCTTTTTGTCGGCCATGTCCTTCGCCTGATGCTCCTTTCGCTGAAGTGTTGATCGAACGGTTGACGTGGCGCCGCGCCCGCGCGTGCCTCGTCCGTGGGTGTGCGAGGGCGCTAGGTGTTGTTGCCCGCCCCGGCGGCAGCCGCGCGCTCCGTCTCCGCCCACTTGATGCGCGGAAGGATCAGGTCGCAGTACTGGCGCTCGAAGGGGAGCGTCGTCGGGCCGCCCTGCACCGTCTGGCCGACCCGGTCGACGGCGCGGCAGGTGAAGAGGGCGTTCTCCTCGTCGACGCCGTTGACCTCGAGGCGGTCGCCGCCCGTCTCGATGATGACGGGGTTGGCGTGCAGGCTGACAGTGATCAGCGCAACGAGCGCGAGGAAAGCTGCTTGGTACTTCATCCGTGAAAGCTCCTTTCGTTTAAGCAAAGTGGAATGGGGAAGCGCCTGCGTATCGGTAGCCGGCGCGCGTACTTGCGAACGGCGGCGATGATACCACGCCGGGCGCAATTCGTTATGCAAAATGTTTGGCTCGTCATGCGCCCCCGCGCGGCCTTCCCTTTCCGACCTCCCTCTGCTACATTCCTGCGCCGCGACCGTACTGAATCCGGCGCCGCCTCGGTAGGGGCGGCGCCCACCTTTGACCTCAGCGTAACCGCGAAAGGAACATCCCCCGTGAAAAACTTAGTCACACTCTTTCTGCTGCTCGCTTTTCTCTCCGCGCCCCTCGCCGCCGCACGCGCACAGGACGCGGGCGAAGTCGCCGTGCCTGAAGGGACGGAGCTGACGGCGGCGACGACCGAGGCGCTTTCGAGCAAGACCTCGACGGAGGGCGACTCCGTCACGCTCAAGGTGGTCGAGGACGTGCGGGTCAACGGCCAGGTCGTGATCGCCAAGGGGGCGCTCGTCAAGGGCGTCATCGTGAAGGCGAAGAAGGCCGGCATGATGGGCCGGGGCGGCCAGCTCCAACTCCGCGTCGAATCGACCACGACCGCCGACGGCCAGTCGGTGAAGCTCCGGTCGTCGAAGGGCAAGTCGGGCGACGACAAGACCGGGGCGACCATCGCGCTCGTGGTGCTCTTCGGCCCCGTCGGGCTTCTGAAGCACGGCAAGCAGGCCGAGATCAAGCCGGGGACTGAGATCAAGGTCTATACGGACGAGGCGAAGCAGGTGAAGGTTTCGCAGCAGCCGGCGTCGTGAGCCGGGAAGGCGCTCGCCGCGCCCGCCGTGAATCGCAGAGGCGGGAGGGTCAGTCTATGATCCTCCCACCCCCTCGCAGGAAGGACATCTTTCCAGAAGCGTCCATCCGCACATACTCGGCGAGCGAGGCTGTTTTCGCCTCGCTCTCTTCGGCGGTTGCGCCGACCGCTTTCATCTCGCACTCCGTCGCGACCAGCACATCCCGCGTGAAGAACTCGCCGCAGCCGTCGCACTCCCACCAACTGCGTGCGCCCGTCGCGTTGATCTCATCGCCGTAGATGTTCCTCACGAACGTCGCTCGCCGGTGCCGGCATCGTCCCGCGTCGTATCGGAAGAGGAATGCGAAGACGACGCAGCACCAGGCGACGAACGGCTGCCCCATCGGCGCGAACATGAGCGCGCAGAATAGAAACGCGTGCGGTACGAGCCGGTAGTCGGCCAGCGGCGCGAGGCTAGTCAGTAGCGCGGCGGCGCGGGTGAACTTCGGCCTGGTTAATGCGTCTTTCATCGTCCCCCTCCCTGAAATGTAAGAACGCGCGGCGGATCGCGTCTTCCGTGGCGCGGGAGCAAAGAGTCCGCCACTTCTCCGGCTCCCCGGCGTCGTCGGTGATGACGAGAAAATAGTCGTCGCCCGGCAGCTTGAACGTGGCGACGCGGGGGCGCTCGTATTCGAGGAGCACGCGCCCGCCCGAGGCTTCGACCTCGTGGACGGCCCGCTCGGTGACGACGCGCTGCTCGGTGCGGGGGTCGTGGAAGACGGCGAGCACGCGCCCGTCTGAAAGCCGGCGCTGCGCGAGTACTTGATCCGGGTCGGGGGCGCATTGGTAGTGCATCTATCATCCCTCCGCGTTGCTTTGACATGGCCGAGGGATGTGGCTATCATCCCTCCCAACAAGCGCGGGTGCTGAACGTATCCGCAGCAGCGCTTGCCGGGGTGAGGACGGTGAGCGCGACATCGGAAGGCGGCGGGGATCCCAAAATTCCCGCCGCCTTCGCTTTTCACTTCCACTGCTGCCTCACCAGAATAGATGTCCCTTCTTCGCCCAGCGCCGTGGCCTTGAAGTCAACGGCCTTGACGTTCGGCTTGAGGATGTAATCATGTGCGAGTTGTTCGAGCATGTCGTCGGCTCGGGCAAGGCCGACGCCCTCCCATGTTTGATAGACCTCCTTCGTCCCGCCGCCGGCGAGCCAGACCGTCCCTTCGACCGTCCAGTCCTGTTTCACGACTCACCTCGTAGCATCCTCACGGCGCGCTCTTCGTGCTCGGCTGTGAGGCCGGTCATAAAATCGGTCTTGACAAGCTTATGCGCGACGCAAGCCATGTCCGAGTCGTCGTCGAGGATGACGAAGGACTCGACCTCGGGGTGCCCGCGCAGCCAGGCGATGATCTCCGCGCCGCGCGGCCCCGATATGTTGAATTGTCGCAGATCGTCTTCAGGGCCATAGACCCAGGCGCGCCGACGGTTGCGCGGGGTGACGCCCGCGACGGTGCAGCGGACGCCCCACCCCTGTAGTAACCGTTTCAGCGGTGCCTTGAAGCGCCCGCGCCAGGCGGAAGAGACGACGACCTTGGCGCGCGTGCGACTGATGATGGAATTGAGGTGCTTGACGGCCCGGTCGTCGGCGCGCGAGCGGCTGCCGGACTTGCCCTGCGAGTGAGGGAGGATGATTACTCCGTCGAAGTCGAGGAAGATGACCTTCATTTTTTTCTTTTCATTCCTCGACGAAGACCGGCGGCGTGGCGGGACGCGTGTCGAGCCACACGAGGAATTGTCCGCTCGTGCGCGTGACGAGCTTCACGTCACCGCGCAGCGTGAGTCCGCCGGCGAGGTAGGCGTCCACCCCGTCGAGCGAAGAAAGGCTCAGGCCGTCACGACCCCGCTCACGAATCCTCTTCGAGAGGTCGGCGGTCAGCTCTTCGGCGTTGCAGGGCGTCAGAATTTTCATCGCAGCCCCTCCGGGAAAAGAATCTCTGTCGGATAGACGAGGCCGCCCGAGCGCCTTATCAAGCCGAGCGTCGAGAGCGGCCCTATCGTGTTCGAGAAGTGGCCGCCCATGTGGTCAATTCCGACCTCCTCGCCGATCTCCTCGTTCGAGACGGGTTCGCCCCCGCGCGAGATGACGACGTTGAGGATGTCAACCGTGCGCCTCGAAGCAGAGCGTGCCTTCAGGACGCGCGCGCGCAGCACGTCATGATACTCGCCGAGGGTGGCGACGCGGTCGGGCACGTGCGCGCGCGCGCGACCGGCTTCGGTGAGCCGCATCCTTCCGCCTTCGCGGATGATAAGGCCGCCGGAGGAGAGTGGGCCGACGACGTTGGAAAAATGACCGCCGCTCGCGTCCATCAAAGCGACCGCGCCGACCTGGAGGTTCGATGGCTCCGGGTTGCCGATTGATTCGTAGAAGGCAATCGCATCCAGGACGCGCTGCTGGCTGTTCGTGACGGGGAAGTCGTCGTCGGCGGTGGCCGGCTTTTTGACACTACTTTTGTCCAATTTAATTGTTGCCGTTCTGCGCGCTTGCGGAGAATTGGTACTAACGACCTGTCCCGGTTTCGGCGCGCGCGTCTGCCCGAGTGGGGCTTCAGTCTTCGCCGCCTTCAGACGCCGCACGCCTTCGAGCAGGAACTCGCGCATCCGGTCCGCCTCTTTGAGCGCGTCGCGCATCATCTCGGAATAGACTTTCAGCTCCTCCAAGTCCGCGACGCAGCGCTCGATGCGCGCGATCTGACTGTCGGCGATCACCGGCACTTCGACCGTCTTCGTCTCGACGCGCGTGGCCGCCTCGGAGACGGCTCGCGGCAACTCTTTCGCGAGCTTGTCCTTCTCGCGCTCGAGTTCCGCGATCCTCTTCCTGAGCTTCGCCGGGTCGTTCTCCTCGGCCCGCCGGACTACTTCGGCCATCGAGCGACGAATTTCGTCCACGTCGACGGGCGACAATTCCTGAGGCTTTACGGCCTTCGAGCCGAAGGTGGGAGTGGCCGACGCGTCGAACGTGGTTTTTCGTCCGACCTTCACGGTCTCCGATACGCCCAGCCACTGGGGACTCCAGACGTGCGCCTCGCCGATCTTGAGCTTCGGCAGGAGCGCGTCTATGTCTTCGCTGAGTCCTTTCTCGTGAATCCATCCGGCGACGGCCTTGCGCTCCTGCGGCCCCGTCGTCTGCAAGGCGAAGAGGCATTCGGTCTGGTTGAGCACGTCCTTGTTGACCGCCTGCGGGCGCTGCGAGATGAGCGACGCGCCGATGCCGTAATTGCGACCGAGTTTGATGAGCCGCTCGAACGCGCCGAGCATCCTCTCCTCGCCGCGCGACTTGAACTGCGGGACGAACTCCTGCGCCTCCTCGAAGAAGAGGTGGACGGGCGAGCGCGAGGTCTTCTTTCTGAAGAACAGGCGTTCGGCGAAGTCGGTGGCGAACCGCTTGTGCTGCGCCTTCGACTCGAACATCGAGACGTCGAGCACGGCGCTGATCTGGCGGTCGACGATGAGGTCGGCGACGAGCGCCCCGGACTCCGGTTCGAGCGGCACGTCGCCGTGCTCGCCTCCGAAGACCGGGATGGGGAAGCCCGTGCCGCGCCCGTCGGCGGCGAGGCGGAGTCCGTACCAGACGCCGACGGGGTCGAGCGCGACGACCTGAGCGCCGGCGGCGAGCATCTCCTCGCAGAGTTTCTGAGCCGCGTAAGTCTTCCCCGCCCCGGTGCGTGCGAGGAAGGCCAGCTTCTGCGTGACCGCGTCGAGCGGAAGTGACAGGTCGGGGGAGATGTTCAGTTTCTTCATCCACGTTTTCCTTTCACGGGGTTGCCGGCCTCTTCATATTCAATTCCGCAAGCCTCGCACATGACGCCCCTGTTCATCCGGCGATCACTCCTTGGCAGAAGTTGATGATTCTCTCTTCGCTGAGTCGTTTGCCGTCCCATTCGCCTTCGTAGTCGGGTCCTGAAAATCTCTCCGGCGAATGAAACGACACTTGTAAGGCTTCACCGCCCCCGTCGTTCGGAAGCTCGATGTATAGAACATGAGAGTTATAACTCGACTCGTCGCGCCCCCAGCCGAAGGAAATGCCTAGCGCCGCGCCGTGCTCTGCTAATGCGCCGCACAGCTCCTTAAGCGACTCACCCTTGCGCCCATATGCGAGGCCGCGGTAAGAGGTATGTCCGTACATCTTCGCGCGGCGGGATGACTTCTGACATTTGAACAGCAGCGCCGCGATGAGTCCCGCGGGGCCGCGCTTTTTCAAATCCGAGACGAAGGCCCGCGTTAGCGCGGCGTCGGAACCGTCGTAAACGACTCTCGCGCTGACGCCGCCGGCGGTGACTGACGCGCGGTGCCGGCGCTTCGCCTCGGCCTGCCTCTTCTTAAAGCCCTCGCCACAGCCCTCACACATGACGCCTTCGCCGGCGAAATAGAGAATAGGCTGGCCGGCCTTCACCTCTCCTTCGCATTCGAGGCAGCGCGAGTCATAAAGCGCGTGCTCGATCCAACGCTCTGCCCTGCGCCTTCGCTTCATGCGCTCGACACCCCGCCGCGCTTTTTGGTATCCTTCGCGCCACATATAGGAGACATGGACACACCACCTTTCGCCGGCGACATGGGCACTCCGCCGAGCTTCCGCACGTAGTACCTGCAAGTCACCACTCTGGTACCGTCCTCGAATTCCACGAGGCAACTGTTCATGCGCCCGTAACAGAGAACCCTGCACGACGCTCCGAATCGCTCCGGAAGCCGGACGCGCACTCTCCAGTAGTGGTCGAAGCCCCGACTCACGGCAGTTCCTCGCCCGGCTCAAGCAGCACCAGGGGCGCGATATCGATTTCGCCGAGCGATGTCATCACCTTCATGGCGCGGCTATGGTCAACCTCCTGCCGCAGCCCCAGGCTCTTTATCGCCGGCGCGTAGCACGCCTGGTGGAAGCGCGCCTCCTGATTGCCCTTCCAGATGCGGACTGGCGGGTTCGCGTCGTCGAGTTCGTATAAGACGTCTTCCGGGTCCTCGGCACCATCAGGTGCGAGGATCCGTTCGCCGCACCAGGAGCAGACGCAAAGCGGGTGGCCCGCGTCGGGGCTGTCGTCAAACCACACGACTGTTCGTTCCGTGCTCATACCTCAATCCTCCTCCAGCGGCTCGCCGCCGCAAGTCTGACAAACGGGGTCGCCGCCCGCGCAATCCGGGCAAGGCATCTCCCACGGCATCCTCCCCGACTCGACCATCTTCAGCAGGAGCGGCTCGTATCCTGCGGGCACCCGGACGCTCTGCCGCGGCTGCTTCCAGTAGCGCCACTCGGGGAACGCGGCGCGCAGGCTCTCGCGCGTGACCCTCGCGGGCGTCATCGCCAGCGCCTCTAAGTCGGCGCAGAAGTGGCCGTGCCACGGCTCCGAAGGGTCGTCGAGCCGAATGGGGATTGAGGAGACGCGGCCCCAGGCGACGATCGCGGAGACGGGCGCCTTCAGGTAGAGGAGCACGCGGTCACCGGGCCGGGCGTGGCGCGAGAGCGTCCAGTTCGACTCTCCGCCGGCGGAGGCGTCTTCGAGGAGCGTGCCGAGGTAGTCGGCATGGCTGACCGTGATGAACGTGGCTTTCTTCATTGCCGGCAACCGATGTGCGCGCGCCGGTTGACCCTCACGCGTGCGTTGAGCTCATACCTCTCGCCCTTCCGGATCGCCCGGTGGCAGACGGCGCATAAGTATTGCTTCCTGGCGGCGCAAAGGATGATGCCGCCGCCCCTGTGGTAGCGCTCCAGGTTGTAGCGGATGATGTAGTCGCGGTGCCTCCTGTTGTTCTCGCCGCGCCGGCACGGCTTGCAGACCCGCCGGCGGGGCTCGAAGTCGCCGGCGGGCTTCTCCAGCCCGCAGCTGCCGCAGACTTTGGTTTCGGTGCCGGAGGATGTTTTCATTTTCGGCCCTCTTCCCTCCTCATGCCTCCGCCGCCATCTTGCGCGGGAACTGCGGGCGGCCGTCGCGCATCACCATGTGCTGCCCCGTGCGCAGGGGCGGCTCGACCCAGTCCACGCCGAGCGTGTCGAAGACGAAGCCCTCCTCGCGCGCCGGGATGACCGTCTTGTCTTCGACGACGAGGTAACCTTCGAGGAAGCGGTAGCGCGTCGAGTATTTCGCGTAAGTGACGAGCGCCTGGGAGAACTCCTTGCAGCCTGTGCGGATGGTGAAGACGGGGCCCCAGTTGTCAGGGGCGGCGAGGAAGAGGTCGAGCTTGATGGAGTCGCGGACGAGGCCCTTCCAGAAACGGCCTTCGGGCTTCGGCGTCCAGGGGATGATCTCGGACGTGCCGGTCTTAATCCAGCGCACGGCCATCTGCGAGGTGGCCCAGCGGTGGAGGAGGTTTTCGCGCAACGTCTTCTTATCCCCGAAGAGGGAGCCGGGGTCTTCGGCGGCCTCCGATTCGGCCCAGCGCGGGATGGCGACGATCTCGATGTCGCCGACCTCGGGGCACCCGCGGCGGATTGAGCCGGCGACGCTGATGCGCCGGCAGTAGGGGCGCATCTGCGCGACCAGTGTCTCGGCGATGCTTCTGGCTTTCATCAGCTCCACAGTCATTCGCTCCTTTCCAGGTACCCGGCGCCGCGATTACCTCCGCGGCCTCTCTTTCGACACCCTCAAGTACTCCTGGCCGCACGAGGCGCACATCACGCGCCCGCGTCGGGGGAAATAGAGCACCCGCATCTGGCCGGGCTCGATCACGTCCGCGCAACCCCGGTGCAGGCACGCGCCCCCGACGCGCGCGCGGGCGAGCCACTTACACTCCTCGCGCCAGATGAGCGGGGGGAAGCCGGCCCTCACGCGGTGCTCGGGGCAGTAGTCCTCGCTGTCCGACCCGCAGGGGCGCGAGGCGACGCAGTCGGTGCAGACACGGCGGTTGCACATCGCGCGGCCGGTGCCGGCGCATGAGCGGCAATCGCGCTGGCGTTTCCCGCCCACGGCCTTGCACTTCTTACAGATGCCCTCGACGGGGAAGTCGCAGAGCCTCACGTAATCGAGCGCGTGGCAGAACTCGCAGCGCTGGCGCTGGGCGCGCGCGCCGCAGACGAAGCCGACGAAGGAGCGCATGCCCTCGGGCGTGACTTCGGAGAGCGGGCGGCAGCGCAGGCCGGGGTCGCCGAACCGGAAGCGCGCCTGCTGCTCAAGCCGCTCGGTGACGTGCGACTCGTGGGCCTTGACGATGTCGGCGGTCGCCGCGGCGCGCGCGACCTGGCCATCACCTAATGGAAGGTCGAGCGCCCAGGCGCGGCACGCGCACGCGACGCCGAGCATGAGGCCCGAATCGTCCTCGACGACATGCAGCTCGTGGGCGGCGGCGCGCGCTTCTCCTTCCACCTTCAGGCGTTCCTCGCGCACGGCGGACAGCAGCGCCTCGTCCGGCGTCGCGCTCGGATTCACGACCTGTCGCTGCGGCTCGTTCATTGGCCTTGCCTGGCGATCAAACCGCGGCGCTCCAACTCATGTTGGAAAAGCGCGAGCGTCGCCGTTTCGAGATGGACGCGGTTCGTGATGTCTACCCCGTCGGTCGTGAGCAGCGTGACGGCGACCGTATCGACGTGCAGGTAGACCCCGTCGCCGATGTAGGTTGACTCTCGCAGGATTTGCGCTTCAGCTTCGGTCACGGACACCTCCTTCACCTGTATTCGCCGCGGCGGAACTTCCGCCGGCGACGTTTCCCTTTCTTCGGGTAGCGCTTGCGCCGCACGCGGAACGGCAGCGCCCGCAAGCGTAGCGCCGCGCGCTTCGAGTCCTCGCCCCGCAGGTCGTAGATGACTGTGGTCTCCACTCGCGCGTGGCCGAGGAGCTTCTGCACGTCCGAGATGTCGGCGTCGAGGTCGAGGAGGTCGGAGGCGAACGTGCGCCGGAGGTCGTGCGGGCTGAAGCGGCGCAAGCCGGCCCCGCGCGCGCGCCGGACGAGCACCTTATAGACGGCCGATTCGCCCAGCCGCCTGAAGTGGACTACCCCGGTCTTATCGACGGGGCACAGGAGCGGCCCCCCACCGCCCCCGCGCACCCGGAGCCAGCGCGTGATCGCGCGGCGCGCACCGCCGTCCTCGAAGTAGACGGTGCGTTCTTTGTTGCCCTTGCCCCTCACGAGGAGGGCGTGGCGGCGTGTGTCGTAGTCCTCGACGTCGAGCGCGACCGCCTCCGCGCGGCGCAGTCCCGCGCCGGCGAGGAGTGCCACCAGGCAGAGGTCCCGCGCGCCGATCTTCCTCGCGTCGCGCTCGCACGACGAGATGAGCGCCTCCAGCTCGTCGCCCGAGAGCCGGCGGCCCGCTCTCGACCTCTCGCCGCGCACGCCGCGCACGTCCTTCAGGCGCAGGTAGTCTTCCGTCGGCATGAGCTTTAAGCGCCAGGCCTCGCGCGCCACGCCGCGCAGGGTCGAGAGCGTGACGTTGACGGTGAGGGGCGAGAGACCTTTCGCGCGCATCCGCTCCTTGAGCATCTCGACGTGGGCGAAGCGCATCTGCTCCCAGCGGACCTCATCGGTCGAGCGCGCGCCCATGAGGCGGGCGGCGCGGCGAAGGCAGGTGTGCGCGCCGCGCCGGGCCGAAGGCGCGAGCGAGACGACGTAGAGCGCGGCGGGCGAGATCTCGACGAGGCCCCGGTCGAGCGGGCCGGGGGCCGGCTTGATGAGCTGGAGATGGTGTGCCTGGACGCGCTCGGTCATGTCGTCAGCGCCCTGCCCCTTTTCAGTGCCTCGCGGTGCGCGACGTTCTGCCGCTCGATGAAGTCGGCGATGTCTCTCAGGCACGTCCGCTCGAACACCCTTTCTGGCAGAGGGAAGAAGGCGTAGCCGCGCCGGCGACCGAACCAGCCGATCATGCCGAGAAGGACGTTTCCGTCTTTGGCCCTGACCTCCCAGGTGCGGGTGCGGGCTTTCGGCATGTCCTCGATGAAGACGATGTGTTTGGCTTCGCTCACGGCTTTCCCTTCCCTCGCACGAGCATTGGACGGGCGCTGTCGTACTCGAACTTCGTCTGGTCGAGGTATTCGATGATGCCCGCCGTCTTCATCACCGGCCGCTTTTCGGCGTCGAATTTTCGGACGACGATCATCTCGCACCCGAGCATGAGTACGGTGTCACCGACGAGCGTCTTCTCGAACGTCAGCGGCTCACTCCTGGAAATTGTCATCGCCTCCCCCGCAACTGCACCCCAGCCCGTGAATCCTGACGGAGACGCCGCTCCTCATCTCGACGCGGGCGCATTCCATGCCGAGGCCGAGGAGGTAAAGGATGAGTACGAGGCCGAGGGCGAAAGCGTAGTCGGTGGCCTCATCGACGGCCTGCGCCACGAGCCGCCAGAGGATGTAAAGCTTCTTCATCACACGTCACCTCAGTGCGCGTCGCAGACTTCCGGGTCGTCGGGGTCCCACGCGCAGCCCACGCCGCACGCGTTGTGCTGGGTGCAGCCGCACAGCCGGCAGACGCGCTCGCCGCAGTGCGGGCAGAAGGCGCAGCCGTCTTTGAGCACGGCCTCGCCGGGCAGGATGAATTCGCCGCACTCGCCGCAGACGATGGCCCCGGAGATCGCTAACGACATGAGACCTCCTCCCCGCGCGCGGCGGCCCGCGCCCTCGCACGCCTCCTCATCTCGGCGAGGATGACGGGGATGACCCGGCGGCGGCGCGCCGCGTCGCCCACTCTCGAAGACCTAAGTCCGACCAGGCCGAGCAGCTCGAAGGCGTCTTCGGCCTCGCGGGCCAGCTCCAATTTCCGCGCGCCGAAGAGGTGGCGCTGGCCGGAGTTGCATGGGTGTATCTCCGAGGCCGCGGCGCGCAGCGCGTGGTCGGCTGTCGGCACGCCGATCAGACAGCAGCAGGAGTGGAAGGCCAGAAGTCCTGAGCGCGCGTGCGCGAGGAGCCAGGCGAGGCGCTCGTCCGTGTAGTGCAAGGCGAGGAAGGCCCTGACGGTCTGCTTCGCCTTCTTCAACTCTTGGTTCATCGACGTCCTCCTTCAGAAAGTAAGAACCGGTTGACCCGCGTCGAGGCGCGGACTCGCCGCGCCCGGAAGCGCGGCACCTTCTAATTCCGCCTCGCGCCCGGCGCAGTAGCCGCGCCGGAAGGGGCGCGCGTCGAGGCGCGAGAGGCTGAGCGGACGCGCGCTGCGCGCGACCACCCTGCCGAGTTCCGCCTCGACCCGGAGGCCGCGCCCTCGTCCGCTCCGCACGAGCGCGCCGGGAGAGGAGACTGCCGAAGGATTCGGCCCTTCCGACTCCCCGCGCGCCCTCCGCTCGTAACGCTCCCGGACGGCGCGGCTAAAACCCGTGCGGTACGAGTCGGCGTAGGCGCGCTCGCCCGGCCACTCGCCCGGCCAGTACTCCTCGAACAGCTCGCGCATCAGCCGCGCGTCCTCGACCGAGGCACGCGAGCACGCGCGCGCCAGGGTGATGAAGCGGTAGGCCGCGAGCCGGAGGTCGCCTTTCGCGCCGACGAAGACGAGCCGGTTCGAGCGCGGGCGCACCAGCGAGCGGCACGAGTGGGCGCGCGCGACCGCCTCGGCCAGGATCTCCGCCCACGCCGTCCGTCGGCGGAGGTCGCGACAGCCGTAAGCGTCCGCCCCGACGGCGACCGCCGAGATGTCCGCAGGCGCCGCGGCGTCCACCTCCGTTTGGGTGACGCCGTGGCGGGACATGAGGCGGCGGGCACGCTCTTCGAAGGCGTCGGCCTCGAGATCCGAGCCGAAGCCGCGGGCGCTTCTGGCGTGCGCCTGGAGGTTCCTGATTTTTTCGACGACCTTTTCCACCCCGAACCCCCACTCACTCGACGAACAGCTCGACGGTGCCGCCGTCCTTCTCGACGGTCAGCCTCTGATAGCCGCGGGTGTGCATTTTCATGACGACCGGCTTGAGGAGCGCCCGCCACTCGGCTTCACGCTCCTCTTTCAGCCGGGGGCAGTCGGCGGCCCCGTGCCCCGTCTCCCCGCATTCGAAGCAGCGAATCTCGGTTGCCATCAGACGCCTCCGTTAAACACGTAAATCATTCCCGGAAAAACGTATTCTCGTGACCGATCCTGCCGCCGCCGGAAAATCAAAGAAGCCCGCGTAAACGCGGCGCGGAATCGGCCCCGCGCCCCCCGCGCGCCGGGCCGTGCGGCGTGCGAAAAATGCACGCCCTCATCGAAGGGCCTCTTTCTCCTCCAGCCCGACCAGGAAAACCGCCGTCCTGATCTCCGGCCAATCCCCCACGAGCTGGCCGGCCATCCCCTCGTCCTCGCCGCACTGAACCCACAGGCCGAAGACCATCAGCGCCGCGACCTCCGCCCCGGAGAGTGGCTTGTCGCTCCAGAGCGGGATCGAAAAGCGGCGCTTCCCGGCGAAGAGCCAGAGCGGCTCTGAGCAGTTGTGCTCGCCGGCGGCTCGCATGACGATGAGGCGTTCTTCGTCGCTCAGCCGCCTGAGGCGCGGCAGCATCGAGACGCCGTGCCACATCACGGCCTGGTGCCAGGCTTCCTTACCTTCGTATTCAGCGACCGGCATCCGCGCCCCCCGCGTTCGATTGAACGCTCCCCGCCTTGAAAGCGGCGGGGATTCTTTTACTGTTTTCTCCACTTGCCTTGTTCCTCTTAGACATCTGCAAAAGACACTGGCAGAGCGCACACGGCTTGATTCTCTGGCGACCAGTACGAAGGGCGAAAGCCTGCCAGCAACCCCTGTTCGCTTGGCACGGCGCGCATTAAACCGCGCGGGCTTTCTACACTCCAATCTGAGTGCCATCTTTCAACTTGCCAATCTAAGACCGCTCCGTAGCCTTGCGATTCTTTCTTTCCAAGATGCGTGCAAAAGTTTAAGAGCCGTTCGGTTTCGCTCTTATCTCCGACCGCGTACCACCTCACGGCGAGCGCGTGCCGTGTGAATACGGGCATCCGATAGCCTTTATATTTTCCTGACTTCGTAACCACTTTTCCGCGCCGCCCCTGAAAATCAACGATGTCCGATTGCTTCACGTCAAAACGTTTTGCCCAATAGTCGCGCCCTTCTGCGACCGTGCCGACCCAACAAGCGAAACTGCATTGATAGAACCAATAGTTTTGCCCCGCGACGTTCCGGTAATAGACCTTGAAGGGCACGAGTCGCCTCTTGTCTGAATCGTCTCCGATGATTGCGTTACATGGGATGGTTGAGACTTCAAAGCCGTAACGCTCGCGCATGGCGAAGTAAAACAGCGCCCCGTCAAGCGGTAGCCTGTCGTCACAGATGACTGGCGTTTGGAGTCGCGCCGTGATTCGCAAAGGTTCGTGTCTCATGTTTGGCTACTCGCTATCGGGAACTCAGTTATTAAGCGTTGGTACAAGTCTGGGTAGAACCGTTTGAGAAAAGCTATGCGCCCTAAGCCAGAGCCGAGCGTACCCGCCCACGTACCAGACCGCGCGTGCGCCAAGCCTTCGCCCTGCTCATCGTGCTTGTCGTAAACTTCAACGTATGGTAGTTCGTTGGCGATAATGACAGACCACACATCAAGCCATGACCACCAAATAATCGGGCTTAATACAAGCAGATTCTCTCCCTTGTGAAATGCCGCTTGCCCGCGCGACCTGGCATACTTACGACGCCCCAAGCTTTCCTCTGCGCGTAATCCCCACACGCGAGACTCCGCTCCGACAGCAGCTTGCCTGAACGCTGTGTGCTTTTTCCCCTTATCTTCCTTCGCGCTCCGCGTTGTCGTGATGTCTGTTAATCCACACGCGCGCATCGTGTCGAAGTAATCACCCGATTTGAACTCCCGGCAGTCGTTGGGGAATCGCACAAGGAATTGGTCGCGCACATCATTAGTCGAAGGAAACTCATATTCGCCCGCGGAGACGTGAAACAACCAATCTTGCGATGTGAGCAGGGGAGCGCAGAGAAACGCGCACACGACGGAATCCTTGCCCCAGGAGACGCCAACAGCACACGGATGCTTGATGTGCGCCGCGAGAAATTGCCGCGCCTCTTCCTCGCGCCTTCGCCCGCGCACCTGATAATGCAGACGTAGAGTTTTAAGCGTCGTTTCCTTCACACCGTCTCCAAAATCTTTCTGATGTCATCTGCTTTCAATTTCAGATGCTCACTGTACGCCGTGCCTATCGGACGGCTGATTTCGGATGTTCCGACTTGCACGCGCGAGTCAATCTGTAACCACTTGTCGAAGCGCACGGCGACCTCTCCCAAACCCACAGCCGACTTGCCGCCCACGTATGGCATCTTCGAGAACTCCGCGAGGCAGGTCATGAAGGCGTCGTATTCCACGTCCGAGACATCTTCGAGCGTGAGCTTCCAATAGAACTGCGTGCCAGCCGCGAAGGTCTCCGTGTAGTACATCATCTGTTGCGGCTTGCGCTCTGCCTTCTCCTGCCCCTGTTCAAGTGCTTCTTCCGGCAGGAGCGAGAGATTGCCTTTATCTTCAAGTTGCTTCAATGCGCGGCCTTCAATCACCGTGCGGAGTTTTTCGTTGCGCTCGTCATCCCTGCGCGTGTACATCTCGGCTTGAAGGAAATCCCAAATCGAAGTCGGATTCGCGCGTTGATACGAGTTAGGAAGCAGGTGCATCGTCTCCGAGCAAATCGGGATTGCTTTCCCAACTTTCAGCTTGCCCGGTAAGATTTGATTGCCTACCGCGCCGCCGAAAATCGAGATGAGCGGTATCTCTGCGCGCAGCCGCCGCGCGTAATCAACGTCTATGCCATCAGACGCGCCCGCGTACAAGCTGCCGCCTGAAAAGAGAAAGTAGAACGCCGAGAGCGATAGCCCGCGCACCTTGCCAGCTTCTTCGTCCACGCCGTAGCCGAGCGCGCGGCACATGTGCCACATACCTCTGTCGCGCAGCATCCCGCGTAAGCCGTTGCCGGATAGTATCGGCACTTCTTCAACTGTGCCGTCCGGTTGCACGAATCGCTCGCGCCTGAGTTTTGATTCAATCCCGAACGACTGCCCGCCGTTGTGAGCAATCGAAGTGAGAGCCGTTAGCGTTCCTTCATAGACGAGTGTTTCCATTATTTGAAAGCCTCCTTAGCTTTCTTGAATTTCTCTTTCCGTTCTTCGTTGTCCGCGCGCACTAACAAGACGAGCAGAGTCGTATCGTCGCGCAGCATTTTGAGCAGGGCGCGGTCTTGCCCGCTTCCGACTAACTCTGAAACCTGCTTGACATCGTCCGCCGCAATCGTGATGCCGAGTCGCGCAACTACCTTTGATAGAAACTCTGACGCTCGCGCCGTGTAAGCGGCAGACCTTATATTGTCCTCGAATTGCTGCCAGATGTTGCGCGCGTACTTTCCCTTGTAGTCTACCGAGATGCCGCGCCAGAGCGGGGTGAGCAGGTTGCTCGCCACTTCTTCGTCTGTCATTCGCTCTCCTTCTGAGCCAAGAAAATGGCTAGTTGAAAATATGCCGAAAGGTTGACTTTCAAAAGCGGCTGCGCCAATTCATGCCAACGCCTCACGCCGAACTTGTCAACTTTGTAGAGGTTGTAATTGCCGCTCTCTATCTCGGCTTTGCTGAATCCTGTCAAGAGTTCTTCGATTGCAGGCAACATGCTTTCGACGCGCGCCCAATCCGGCAGCATTGAGATTTCTTCAAACTGCCACCATCCCACCCGCGCTCGAAAGAGAAGATGCTTTTGTCCTGACTCTGCTATCACGGCTACGGTTGGGGAGGCCTTAAGCAATTCACGCATCTTGCGCTTATCTGCTTTCGTTAGTGGAAACCACTCGCCATCCACAACGAAGTGTGAATACGTCCGCATCTTCTGAGGCTTATCACGCCCTGTTTTCGCTTTGAGTATTTCGCTCTTTTCCTCAAAACAAAACAGGCACGCGCGGCAGACGATTGAGCCTTCGCGTAAAAGGTCGTGATTTGTGAATGAGTCTTTAACCCAACTTGAAAACAAGATGCCCACGCTATCCGCGCCGCACGTTCGGCAGATGCCCTTAACCTCGCCTTCAATAGTCGGCTGCCGTGCTGCTTCGTATATCGCGCTTGTGCAGTTGAATTGCATCTCTCACCTTGTCTCTACTTCACGTTGAGGCGATTGCTTGAAAGCGCAATCGCGGTGGCTGCGGATTCATCAAAACCTCGGTGGAGACTGCGGTTTTTAAACCGCAGAGGAAACCGCAGCATCAGCACCCGCGCTTTCAAGCGCGGGTACTCACTCGCCATCAGGCGCGAGCCTGATGCGACGAACCTGATTGAATGTGAACAAGCGCCCGTCAGGCATCTTGAAACTAAGAATGATTCGCGCGTCCACACTATTACCTTTGAGAGAGTCGGGATGCTCCAACACGCAGGAGTCAACCTCACAATCTCTAAGCTCTATACCCTCGCTCTGATAATCTTCGAGAGTCTTCTTTTTCTTGTGTGCCATGACTACTCCTCGAAGCCCATACACGACTTGCAAATATGGGGATTAAGATTCGCCGCCACGTTCGACTTGGTGAGCACGCAGCGGCAAACCAGACAGCGTTTTCGCTCTTTCTTTTTAGCCTTTGGTTTCAACGCTCAACCTCCGTATCTCAGTAATGGAAGCCGCTTCTTTGAAGTGGCGGAGGATTCACTGAGGCTCACCTCCGCCTGCCGGAAACGTTCCGCCCGCTCCTCGCGCCGCGCCTCTTCCGGCGTCGGCCCCGTCGTCGGGTCGAAGTCGGCGATGACGTACTCGCCGACCGTCTCGTCGAAGTCGAGCGCCCTCTGGTACGTGCCGTCGCTCATGCGGACGAGGAGCGCGTAGCCGCGGCGCAGCATGTCCTTGATGATGCGGCGCGCTCTCAGCGCCTCCGACGCGTCCGCCGTGTCGAACTGGATGCGAATGTCGCCGCCCGATACGTTGAGACAGCTCAGGCTTCCCATCCTTGCCTCCTCTTCATGATTCGTCCTCCGGGGTGACCATCTCGCCGATCACGATCTCCTCCGGGTGCACCGTGTCCTCGAAGGTGATGATGAGCGTGCCGTCCTTGGCGAGTCCCGCGAAGAACTGGCCGCCGGCCAGCTCGCCGCCGATGGCCTGGCCCGGCCCCACGTCGCCCTGGCCGAGGCAGTCATACCCGCCGTCACGCGGCTGGTGGTGGATGTGGACGTGGAGTTTTTCGCTCACCGGTTTCTCTTCCCCCTCAACTGCCTGCCCGCGACCGTGCCGTCGAGGCACGAGAAGCAGCGGAGCGTGTGCAGCTCGTCGTCGAGCACGCACTCGGAGCAGATCGCCTTCCCGCAACCGCGGCAATAGACCATGACCGTCTCCGCCATCTGACCGCACGCGCCGCACCGGACGGGGGCCGCGGAATCCGTTAAAGCCGCCCCGACGGTCGCGCTCATAGGAGTGACCTCGCCATCCGAAGCGCGGGGTGGCCGGCCCTCTCTCGCAGCTTCCTGAGCGCCTGCTGCTCGATGTACCAGATGCGCTGCCGTGTGCAGCCGACCGCGCGGGCGATCTCGCCGCACGAAAGCTCGACGCCGCGCGGGGTGACTTCGAGCAGGAGCGCGAGGCGCGCGTCGATTTCCAAGTCGCGCACTCCCGCCGGAGGTTTGTTAGCTGACCGCCTGGTTTTCATGCCGCCGCCTCAGCCGGCGCGTTCGCCTTCGCGCCCCGTCTGAAATTTCGCAGGTTTTCGCCACGTCTCCGGTAAGGTCTGGTCTGACTTCCCGGCTCGATGAACAACCCCTCGTCATAGACCTTGATCCGAATCTCAAAGGGAGACAGGCGACCCTCGCGCCCCGCGCGCCGCTGTTCAGAGCGGATATGCTCGCAGCGCCTCAGACCTTCGGGCGTGAGGCCGGAGCGCGTCGGGTAGGCAAGGCCGAATTTCTTCAAAAGCTCCTCGGCCTCCGCGACGCTGACCTCGACGCCATTGCCCTTGAGCCTTCGGCGAATCGCCAGGGCGTCCCTGTGCCTTTCGTTGTAGCGCGCTGACGACGCCCGTGAGCGGTCAAGATAGTCGGGGCGATCCTTCCAGTAGCCCCTGTTCTTCTCGGCGTTGCGCGCCCGCCAGCGCCGGAGGTAGTCGCGCTTCCACTCGCGCCGGTGGCCGCGCTCGCTCTCGTTGTGGCACTTCTTGCAGCGCGGGCGCAGGCGGTACTCCTTCTCTTTCCGCGAGAAGACGACGACCATCTCAGAGAGCTGCTTGATCTCGCCGCACTTGTTGCAGCCGTACTCCTGCGGCAACTCTTCGAGCGTCGCGGCGCGAGTCAGCACCGTCGCCGCGAAGCGGCCCTTCTTCCGCAGCGCCGTCTTCGCCGCCTTCTTGCGCGCCGCGCTCGCGCGCTCGCGCTGGAGGCAGCCGCACGAGCGCGTCAAGCCCTGCTTGAGCGCGTGGCCGTCGCAGGTTTTCTCTTTGCCGCAGTCGCATTTGACGAACCACTGCATGACCTTGCCCCGAACGTGGCTGGGGCCGAGCACCTTTAGACGACCGAAGCGGCGGCCCGTGAGGTTGACGAACTTGCGCGCGTTACGCCCGCGCCATGCCTCGTCCCACGCGCAGCCGCACGATTCCGTTTTCCCGCCCGTCAGGTAGCTCGTCCGCACGACCGCCTGCTTGCCGCACGAGCAGTCGCACAGCCATTGCCGGTAGCCGCGCGGTGAGCTTTCGACCTGGCGGACGACCGTGAGCCGTCCGAACGTGAGGCCCGTCAAGTCTCGCAGCGGCCCGCGCCGCCCGAGGTGAACAACCGCCGGAGTCTTCTTCGCGCGCGGCTTGCGAACCCTGGTCAGGTGTTCGAGCGGGACTTGGTAGATGACTCTTCTGTACTCGGGGCGACCGTGCGCTCTCAGCTTCGGAAGCTCTACCTTTGCCATCCAGCACGGGCGGCGCTCTGGCGACTTCTGAGTGGCGGGAACTGTACGGCCCGACCAATAGACCGCCTTCACCTCACCTTTGCGCTCCCGCGCCCCGGGCGTCCTGAACCTCCACCATTCGTTGATCGTGACCCAGTGGCCGACCTGAATCTTGTTCGGTCGGGGACGAGGGAGTGCCGGCAGAGCGCGGTGTTTCGTGGCCGCGGCGCGTGCGGCGTAGAACTCGTGTTCGGGGCGCGCGCGGTGAAGGGCGTAGCGCCGCCAGTCATAACCCAGGAGTGCGTAGCAGAGGCGCAGCATGAGGCTCGCGCGGACGGCCTTGTCCAGTTCGGGCGGGTGGCGCTTCTTCTTCCAGTTGTACTCCTCGATGACGAGCAGGTCGGCGGGGTCTATGTAGATGCACTTGTGGCTGCGGTAATAGGGGAGCAGGCCGTGCGCGAGGTGCTTGCGTATGGTCTCGCCCGACACGCCGAGGACACGCTCGACGCGGCTGATAGTCCAGCCCCAGCGGTTGTAGGTGTTGACGCCGAGGTCGTAGAGTCGCCGCTTGATCGCCGCGTCCGTGCGCCCGCAGCCGGACTCCTCCATGATGCTTACCACCTCGGCGCGAGGGAGTAATCCGACCGACTCGACGATGAACCAGTCCTCGATGGGCCGCCACGGCATATCACTCATGTCGGTGTGGATGCCGAGTTCAGGATGCGCCTGCTTCACGTCGAGCCAGAAGTCACGCATCCCGCGCCAGCCGCCGACCTCTCGGAGTCTTTCGAAGCTCGGGTAAAGCCCGACTACGCCCGGCAGAGATTCGTTGCGGAATCCCTTGATCGCCTCCTGCCACCAGTTGGCGCTCGTCGGCGCCGCCTTAAACTGTCGGAAGAATTTCGCGCCCGCCTCGATCATGCGGTCGCGCGTCCAGAAAGGGTGACCCCTCCGGTGCACGCGCTCCGCCGGGATGAGACCGAGCGCGTACCAGGCGTGACTTACTGACGGGAAGAATCGAGACACCTGACTGCCCGGTGGGTAGCGCCGCCGGGGCCCCACCTTGAAAGCGTCGTGAGGGCGCACGTCCGCGTCATAGGCCTGGAGGTCGCGCGGGAGGCGCTCGGTCTTCCCGCCGTAGAGTTCCGCGAACGCGCGACGCAGGCCGTTAAGCACGCGCTCCCGCGTCCACCAGCCGGGCCGAGGAGGGCCCTGATTAGCGACGCGCCGCCTTGTCTTCATTCTGCGCATCAACCCTCCTCAAGACCGAGACGATGAAGCGGGGTACAGGGCACGCCTGGCACAGCTCGCGGCCCGCGCCCTCCTGGCAGGTGTCTTCACACACGTCGTTGAATGCCGCCCCGAGCGTGCCGAAGCTGACTGCCCCGATACGCTTCAGGGACTCGAGCGCCTCCGTGCGCGTGAACATCTCCTCCTCGCCGACCATCTTCTTCTTCAGCTTGCGGCGCGGGCCCGGCTCGCGGTTGAGGTGGCGGCGCACCGCCCGGTCGAGCTGCTGGACGTTTAAGAGCTTCGAGACGGCCATCAGCGCGAACCGCTCCTGCTCTTCCGGCCTCTCCAGAGCGGCGAGCGCCTTCGCCGCCGAGGGCGAAAGCTCTCCGGCCTCGAATAGCCTCTGGACTTTGGGGTCGAGCCTGAGGAGTGCGAGCCGCGCGTCTATGTAAGAAGGCGGCAGGCCCGTCCGGCGCAGGAGGTCGGCGCGCTTGGCGCCGAGCCGCTGCAGCATGTCGAACCCGCGCGCCTCCTGCATCGGCGTCAGGTCGCGGCGCTGGATGTTCTCGATCAACATCACGTCCACTTGCTGGTCGAGCGTCATCTCGCGGATGACGCAGGGGACTTCGGGCATTCCGACGAGCCGCGCCGCCTCGCGGCGGCGGTGGCCGGCGACGATGTAATAAGCCGAGCGGTGCGGCGTGACGATGAGCGGCTCCAGGATGCCGCCGACCGAGCGGATCGAGGCGGCCATCTCTTCGCAGTCCGCCGGGATAACGGGGCCGCGCGGGTTGTTGGGGTTCGGCAGGACGCGACCGATGGGGATGAGCATGATCGGCTCGCCCTCGCGTATGCGCGTCTTCTCTTCGAAAGCGTTCGTCTCTAAAACTGCGGCCATCTACTCAGCCTCCGCTCGCGCCGCGCGGGACGGAAGCGTTTGCCCGTCCCGGCGTCTCAAGGAGGGTGCGAGCCGGAAAATTGTGGCCCGCGATTTGCCCCCCCGTTTCAATCTCCGGCTTGCGTCTCGTGTCCAACGCTCGCCTCCTTCAACTCTTTTGCGACCACCCAGACCAACTCACGCACCTTCCCCCAGGGCGAAGGCATCGCGTCGAGCGCGGCCAGCGCCACAGTGATCTCGCGCTCGTACTCCGTCGTGATCCAGTCGCGGACGATCTCCTCCCCGGCGAAGACGAAGAGCCTCCCGCCTTCGAGCCTCAAGGGCCGCGCGTACTGGAACCACGTCGCCCAGGAAGCCGGCGCGATCGAGTTGCGGACGTGCTCGGCGATGACATCCCATGCGCCTTCGGCCTCCGGCTCGGGCGTGGGCAGGTCGGCGGGGAATTCCGGCGGCGGCTCCTGTCGGCCCGCGCGCGAGCGCTCGTATTCGGCGCTCTCCGTCTCGAGGAAGCGGTCGACGTCCGCGTCCCACTCGCCGGTGCGCATGTTCGCCGTCACCCAGCCCGTCGGATTCCTGACGCCGAGGTCGTTGCGGTAGGAGTGCCAGGCGTAGCGCTCGTTGACCGCCCTGGGGTGGCGCGAGCCGGAGGCGTTGACACACACACCCGGCGGCGGCGTGCCGCCTGCCGCCGCGGCGGGGAAAAGGCCCCGCCGCGCGCGCGCCTGTTCGTGTGTGTGTGGTTCTGGTTGTGTGTTTAATGGATGGTCTTCAGGATTTAGATAATTCTTTGTGCCCGTATTTTTGGCATCCGATTTTTCCGGGTACCTTTTTTTGGCATCCGATTTTTCCGGGGTGCTTCGTTCGGACTCGTCATGAGATTTCTCGTACCTCTCGATCTCTTCGTCTGAAGGGAAAATCAGATAGAAGTTCCGCGGGCGCTTGCTCGTGATCTTTTCGGCGGGGACGTGTGGCGGGACATTCTGCGTCCTCAGCATCAGCCTGTCGCCGGCGATCTTCATCCCGCAAAGATTGTTGAGGGCGCGGTACACGGTCTCTTCGTCCTTCTTCCCTATCTGCCGCTTGATCGTCTCCACCGTCGGCCAGGCCCAGCCCTTGTCGTCTATGTGGAGAGCGATAAAGAGGAACACGTTTAACGAACTGCCTTTGAAGAGGTGCAGGTAGTTCCTGAGTTCGACCGAGATCGTCAGGAGGAACTCCTGCACCTCGCCCCTGCCGAGCGTGCGACGCTGCCCCTTGAAGGTGCTGATCAACGGCGCGCGCCCTCCCTCTCCATCCGCTCGTTGCGCTCGCGCTTGTCCTGCCGGCAGGGGACGCACCGCTTAGGCAGTTGAAGACCCCTACCCTCGAACCAGCGGCGCTCGTTGGCGGAGAGCACGAACTCCTCGCCGCAGTCTTTGCACCTGATCATCTCGTCGTCTTCTCCGGCCATGTCGGCTCCTTTCGTTCAGTAGTCGGATTGTTCGTCGCGCTGCGCCTCGATGGTCGTGTTGATGAGCGCACTCAGTTCCGCGACGTATTTCTTCGCGTCCGAGTCGGTGAGTTCTTCCGGGGCGGTGCAGCCGTATTGTCCGAGCATCGCGTTGAGCACCCGCTCCTCGACGTTGAGTTCGTCACGGAGCTTGTCTCGCAGCGCCCGGACGCGCTCGACAATCGGCCTTTGCCTGCCCCCGCCGCCATGCTGCTGCGGGCGCGAACTCTCCTGATGCTGCTCGGGTCGCGCGCCGCCGTTCTGCCGGCGCGGCTGGCCCTCGTGCTGTTGGGGCGCGGCGTTGACTGGCTGCGCGTCTATCACCTGGCCGTCCTCCACGTCCTGTGTGAAGAACTCCGACGCGTTGACGGCGAGAAGGCAGGCCGCGACGAGGGCGCGCTTGGCGGCCATCTTCTGGATCGTGTTCACCTGGTCGGCGATGTCGGGGTTGAAGACGCGCCCCACCTCCTGCCTCTCGATCTCCGGCGCGCCGTCCGGGTATTGCGCGCCGCAGCCGCCGCGCTTCTTGAAGCAGACCCAGCCGCCGCCGTACTCGGCCTTGCCCTTGATGATGGCCGCCTGACCGCACGAGGGGCAGACGCGCTGGGCCTGCCGGTAGCGGTATTTCGACTCGCGCGAGTTGCAGGAGCCGTCGGCCTCGGCGATGAGCAGGTCGCCGCGAAGGAGCCGGCAGCGGTAGAGGTAGTAGAAGAAAGGCTCGCCGCCGTGCTCGGCGCCAGACCAGTCCTCGACGCGCTCGATGATCTCGAACTGCTTGGTGAGGCCGAAGATGGTGCAGAGTTTCTCGGCCCCAGGCTTGAGGAGAGTCGGCTTGTTTCCGGCGCCGGGTATCACGCCGAAATCCACGTCCTTCTGCAAGACCTTCTGCACGTACTCGACGAGCATCTGCCGTCGCTCGACCGCCTGTTCGACTGAAAGTGCCGGCATGAAGGTTTGGAGCCGCGCGCCTTCGCCCGGTTCGTACCTTTCGAGCGCCGTCGAATGATTTGATTCTGTTGAACTCATGACTTTTCCTTCTCCTTAGTGAGTGCTTCACGGAACGCCGCCCAGGCCTTACGGGCCCGCGCCCGGTGACGCTTGTAACTGTCGAGCCGGCCCATGCGCATGGCGAGGCCGGCTTCGACCTCGGATTTTTGCGCGCGCCCGAGGGCTTCGGCGGCACGAGGCGGGAGAGGCGCCGTCGCGGGTTGCGTGAGCCGCGGCGCGCGGACGAGATCGTCCGCGACGGGCGACGCCTCCAGCGCCTCCTCAGCCGACGAGAGCTTCGGCGCGATGCTCAATATCGAATCCATCCGCTGCTTCACCCTCCGTCGAGTGGTGTGTGGCGGCGCCGAAATGTCGGTTGAGGACTGCCGCGAAATTGAGCGCGTCGAAGAGCCCGCGGCCCGTCGTCGCGATCACCTCGCCCGACGCCGAATCGAGGACGTCCCAGCGGTCGCACTCGTAAGGCCGCGCGCCGGGGTTGACGTGATACCTCACTCGCCACCCCCTTCTTCCGCCGACCCGGCCCTGAGCCTCGCGTACTGCGGGCAGAAGGCGGCGACGCGGCAGTAGGACTCGCAGCGCACCGACGCGCCGGGGCGACGCTCGACGTAGAGGTTGGGCGAGCTGGCCGCGCCGCGCGCCTCGGCGTAGTCGTCGAAGAGCTTGACGGCGCGCTTCTGCCCGCGCTTCCGGAGCGCGTACTTCGTCGGGCGCTCCCAGCGCTCATCCGGCGTGCACTCGACAGCCGCGCCTCCCTGCGCCGCGGCGTGGAGTCGCAGGCGCTCTTCGAGGAAGGCGAGCGCGCGGTCGTCCGTCCAGAGCGGCACCTCGAAGATTTGCACCTGCGATTGTGGGTAGCCCTGGTCGTGGGCCCTCCCCTTAGACCAGTCGCGGTAGATGGCGACGATCTGGAGGCGCGACACGCGCGAGCCCGAAAGGCGTAGCAGGTAGGCGTAGAGGTTGAGCTGGCTGACCCAGTCGGCGCGTAGGCCGTCGAGCGTCGTCCACACCGACACGAACTTGTAGTCGGAGAGCACGCCGCCCTCGTGGTAGAGGTCGAACGTCCCCGTCACGGTGAATCCCGCAACGGTCGTCGTCAGAGTCCGCTCCGCCAAGTGACGCTCTACGCCGGCGTGCGACTCGAGGAGCTGGTGCATGAGCGTGCCCATCGTGGCCCAGATGCGCTCGGACGCGTCCTCGACGATCTCGTCCCAGTGGCGGAGCGAGAGCTGCCTTATCTGCGGCGGGCCGATCAACTCGGTCACGGAGACGCGGTCGGGCGACGGCTCGCGCACGCGGCTCACAGCCGCGACGAGCGGTTCGGGGAGGTTATCCGTGTTGGTGATCTTCACGGCTATACCTCCCTGTCGGGCGCGGCGCTGTTGAGCGCGGCGAGTATCAGCTTGGAGATGGCGCGGAGCTTGTCGTCGGAGACGCGGGCGAGGTAAGGGCGCGACCGGTTATCGATGTCGAAGGATTCGCCGTCGCGGCCCGTGAAGCGCACGCACAGGCCGCCGGTGACGTTCACCCCTTCGATCACCCAATAGGGGCGCGGCGCGCGAGCGGCGCGGTCCCGCTCGGCGACCTCTTCGAGGCGCTCGCGGTCGCAGCGGTGGCGCGCGAGCGGCGGAACTTCGATCTCGCGCAGGACGTCTTGAAGCCTCGCCACCGGCCTCGTCGGCTCGTGCCAGCGGCACTCACGGCAATACTCGATGCCGACGAGTTGGTGCAGGTGTGAGGCGAGCGCGCGTGGCGACTCGTCGTAGGTGAAGGTGAGCGTGGTCTCTGAGTCCCAGCGGAGTTCGGCGACGAACCTTCTTTCGCCCCAAACGTCGGCCTCGCTGATTTCGTATTCGGCGTCGTCGCCGAAGACCTGGAGCATGAGCCGGTCGAGGAGTGAACGGTTACGGTCGAGGAGCGCGAGACGCTCCCTCTCTTCGCGCGCGGACGTACGAAGCGCCTCGACCTCGCTCGTCATCTCGGCGCGCTCGCGCAGGGAGAGGCGCGTGACCTTGCGCCCTATCGAGGGCACCGACTCCACGCGACCGACGACCTCGACTTCGGCGAACTGGGAGTCGCGGGCGCCGCCGCAATAGACGTCGGCGATGACGTCCCGCCCGAGCACCTCGAGGCTCGCGCGGATGAAGGCGTCAGCCGCGCTCACGGCGCCGATGATTAGATCCACCGGCGCTTGTTCCCGGTTCGTGTGGCGGGCTAAGACGAGCCAGCCCTCAGAGGGCGGCGCGGTCGAAGGCGGTTGTGACTGATCTGAGCGGATTAAGGTAGAATGGGTTGACACGGTGATGTCCTTTCTTAAGTGGCGGGCGCGCCCCTCCCGTTTGGCGACTGGGGGGCGCGCCCGCTCTTTCATTGGGTGGCGCGGCGTGCCGCGCTCTCCGGGTTGTGCTCGCGCGCGTACCGGACGAGCGACTCGATGTGCGCCTCGACCTCCTCGAGGACGAGGCTGATCCTCTGGCGGCGGCCCGACCCCTGACGGACTTTCGTCAGGTGCGCGGTGCCGGCACACCCCTTCCGCACGGTGCTCTCGTCGAGGTTGAGCATCTCGGCGGCCTGCTTGAGCCTGATGAGCGTCACCTTCTGGCGCTCGCCCCTCCTGATGAGACTCATGACACTCCTCCCTGTTCGGCCACGTTCGCCGGACTCACGCCGCGGCCCGCGAGCCGGCGCGCGAGGCCGGAGACGCCTCGCGCGCCGCCTCGGCTGTCAGCATCCAGACGAGCTTCCGCTTCTCGACGATCTCCTCCACGCCGAGGCGGATGATCTCGTCGCGCGGGGCCGAGCGCGCCGCCGCCGCCGCGAAGCGGTAGTGTTGGTACTCGCAGCGGTCGAGCTGCTCGCCCAGCGAAGTGGCGCGCAGCCCCTCGGCGTCGCGCACGGCGGAGACCCGCGCGCAGAAGTCCTCGAAGAGGAATTCCGCGCCGGCCCGGTGCGCTATCCACAGCGCCCTCCACCAGCGCCAGAAGAGGCCGTACCAGTCGTGCCTCGCAGCGCCGGGCTTGAACTGGTACTGGACGAGGCGCTCCGAGCACTGTTTCATGCCCAGCCGCTTGAGGGCGCGCGCGACGGCCAGAGTGTTTCCGTCGACGGCGGCGCGATTCGCCTCCGGTGTATCCATCGAAGTCCACAGCCCTTTCTCTCCCGCCCAGAGTCCTCGAAGTGGTGTTCGCCGAAAAAGCGACCCCGAACTGTACTAGCGCGCCCTTCTCGCGCATCATTCGCGCCGTGACGACGGCGCGACCTTCAAATCCGAAAAGGCCCCACGTACTCGGCGAGCTTCCCCGCGACGAGCCGGAACTCGCTCCGGTATCTGCACCGCTGCCTGACGGAGCCGGAGGCGCCGGCCTGCCGCTCGCGGGCCAGGTAGAGCGAGAGCGCGGCGGTCGTGTGGTAGCAGACGCGGCCCCGCAGCTCCGAGGGGCACGCCTCGCCCGTCCCCTCGAAGAAGCACTGGCCGTAGAGTCCGTCCCCGCGCCGCTCGATCTCTACCGTGTGCTCGTGCCCGCGGTCGCAGCCGACGGCGAAGAAAGCCCTCGCGCCTTCGGCCCGCGCGAGGCGGACGTGACATTTGCGCGTAAGATTCCTCGCCACGGCCCTGGCCGTGTTCGTCCCTGTGAGTTTGCGCATGACTTTTCCTTAAGAGACCGTGGCCGCCTGCCCCGCGGCTTCGGGCTTGGGCTTGAGTGTGACGACGACCACGAGGCCGAGTTCCCCGGCGGCCTTGTCTATGGTGTCTATCGTCACGCTGCGCTCGCTGTTCTCGAGCCGGGTGATCGTCGCGGTGGCGAGGTCGGCCTTGCGGCCCAGTTTGGCCTTCGAGAGCTGCTGCCGCTTCCTCGCCCGCTTGATCGCTTCGCCGAATGACATTCAGCACACCTCCTTATGCGGGATGCACATTACATTATGCAGGCGTCATATGTCAACACATTTATTGTGCAACTTAAATAACACGTTATGCAGACAATATGTTATTCATTACGGCGTGGGTACTGGACGCGAAGCGCTCGCCGATTACGTCCGCCGCTCGATGGGCGGCGAGAGGAGCTGGAGCACGCACGAGGTCGCGCGGCGCGCGAAAGCGAAAGGCTTTACCCTTTCGAACGGCACCGTACAAAACATCCTCAAGCGCAAAATAAAGAACGTGCAGGAGGAGACGTTGCGCGGTCTGGCCGCCGCCTTCGGCGACCCGCCGGAGATCGTCTTCCAAATTTACCTGCGCGGGGACGGGCAGAACGGCGACGGGGATCAGGGACGCCGGGAGAAGGAGAAGCGGGCCCAAACCTTCCTGCGCGCTCTCCCCGACGACAAGCTCGACGACGTGCTCCTCTTCGTGGAGACGCTGGCCCGCCAGTACCCGGCCAGGGGCGCGAAGGCCGCGGCGGCTCCCCGCCCGGCTAAGGCGGCGCGAGATTCAAAAAAAGCTGAGGGCCGCAGAAAACGGCGGGCTTAAAAAAATTTTTCCTATCGCTGCTATCTTTTTTGCATATGCCCCAAAGCCTCTCAGGACACACTTTGACCGAGGTCGCCGCTGTCGCGCGGCGGCCCCTCTTGGAAGGCGACACCTTTTCGTCGTCTTAAGCGGCCCTCAGCGTGAGGGCAACTTCGACTACCTCGACCACGACCTCTTCGACTACCGCCGCGGCGGTTTGGGAGGTCGTAGCCGCGGACGTGTCGGTCGCCGCGCTCTGAGTCGTCGCGGAAGAGGGCGGAGGCGGTGCCGCGGGCGTGCCCATATTGCCATCGTCGGCGACGGCGGCGATCGAAAGAAGCAGCACGAAAAGCGTGGCGAAGAGAGAGCAACGGATATTCTTCTTCATGCGTGACCTCGGAGGGATGAAGTTGTGCTGGCGGGGCGCCCTGGCGCCCGCCCTAACGTCCTGAGCGCATGAAGAATAGCACCGATTCAAGTTTTCTTGTAAGTCCGAACCGAAGTCTTACACCGAAGAGGTTTCTCACATGGATTCAAAAAGAGCGCGCTTCCCCCATCTGGTAGAGGTTTTTTCTGACCGCGCCACGGACGTGATCGAACTCTGCCGCCGCGCCAAGACACTCGAGGAGGTGGGCGATTACGAGGGGGCGCGAGACCTCCTCTCGCCCTTGTGGCGCGGCGCGGGCCACGAGCCGCGCCGCGAAGGACTAAGCATTCTTGAGGAGGCGGAGCTACTCATGCGCGCCGGCTCACTCACCGGCTGGATCGGGAGCGCGCGTCAGTTGTCCGGCTCGCAGGGGCGCGCCAAAGACCTTCTCTCCGAGGCGGCGCGCCTCTTCAGAGAGGTGGGCGAGCGCGACAAAGAACTTGAATCCATGCTCGAGCTGGCGACGTGCTACTGGCGTGAGGGCGCTTTCGACGAAGGCCGCATCCTCGTCGCCGAGGTCATAGCGGGGTGCGGCGAGCGCGACGACCTGCGCGCGCTCGCCGTCCTCCGGTCCGGACTCATCGAAATTTCCGCCGGGAGACTCCACGCGGCACTTCACATTCTCGCCTCGGCTAAAGAACTCTTCGACCGCGTCGGCGACCCGTCCCTCTCGGGGCGCTACCATAATCAACTTGCGACGGCGCTCAAGGACCTCGGCGCTTCGGAACGCAAGCCAGAATACACAGACCGCGCCCTGATCGAATTCGCCGCGGCCTCGTACTTCTTCGAGATATCGGGCCACGAGCGCTACCGCGCGCGCGTCGAGAACAATATCGGATTCCTTCACGCGATGGCCGGCAGGATATCGGAGGCGCACAAACACCTGGACCGCGCGCGCGCCCTTTTCTCTTCTCTCAAAGACAAGGGCAGCATCGCGCAAGTGGACGAGACGCGCGCGCGGGCTCTTATCGATGAAGGCCGCTACGGCGAGGCCGAGAGGGTCGCTCGTGAAGCCGCCACCTCCCTCGAGGACGGAGACGAGCGCGCGCTACTCGCCGAGGCGCTCACCACGCGCGGGCGTGCCCTCGCACGCCTCGGTCGTTATGACGAGGCGCTGAAGACGCTGAAGCGGGCGGGCGTGATCTCGTCACTCGCCGGCGACAACGAAGGGGCCGCATCGGCCTCGCTGACCGTCTGCGAAGAGTTGCACGGGCACGTCCCGCGCCGCGAGCTGCTCGTCGCCTACACGGAGGCGGACGCGCGCGCCGGCGACTGCCCTTCGGCCACGACTCTCTCGAGGCTCCGGGCCGCCGCGCGCCTCCTCTTCGGCCTCGACGGGGGATCACGCCGGCTGACGACACCCGTCCTCGTCAACGCGTCGCCCGCCGTCCTCGAACTCCTGAGCCTCGCCCGCCTCGTCGCGCCTTCCGTCTCGCCCGTCCTCATCACCGGCGAGCCGGGCACGGGGCGGCGCTCGCTCGCCGAGCTGATACACGAGTGGGGCGGGCGCCCCGGCGCGTTCGTCGCGCTCGACTGCTCAAACCTCCCCACGGATTGGCACCAGTCCCGCGACGCCGCGTCGGGGACTCTCTACCTCGACGGGGCCGGGCTCCTCGGACTCGAGGAGCAGAAGCGGCTGCTCGGCCTCGTCGACCTCACGCGCGTCTCCTCGCCGCCCTTCCGCGTCATCCTCTCCAGCGACCGCGACCTGTCGGAGTCGGTCGCCAACGGCGACTTCTGCGCCTCGCTCTATTACCGCCTGAGCGGCGTCTCGCTCGAAGTGCCGCCTTTGCGCGAGCGCCCGGAGGACGTCGAGACGCTCCTGCGCCTGTTCGTCGCGGAGGCCGCGCGCGAGTTCGGCGCGGAGGCCGAGCTGACGCCCGAGGCCGTCGAGGCCGTCAGGCGGCTGCCGCTCTTCGGCAACGTGCCGGAGCTGCGCGCGCTCGCCGAGCGCCTCGCGCTCGCTCGGCCCGGGCGCGAGGTCCGCGCGGCGGACGTGGCGCGCGCCGCGGCGCAAGTTCGTGTGAAGCCGCAATCGCCCTCGCCCGCCTGGCACCCGTGCGACCTCCAGGCCGAGATGCTCCGCCTCGAGAGGTATCACATCGAGAACGCGCTCCGTGCCGCCGGCGGGCGCGTCTCGCACGCCGCGCCGCTCCTCGGACTCCGGCACATCGAGACGCTGGCGGCGAAGATCCGCGCGCGACACCCCGACCTGATGAGCGCTCGGCTCCCGGTCCACCCGCGCCGGAGTTCGCGCCGGCGCAAGCGCTTCAAGGTCGTCGCGGGGAAGAAGGATTGAGCGGAGAAATTTTATGAGGGACTTCAGGGCGCGCGCCGCGGCGGCGCCGCATCACCTTCGCGTCATGGCTGGCGCGGCTGTCGTCGTCGCCGCGCTCCTTCTACAACCGGCGGCGGCGCAGGAGGCCGGGCCCCGTGACCTCCCCGGCTGGCAGAACACGCGCTGGGGCATGACGGAGAAGGATCTCGCCGAAGTGCCGGGCCTTCGCCTCGAAAAACTACCGGAGCAAAACCACCTCCTCAAGCAGGGAAGCGACGAGCGGTACGCCTACGCAGATTACTACATCCCGGACTTCGAGCTCGTGGGCGGCAGGTTCGAGGTCGAGTTCTTCATGGACGTGAAGACCAACGGCCTGAGGAGCGTCTATTTCTCGCCCGTCGATTCGCACATAAGAACGCTGCTCGCCAACGCCTACTTCGAGGGCCTCGACCAGGCGCTCACGCAAAAGTACGGGCAGCCGAATTTCAGGAACGACTCTACTGATAGGGGCGTCAAGACTCGTTCGCGGCAGTGGTCGTTCCCTTCGACTGTCATCGAGCTGAAGCTGACGGGATACAGCTCCGTAGGGATGTCTTCCCTTCACCTCGAATACAAGCCTTCCGGCAAGACGGACGCCGACAAACTGTAAAGGAACCCCTGCCGACAGGGGACTGAACCGGAGTCTCTTTCATGGCGATCAAACGGTTCTACTCGAAGCGGGAGAAGAAGCACTGGAAGTACGACGCCAAGAAACATCAATACTGGTCGTGGGGATATGACATCTACCTCGCCGACGGCAGGCGCAAGCGCGAGCACGGCTTCATGACGGAGTCGGACGCCGTCGCCGCCGTCGGCAAGATCCGCAAGGACGAGAAGGATCGCGCCTACGGCTACGTCTCGGTCTCAGACGTCCCCCTCGTCACCGACCTGGTCGAGCGGCGTAAGGAGTCGATCACCGACCCGCGCGAGAAGTCGCGCTCGACCAGAATCCTCGGCGACCTGCTCTCGGTGCTCGACCCGTCTTTGAAGGTGACCGAGTTGAAGACCGCGCACGTCGAGCTCTTCGTCAAGAAGCGGCTCGCCGACGGCCTCAAGCCGCAGAGCGTCGACCGCGAACTCAACAGCGTCGCCGCCTGCCTCAACAGCGTGAAGAGGCTTTACCCGCAGCTCGACCAGTGGGTCCACCCCGAGATTCCGCGCCCCAAGGCCCCGAAGGGGAGGCGCGAGCGGCTGATCACCGGCGAGGAGAAGAAGACGCTGCACGCGTACCTCCTCGCACCGCGCCGCTTCGACGAGAGGAGCCGTAACGTGGCGGAGGCGCGCCGCAGGGTCGGCCTCAAGCTCCAGTTCGCCCTGCTTTCCGGGATGCGGCACGGCGAGATGAACAAGCTGAAGAAGGAGCACATAGATTGGGACGGCATGAGGCTGAAGGTGCTCGGCACCAAGACGCAGTACGTCGCGAACCCGACCCGCTACGTCAGGGTCACGAAGACGATGGCCGCCATCCTGCGCGAGTTCATCGCGTCGGGCGAGACGGACTTCGTCTTCACGCGCTCCGGCCACGAGTCGCCCAAGTTCTACGAGATCCTCAGGAGGGCGTGCGAGGACTGCAGCATCCCTTACGGACGTGAGGTGGCCGACGGGTTAACCTTCCACGACGCGCGCCACACGGCGACGACGCGCATGCTCCAGGCCGGCCTCGACCTGGCGACCATCCAGTCCGTCACCGGCCACTCGGACAAGTCGATGGTTCTCTATTACAGCCACGCGACGCCGGAGACGAGCGCCCGCGCCTCCGACGTGCTCGAGGCCTACGCCGGCGACGAGTCGCTCGCCGAGCAGGCCGAGAAGTCGGAGCTGACGGGCGAGCAGTTGGAACAACTGATGACCATGTACGAGGGGAAGAAGATCGACCGCGCGCGTCTTTACCGCGTGCTCCAGGGCGCGGAGCCTTTCCCTTCCGATCTACTCGAGGAGGAGCCGGTCGAATGAAATCTCCTCGCCCGCGCCCGACGGAATTTTGTCCGTCCTGTGTCTTCGGTAAACCTATCCTTCCTCCCTCTCTCTCATATCCGGTTTATTCAGGAAACCTAACGCTCGCCAATCGGCTATGCGTCTGCATAACAAGTTATGCAGAGTGGTTTAGCTCGCTGTGCAAAATTACTTCTCCTTCCCGCCCCCGGTATGAACCCGGTTTCGTATATTGCGCGGATAAAAAACTTGCACGATTGGGGTGGGCTATTTTGTCCACGTCAAGGCTCCGCTCACGAAAAGAGGCGGCCCCATTGGGGCCGC